TACCGTTCCGCCTTTGTCTGGCACCAAATTGATGACGATGCTAAGGCTGACGAGTTACGAGATTGGGGAGTCAAACGTATCGCTGAACTCGACTCCGCCCTCGCCCAGCGGGACGGAGGGAAGCCATGATCCGCGTGCATTGCGACTGGCCGGGGTGCGGGGAGGGACGATGAGCCGAAGTAATTATACAGATGATTGTTCTGGATGGGATTTAATACGATGGCGCGGGGCCGTCTTAAGTGCAAGTAGGGGTAAGCGTGGACAGAAGTTCTTCATTGATTTACTCGCGGCGCTGGACGCATTGCCGGAAAAGCGGCTAATAGCCGAAGAATTGGAACAAGATGGAGAAGTCTGTGCGATAGGAAGTCTTGGGTTACAGCGCGGAATCGACATGAAGAATCTTGATCCTGAAGACCCTGAACAGGTGGCTAAGACTTTCGATATTGCGACGTGCTTAGCGCAAGAGGTCGTCTACGAAAACGACGACGGATATTACCGGGAAACCCCTGAGCAGCGATTCATTCGGATGCACAAATGGGTCGAGGCGCAAATAGCCCCCGCGCACGCCCAGGCGCTCGGGCTGAGGGAGCCATGAACACTGTTCGAGAAATTAGGCAAGACAGTCTGGAACATTTGGTACGGGTCATTGAGCGCATCGTCGTTATAGAGGCCCCTATCCTCATCGGGCGGCTGCGCTCTGCAAATTGGAATATTTACTTTATGCCATCGGAGCGAGAGCGGCTACTTGACGTGCTCGGGCTGAGGGACGGAGCGAAAGGAGATTGCCATGCCAAGTGATTTTGGACTCGTATTCGGCAAGGATCTGGACCGCGCCGAAGCACAGCTTCGATTCGAACGATTGGCGGTGGAATTGGCGCACTATCAATGTAAATGGCACAGCGCAAAATCTGAAGAGGCCCGCGAACTCCTGGAGCTGTCCCACCAGTACGGATTCGGGAAGGAGTGACCAATGAAGACTGCGATCTATATCGAAGATGGCCGTACTCAGTTTGTGTTGACGCCGGAAAACAAGCTGGACGAAAAGGTGTTGAGTGAACTCCAAAGCATGAACCTCAAGACCTATCGAGGGGAGTTCTATGGATGCTCAGGTGGATGGACTCGCATGGCGGGGAGGGAAGGTTTTTTACAGGCTACGGAACATGAGCGGAGTCTCATCTTTGTGATCGACCGAGAATCGGAGAAGGAGCCAACATGACATTGGGCAAGAATCTCCTGTGGGGCTTGGCTGGGATGTTGGCTTTTGCCATTTGGCGTGCGTGGCTGTGGTATCGTCGTGTGCAGGATGACCTGCTGCTGGCTTCATGGCGGGCACCGAAGATGGAAGCTCCTGATGGCATTTGTATTGGTTGTGGCGGGGTCCTGGAGATCGTAGCGTCCAATCCTGATGTGTTGCGGTGCCCCGGATGTGGTGCGGTGTGTTTCGGGTAGGCGAAGAAAACCGCGAAAAACCATTGACAAACCCGTGACCAAGAACTGAACTCTCATTACATTTTAGACTTGTCGAGCTATAGAGAGGAGCGATTCAAATGAGCATTCTGGATTCCTTATTTCGGCCTAAGCGCCAACCGGACCCGCAACAGTTTGTTTCCCCCCAGCTCCGCCAGGTTGTTTGTGGCGTAGCTCCATCCTCAAACCTTTTCATACAGCAGCTAGAAGCTTCGATTCGGCAGCTTCGTTTTCTGTTGAGCCAAGCCCCGATGCTCACTGCGCCAAAGACCTTGCAAGAGGCGATGGTATCACAAGCGCCCTTTGCTTATATTCACCCCAAGACATTCGCTGGTTTGAGTCCGGGGAAGTGGATGGGGGCTCTGGATACCTACTGGGGTTCTGTTCCAGGATCGCCCAGCCGCTGGATCATAACTTCGTTGATGCCGGAAGACCGGGTGATTTATTCTCCCAACGCTTTGCCGGGCATGGACAAAATACTAGGGACGGCCAAATGAAAATTCACACGTACGGCACGGTGACATTGCGTCAGGATCAAGGTCCGCTGATCGAGGGCTGGCAAGTCGAACGCGAGCCCAGTGATCCGGAAGACGCTACCAACGAAGAGCTGTTGTTGGGATTCGCCATCCATTGGGCCAGGGAGCGGTTCACCGCCGCTGTGAACCATGCATCCATGGATGTGTTCCGAGCGATAGCGAATCGAAACGCCGCGAAAAAGCCTGAGACTCTAAATTGAAATATATCGTTCGATTGAATCCGCGCGCCTTCAATCCGGTTACGCGGAAGGTGATCGAGTCCCGACTCTGGGAAATCGAACAGTGCGCGGACAAGGATAGCGAGAAAGTGATCTGGCATTGCGCGGATGTGAGGATTGACGCGAAGCCGATCCGCGAATTCTATGCGCTTCCCAAACCGGGCGAGACGGCGTGGCAGCAAGAGTTTTTTGGAATCTGCGTCCGAGGGCAGGATAATGCGATTGAGATTCACACGGGGCGGCACGATGTTTCGGGGCATTGATTGGAAGCGGGTGGCATGTGAAGCGGCAGAAGGCGGAGTTGCATCGACGTTCTTCAACCTGTTCCAAGGGCGTTGCACCTTTGCCGCGATTTGTTTTTCTATCGCCGGTGTCTACGGCTGGTTGCATGGGAAGGACCTGACCTCCTTTGCTTTGTTCGTCACCTCCGTGCAAGGTTTACTGGTGCTGCATTCGTGGAAAGAGGATGTGGCGGAACAACATCAAATTGTGAAGCAGCAGTCGCAGAACCCTCCGGCGGCCCAACCTCCAGAGGAATCCTAAAGAGGTACCATGAGAAACGCATTCATAGTATTTATTCTAGCTCTGTTATCGGTTTTTGCAATCCCCGCGCACAGTCAACAAAAAGGCGAAGAGCCGACGACGAGCAGCGCGGTGGAAGGACAAACATCGGTCGAGGTTCCGGCGGCGGAAGTGGCGGAACAAACGAAGCCGTTTTTGGGAACGTGGGACGCCGTGTCCTGCCAATCCAACCCGATCAGTATCCGGTTCTCCATCGCCCCTGGTGACGAGGATGATCCGCGCCCCCAGTTCACTCTGCTGCAAATTTTCGAGCCGAACTCCGAACCGGCCCTGATGGAACTCAGCGCGACATGGCGCACGCACGACTTCACGGAAATCCAGAACGTCGTGGGTCAGGACGGCAAAACCAGGACAGTGATCTATCTTGAGGTGACGAACGGAAGCATCATGCTGACGTTGGTTCCGGCGATCAAGAACACCCTATTCGGCACCGCGCTACTGGCCAGCCAACCGAATGCGCAGCTGGTTGTCGTCGTGGGGAAGTCCACAGGTAAACTCGCGGATTTCTACGCCAAGACTGTGGGCGTCTGCACCGACGAGCCAGCCTTCGACCGATTCTTTGGTCTGCCCGTGGACCCGGCGAAAGACGAACACGTTGCATCGAAGTAAGGACACCAGATGAAACTCCTGGATAAAAACCAGAGCTGGACGCCACCCGAAGGTTACACCGTTAGCGCGGTCGTAGCGGTGGGATCATATCTTCGGGTGGAGTTCAGAAAACCTCTGCATCGAGCAGGGTATAGAGACGCCCGCAGAGAAGTGAACGTGTTCTTGAACGATCAAGGCCGTGAAGTGGCGCGCACGGAAGAGAATTACGGCATAAAGGTACCAAAGCTGCCAAACGTACCGGTCGTTGTTGTTGGTTCGCGGTGGCCCAGATTCTGCACCGGATGGTATCTTATCCTGTCCGGACTTGAGGAGATAATTCGATGTCTAAAGAGGTAATCAGCCAGCGCATGAAGCAGACCTGTGAAGGTTGTGGTAAGATCGTCGAGTGGGAGTTGGTCGGAGCCGATCAAAATCTGCAGACGCTGACCGAAATGCAACAGTGGTTTCAGGTGGGTCGCAAAGCGGTTATCGGTGGTCAGATGGTTCAACTCACTGCCGATGCGTGCTCTCCGACGTGCGCTTCGGTGGCGGCTGTGAAGCTGTCGAACCCGCCCGAATCTGAAGAGCAGCCCGATCAGATCGATCTGCAATCGTTGCGCGCCGCCAACTTGGCGAACTAATCTCGGAGCCTGGAGACCATGAGCAAAAATACCACGTACGGGAAAGACGCCCGCACTGCACTGCTGAAAGGTGTGGATTTTTTAGTGGACGCGGTGGCATTAACGGAAGGTCCTCGCGGACGCAATTGCATCCTGGGGCAGCGAGCTTTGGGCCAAACTCCGAAGTGTACGCGCGACGGAGTGACGGTGGCGAACTACGTGAACCCATCGGACCCAACGCAGCAACTCGGGGCCGATCTCATCCGAGAGGCGTGCCAGAAGACTGACAACAACGTGGGCGACGGCACCACCTGCACTGCTGTTCTCTCTCGCGCCATGATTCATGCCGGGTTTGATTTGATCGAGAAAGGTGCGAACCCCATGGCCATGGAGCGCGGCATCCGCAAGGCCGTGGATATTGTGACCAAGTGTTTGCAAGCCCAGTCTGTCAAAGTCTCCGAAAAGAAAATTTTCCAAGTGGCGACTGTCTCCGCTCACGGAGATGAGGAGATCGGCAAACTGGTTGCAGAAGCGGTGAATGCTGCGGGCAAAGATGGAATCGTGACGGCAGAGCCTTCGTCCACATCAGCCACCTATGTTGAGTCGGTCGCCGGTATCGAGCTGCCGAAGTCCAGCTTGATCTCGCCCGTCTTTATGACGCATCCTGAATCCATGGTGGCGGAATTGCACGACTGCCGCATTCTTTTGTGGGAGGGTGTGATCGCTACCGCGAAGTCCATTATCCCGCTACTCAAACAGGTGCATGAATTGCAAGGGCAACCGCTGCTGATCGTGGCGGGCGGATACGAAGCTGAAGTGCTGGCATGTATCATCAAAAACAAAACGAGTCTGGCTCTGCCGTTGAACGCTGTGCGCATGGAAGCTTATGGTGAACGCCGCAAGGAAGTGATGCGCGACATCGCGGCGCTGATCGGCGGCAAGGCCTACACCGAAGATATGGGGTTGAAGATCGACAGCGTCAAGATCGATCAGTTGGGGAAGGCGCGCAAGGTCATTACGTCAATGTCCAAAACCCAGATCATTGGCGGGAATGGCAATCAAGAGGAACTGGCCGGGCGAGTGAGCTTTATTCGCACCGCCATGGATGCAGCGGCCCCCGTAGAGAAAAGCATCTTCAAAGCTCGTCTCTCCGCACTCTTGGGTGGCATCACGATTCTCAAGGTGGGCGGCGTGACGGTCACGGAGATGGAAGAGAAGAAAGATCGCGTTGTCGATGCCCTATCGGCAGCCAAGGCGGCTGTGGAGTCGGGCGTCGTTGCTGGTGGCGGCACAGCTCTGTTGCGCGCGTCGGCAGCTATCCACACGCTGCGGCTCCCGGCAGCAGAGCGTGAGGGATTGGCAGTGGTCTATACCGCCTGTCAGGCCGTGGTCAAACAGATCGCCCAAAACGCCGGGCTCAATGGCGAGATGATCGTCTCTCAGTTGATGGCATCTCCGGACCTGGGGTATAACGCTCTCACGGATGAGTTCGAAAACCTTGTGGACTCGGGCATCATCGATCCGGTAGCGGTGGTGGAAGAATCTTTGCGCAATGCTTCGGCAGTAGCCTGCAGCATCCTTACCATGGGCTGCACGGTGTCCGAAATTCTCCAGGAGGCACCAGCCAATGTCTAAGACCGTGCTGCAACCAGCAAGCGACCACATCTTGGCGGTCGATAATCCGCGAGAGACCACTATCGATGGAATTTCCCTGCCCGACAACGTGCGCCAGCAGGAGATGGTGTTTGGTACGGTGGTGTTCATAGGACCTGATGTGGATTCAACCAGCGTCCGAGACCGGATTTGTTACGGGCCGTACGCTGGGAAGACCGTGGTGATTGACGGGATCGAATTTCGGTTGTTGAAGGAAGAACAGATCGAAGGATACATTCGAGAGACAGAATAATGACTGAGAATCTACGCATGCCGCTGGAGGAGTTACAAAACACTCCGGAGTACCAGAAGCTTACCCAGAAACAACGCCTGTTTGTCGCTACCTACTGCGAGGGCGGGCGAGTCTCTGGGACGTACGACCCCGTGTGGGCAACAAATACAGCGTATGCGTGCAAGAACCTAGAAGTGGCTCGCATCATGTCGTACGCGCTCATGGCCAACATTCGAATCATCGCGGTGCTCAACCGCCACTTCAATACCGCGCCGATTGAAGAATTTCTCTTGCAACTGGACCGCGCCATCCGCAATAAGAAACTCACCGTAGCTCAGATTCAGGCCCTGCGCCTGAAGTGCGAGATTTTGGGATTCGCGAACCGGCTTCCCGACGTGAATCATGTTGGAGTCATTCCTCCGGATGTGGTAGAGGCCGAGCGCGCCGCGCGCCGCGCCAAGCGCAAAAAGGTTGAGAAACCCGCCCAACCCGCTCCCAAGTCTCAATACGACGAATATTAAGACTTCGTTTTCCATTGTATGGACTCCCTAATGATCCCCGGTACGGGGGCACTCGGGCAACCTCGCCTGGGCTCTATCTATGATGAGACTGGCACGCCTGCCTCTGGGTATGCCGAAGGAGGACCATATCACTGCGAAGATTGCGTTCACAAGCCTGCAATGGATGTCCCTTTCTGCATTCATCCTCGCGTTGTTGGTGATCCTGAATTGCAAGATCGGCTTGTCTCGATTGATGGGCGGCCTGCGGTCAAGATTTGCATGGATCGTGGTTGCTGTCGCTTTGTGCGCCAGCCAGCTAAGACTGAAGATACGCCAAAGGAAGTTCGCCATGGCGAAGATGAGTAAAGACGCCGCGTTCCACGAAGTATTCACCGACAAACCAAGCACTGTCGATACCAGCAAGTCGGCCAGTGGACAAAGAAAACAGATGATCGCCATCGCGCTTTCGAAGGCGGGATTGTCTAGGCCTGGTAAGAAAGCCGCAAAATAACTGTCGCGCTAGAATGGAGTTTTTATGATTGTCACAAGTTCACTGATTGTTGGCGAGCGTGGAGCCGGAGCTACCCCTACGCCGGTCACTCCTGGCGGAACCTCTGGCCAGGTGCAGTTCAACAACGCAGGATCGTTCGGCGGCATCACTGGAGCCACCTCCGACGGTACCAATCTGTCCGTCACAACGGCATCCCCGTTGGCCAATTCCCTTGTCGCAGCGTCTACGGCATACGCCGATAGTAACCTGATTGGTCCCGCCCTCGTCAGTTGGCGGGAAGATTTTACGAACGTCGTTGGTATCACGGCATCCACAACCACAGCAGCTTTGTTGTGTGAAACTGTCTGGTCATGTCGATCCATCGTAGCAAGCGGGAACATTCAAGGGAATGGTGGAGCTACGTTCGCTAATCCTGGAGTTCTGCAACTACAAACTGGGGCCACATCGGGCAACGGTAACTCGATATTGAAAGCGTTCGGCGCGTCCTCAAACTTGGGTAATTTAGGCTCGAATGCCGGTTGGCAATTGAATTTCATTTTCAAATTGGCCAGCACATCCACTATTTGCGTTCGAATGGGGCTGACCTCCACCAATGAAAACAACGTGGACCCTCCGACAGATGGGTTCTGGGCCGAGTATGACACCGCGAACGCCAACAGCAACACGAGTTTTACATGGCGTACCTCGGTATCAAGCACTACTGCGTATTCAACTACGAACTCCAAAGTCGCCGACACCAGCTTTCATCATATTCGGATTCGCAGCACCGTGGCCGGTACCATCGGATTCACCATTGATGGGGGAACGGAGTTTACAACCACAACAGATGTTTCAACCATCGGCATGATGGTGTTTTTTCAAGTTATTACCCGCGCGAACTCCGCTGCTGAGCTGGATTTGGATTTCGTCTCCTACGCGGCTGCGACAGGTCGCACCTAACGATTCGGGCTAAAACAAGACTTGCCCTCGCATATGTAGGAGTTCTTATGCCTGACGGTGATGCTGTTGCTAAAGCTTTGAGTTCCGCGAAATCCACGCTTGCGCATGCAAACGCGGCATTTCCCAGTTCGGCAGCTCCAGCCAGACCGGCGGCCCCCGCTCCTGCGCCAGCGAAGACGGCAACGCTAGCTGATGAGCTGAAGGCCAAGCAGGACAACGTGAAGCGATATACCTCCGCGCCCGCGATGCACACGGGCGGCCCAGTACCAGCGGATGGCGTGTATCGGCTCCAAGCTGGCGAACACGTCTTGACCGCTGCAGAAGCGGCGAATGCACGCAAGCATGCAATGATGGCGGCGGGCATGAAATCTCTAGCGAAGCCTGCTAAAAAGATTCGTAGTTAAAGTGAAAGGTGAGAACAATGAAATCGAACAGTGGTCGGGAAAAGGCTCCGTCGCCCAAGTCAGTGATGGTGTTCAAGGGAATCAAGGGCTTGGTTGCATCTGGCGCGGGTACCAAGAAAACAGCTGACACGGCCAAAGTGCGCCCCGAGCAAAATCAAGGCGCGAAGATTCCGCAGCAACCGATGAAGACCACGCCGAAGCTGGTGGTGTCGAAGCCCTCGGGCGTTGTCAAACCGCACGGCACGGTTAACGTGAGTTCCCACATTCGCCCTGAAGGGCCGATCAAGCGCGACTCCGCGCACGTTGCCAAGCCTTAATTTCGATTTTCAAGGAGTACGACGATGGGCGCACCGCGCACCTTAGCTGCAGTTTCCGTAGTGGCTGGAACACCGACGCCGATTTTCACCGGCCCGGTCACTGCCGCGCAAACTTTTTCGATCAAAAACGGCATCGCTACGATTGTGCTGGGTAAGGCGAACTTCCCCACAACCGGGTACAACGGTCCCAACGGGTTTCCCGTTCAGAACGGCACCACTGGGTCATCTTTCGATATTCACGGCGGCATCAATGGCGGCACCGCAGGCAACGCGGGCGCGGCTGGCGGCCAGCAAGTTACGCTGTGGGGATTCACCACTGCTACGTATTTCAACGGCAAAACGATTACCGTGTTGGATTGCGATCCGTCGCGCGGCTCATTCCGATTCTATTTCAACCATGCGGACGTGGGGAGCACTGCTGATACGGGTAACACCGCCCCGATTCCGGTAGAGCGGTATCGCGTCGTTCGCCTAGAGTGCGCACAATCAAATGGCACCGACTTCGTCTATGTCGGCGACTTGAATGTTTCCAGCACCCGATACATTTCGGCACTGTCGTTGACAGGCCAGTTCTCCATTGAAATCGCTTCCGACAACATTCCCGTGGATCGCATCTTCATCGACGGAACCGCCAACGGGGATAAAGTCCAACCCACACTGATCTACTAATTCTCGTCGGGGAGAGCAGCCCCATCCATGTTTGATATTGATGAAGGTCTCTTAGAAAATTATCGCAAGTCGATAGACTTCACCAGCTTCCCTCGGGGTTTCGTGAAGTGGTTCGAACTGGCCGATCCAGCCACCCGTGACAAATGGTATCGCGGGCGATTCCTGTGCCTGAAGTATCATCTCTACCTCAGCGGATACGCGCTCGCCGAAAGAGCTGGCGATCCCAATCTACCAGAAGAGTACGTCCCCATCCTTGGGATGGACTTCCAAGACGACCCCCACACCCAGTTGTTCCGCCAGTACGTGCAGAAGCGACCCGGCGAAGGTTTTGTCCTGTCCGATCTGGACATGGTCACCAAGAAACGCATGATCCTGTGGCCTCGCGGTCTGTTCAAGACCTCATCGATCATCGTGGATATCACCCAAACGATTTTGAACTATCCAAACGTGCGCATATGCTTTTTGACAGGTGCGGACCAACTGGCCAAGCGTCAGCTCGCGCGCGTGAAGCGGGTGTTCGAAAAACCATCCAAACGATTCAAGTGGTTATTTCCCGAGTTCTGTTTGAAGAGTGTTCGCAACAAAAAAATTCAGGATGAGACGGACGCACGGGCATGGTCAGACGAGCCATGCAAGATGGGCAACGCCCATGAGTTCACGGTGCCCTGCCGCACCAACGACACGTTCGCCGAACCTACGTTTGCCATTTCCACCGCCAAGTCTGTGAAGGCCGGATCGCACTTTGACATCATCTTCATCGACGACTTGGTGAACGAGCAAAATTACCGCAGCGTTAAAGCTCTGGAGAAGTGCTTCCAAGACTACATCGACATCTGCCCTTTGCTGGAGCCCACCGGCTTCATTATGATGACCGGAACGCGCTATTCCTTCGGGGATACGTACGAACGCATTCAGGAGCTGGCGCGCGAGGAAGAGCGGTTGATCGGGCGCACGATCTGGAAGTTTTCGATCCGAGACTGCTGGAGCATGGGGTGTTTGAACTGTCCGCACACGGACGTGTACCACAATTTTGATATCAACATCTTGCAACCGCCATGCATGGTGCCGGGTTGCCAGTGTGTCGGGCACAAAGCAAACGGTTCGAAGGGTGTGTTGTTTCCCCAGACCCGCACTTTTGATGGTCGCTCTATCGGGCACACGTTAGAGTTTCTGGAAGGCGAAAAAATTCGTCTGGGTCCGGAGTTCTTTGCTAACCAGTATGAGAACCGCCCAATTGCTACCGGCGCGCAAACGTTCACGGAGACACTGATCGGTGCTCAAACGTTGCACGACATGAGTCAAATCCCGCCATATGCCCAGTCCTTCACGTTTGTGGTGGGCGATCTGGCGTACGTGGGGCAGGAAGGACGAGATTTTTCAGTGTTGTATATCTGCCGGATGTTTCAGGGGCAAATTTTCATCTTCGATTGCGTGTTTGGAAACTGGGACTCCGCAGGTATTGCTGAAAATCTCGTGAACGTGTTGCTCAAACACCGCCCCAACATCATGTTCATCGAAAAATTCAACGGCTGGGAAGCCTACGACACTGTGATTGCGGGCTATGCCGCCACCAAAGGCGTCCTCAAGGTTCCAATTCAGTGGGAAAAAGGCTCGCAAGCTGCTAACGCGAAGCTGATTCGCATCGGTTCGGTCAAAGGACCGCTGGCGAACAAGCGACTCTGGCTCTATGCGGCTATGCCAGGATACCAAAGGCTGGTTCAGCAGCTGGTCAAGTGGCCAAAATTGGGGCGGCACGACGACTTTGCCGACTGCGCGGGCATGGTTGTAGGGGCTCCGACAGGATATCAGCTCGAAAATCCTCCTGTGGTGGCGTCCACAACAAATTGGTTGCGAAAATTCAACGAATCTGGTACAATGGATGATTCGTATGGGGACAACGGCTGCGGTACCGGCATCGTTTGCTAGCTCCCGCCTTCGAAACAAGACTTAATGACCGTATGTAGGACTCTTTATGGCTGAAACCACGGAAAAAGACATCAACTCTACCTCCCATTTCACCGACCAGGGGCAGATGCGCATCCAGGAGCTGCCTGGAGCCGTGCCCTACGGGGAAACTGCGCTTCCTATTCAGGCCACAGAGGTTGCATTCGTGGATCAGGCGCGCTCCGGCCTGTCCATGATGAAGGAAGCCAACCTAAACCGCGAAGAATCCGAGAATTTCATCGCTACCCGTGGGCTAATTGGTCGCTGGAACATGGCTGAGGTCATGTTGCGCGCATGGGTCGATCCTGTCAAATGGAAAGGCAGCGATCAATACCGCTCCCACCTGGGCGTACCCCTCGTGGCCGAGCAATTTTACAGTATTCACAGCGTGGTGAACCAGACGCTGTTCGGCGGCTACCAAGTTTTCAAGCTTGACGCTACGTCTGGCACTGCTTTGGAGTGCGCCGAGGCGCAACAGGCGATTATAAACGTGCAGTTGAAGACCTGCGGCTACAAAGGCGTGTCTGCGAAGTCAGAGATGCGCGAAATCACCTACGACGGCCTGTTTTATGGTTTTGGTGTGGCTCACTACGGCTGGCAGACGATCAAACAGAACATCATCAAGAAAGTTCAGCGCGTTCATTCGCAAACGGTGGTCGTCAACGAAAATATCATCACCATTCCTGGCAAAGAGGATCAGGATATCGACGATGTAGAAGACAAAATCGTTGGTGTGATGGAAGTGAACATGCCGAAGTTGGAGCATGTGCCGATTCGCCGGTTTCGATATGCTCCTGATCTGCGCCGGGGCGATCCGCGCTGCGCCGAATGGTGCGGTCGCATTATTTACGTTACTGGTTACCAGTTGGACGCGCTTCGAAACACCGAAGGGTGGAACATTCCTTCGCGCGAGGACTTGGTTCGGCTGACGACACCGCAAATGCAAAGTCAGTCTGCTACAAACCCGCTGGAGACGCTGGGATCAAACGCCGGAAACCCAATCTTCCAGCAAACCACAACACCACAGAAGGCATATCCGGAAAATTACACCGAACGGGTCGCGCACGATCCGCTGATGCGGAAATTTGAGCTGTTTGACTATTGGACGGACACCCGGCACGCCATTATTCTCGGCAAAGAGTACCCAGTACTGAACGAGACTCACAAATTTCGCCGACCACCGTTTTTGGGCTTCTGTTTCCGGAATGCGCCTGACTCCGCGCACGGCTACGGCATCGCCTACTGGCTCACGGACTTTCAACGTGTCTGCCAGGGCGTCATCAACGCATTTTTGGATGATATGAACCTGAATTTGATGGGAACTTACACCGCGCCCGCCGGAACGAACAACAGTGCCCAGGCGCAATGGATTTTCCCTGGCAAAATCTTCAAGAGCGACCCACAAGGGAAGCTTGAACCTCTCACGCGCAACGCTATTGATGCAAAGGAGCCTTTGGCGGTCATCGCACAGATGAAAGCATGGGCAGCTTCGATCTCGGGCGCGGGGCCGGGTACTTTGGGCTCCAACCCAGGTGCGGCTGGCGATATGCGCACACCTGCTGGGGTAGAAGCACTCTCCGGCGGCGAGTCCGTGAAGTTGCAAGACCTAGTCGATGTGATCTCGGAACAAATCTTCGTTCCGTTCCTGGAATTCTGCATCGAGCAGAACCAAAAACTCAAACCGTCGCAGATCAAGGCGATGTTGTCGCAAGCTCTTGGCAATGCGTATAAAGCTACGCCGCTCGACATGATAAACGGCACCTATCGAGTTGATATCTCGGCGGGCACTCGGCTCGCGGCGCGAAACGCGCTCGAAAAGTCCATCGGTGTGCTCACCACCTTCCTGCAGTCTCCGGGCACCGTGGAAAACTTGGCCGTGCAAGCCATGAAGATCGATTACAACGCTATGTTCGAATCGCTGTTCGATACGTTCGGCAGCCCGTACAAGGAAAAGATTATCGTCCCGATGAACGACTCCGATAAGCAGCGCATGATGGCCAACTCGCAAGCGGCTGCGGCGCAAGGTAAGTTGGGACTTGTCAAGGCCCAGGGTGAAGTCAAGAAAGATATTGACAACAACCAAGCCGAGAACCGCATGCTGATTGAAACCGGCAAGCACTCGTTGAAGCAACAAGGGACTGAGGCGGAACACCAAAACGAGTTGGAGTTGCAACAGAAACAGCAAGCGCAAACTCCGCAAGCACAGGGTCTTGATCGGGCAGAGAAAAGTGCTTTTGCGAACATGGATAAAATAGCTCTCTAAAAACTTTCGGAGGAACGTATGAGCAGCGTACCGAACCCCGTCACAGAGGCTACTACACCCTTTGTGCCGAACACCACTCCCGCTATCGAACGCGCGAATCGGCTTATCAGTCTTCGAACCCATCCGGGATTCCTAGACGTGCTTCGCATATCCCAAGAACTCGTCCAATCTGCGGCAGACCAGTGCGCGGATTATCCAGGCTGGGACCCGCAGCAGATCGTGGTCCTGAAAGTGCGCATGCAATGCGCCAAGGAGCATCACGCTCTTCTCATTGCCCGCATCAACGAGGCTATCTATCAAGGGATCGAGGAGGGCAAAGCTCAGGCTGCCAATCTCCCCTCTCAAACGCCCGAAGAGGCTGTAGATCGCGGGGACTTCGTGCGCCAGAGGATGCTGCAACAGTTCAACGAAATGGATAACCGCCCCGCTGGCAGCTACTAGCTCAGTTGCTGAAATCTTATTACATTTTAGACTTATCCTACCATAGATGTAAGGAGAAAAACCGATGAGCACTGATCCGACAGTATTGAACCCCGTAGTTGTGAATGATGACCTGACCAAAGCGGTCCAGGGAGCTTTGGACCCGGCGGATATCCGGGCGGCTATTCTGGCAGAAGCGGCCAAACAGACTACAGCGGCTACCACCGCTGCGGCTGCACAGACTGCTGCCGAAACACAGGCTGCTGAAGCGGCGGCTGCGGCAGATCGCGCGGCGGTTGCGGCTACTGTGTTCACCTGTACGGAAATCATCGGCGGGCGTGAGTTCATGTTCTCGGAAGCGAGCCAGGCCGAGCTGGATCGGGCTGTGGCTAACGCCTATCGTGTGGCCTATGCTGTTCAGACCCCGACAGAAGAGCGCGTCGAAACTCCAGACCCGGTGGCGGTCGCGGAAGCAGAGCGCAGGGCGGCAGAAGAGCGCGCTTCCAATCTGGCGGATTTGGAGTTGAAGTTCAAGCGCGGCGAAATTTCCACTGCAGACTATATCGAACAGTCCGGAGCCATGGATGAGTTCTTGGCCAAGAAAGGCGTTCCTCTGTCCGCACTGAAAGAGGCCGTCGATCAAACCCAGAACAGTCAGTTTGAAAAATCCTGGGCTCAGGCGACTGAAGAATTTTTGCGGAGCCCGGCTGGCGCAGATTGGCCAGGGGGAAATCAAAATCTCCAGATCATCGGTATGCAGATTCAATCTATGAATTTGCTGGATGCGCCTGACAAAGTCGCGGCCCTCGTGCGGGCGTACAACGCGATGAAAGAATCGCACATGGTTTTTCCTGCAGAACAAACAGCTCCCGTAGTTACCCCTCCTGCAGCGGCTGCGGTTGTTGCACCAGCGGCTGTTGCTGCTCCGGCAGCGGTAGCGGCTCCTGCGGCAGCGGCAGCCCCTCGCGTTGCCTCTTCCTCGTCTTCGCTGTTCGGCGCGAGTTCTGGCGTCGGCGCACAAACAACAACTACAACCGCAGCTGCGGGCAAAGTTGATGTTCCGGCGGATATGACTCCCCTGCAAATTATCGAGGAGTGGAAGAAAGCTCAGGTTGCTGGGGGCAAGGACCCGAACCAAGCTTTCACCGAAACATTCTCCGCGCGGCGAGCGTAACATGCGGTACGTAGAGCGCATTCCGGAGATCAACGCGGATCAAATCATCAGCGTGTCCGTCACAACGATGGGATTTGATTTGGTGCTAACCAACGGATTCATAGTTTCTCTGCCAAATTTTCTGCAGAAACCGCATGTTGGCGATTACTGGGTCACGCGATCCGATGGTTCTTGCTATGCCGCGTACCAGAAGTCTTTTGAATCGCGATACAAACCGGCTGAAAAATAACCCTTGACTGTTCGTGAAATTGTGGTATAATCTGTTCCCAGAGTACTCTCAACCTAGCCGAGGATCGGGGGTCCACAGAGGCCCCCACTCAGGCCCTCCTTCGCCACAAAAATCAAGCTTCGCCAATCGTCCATCCTGAAGTTTTTGACTTACCGCGCTATATTGTATGGACTCTGCAAGTAAGAGTCCCCGAGCCCAATTAGGGCACAAGGACGATTCCAATGATTCTCCCTCCGGGCGTACAGAGCACCACCCTAGCGGCCTTTCCGCAGATTGCGTACGACCGCACTGCAATTCTTGAGTGGCAGTTTAACACTCCGTTTTTGGAAGAGTTGTGCGACTTCCGGCCTCTGCCTCGCCGGTCGGGTCGGACGCTCCAGTTCTACGGTCAAACACCGTTCGCTGCCGCGACCTACGACCTGTCTGAAGGCATTCCTGGGCCGTCTCTGCAGTTGAACCAAGTTTTCAGCGATGCTTTCGCCGATGAATATGGCGACTGGATCGGCATTTCGAACGTCGCCCAGCAAATGTTCCTCGCGGACATCACGCTGGATGCCAGCCGCAACCTGTCCTATCGGGGCGCTCTCACCAGCAACCTGATCGCGATCAACGGGTTTGAGGCAGCCGCGACAGCGCAAGCTTCGGCCCGCATCGATTTGCTCGACAACGAGTTCATGCTGTCCAACACGATCCGCAAGTGCGAGTCCCAGTTGATGGGCAACGCAGTTCCGGGCCGCGACGGTGGACTCTACACATCAGCCATGCACCCTTACGTTGTGTACGACTTCATGTCGGACAACTCCGCTGGGTCCGCAGTTGATGTGCTAAAGCGTAACGAAGCTGGTGCGAGCGTGTTGAAGTCGGACATGACTCGCGGATACACAGTCCTTGAATGGGCTGGTGTCCGTATCATCCGCACCCAGACCGTTCCCACGTACGCCAACTATCCTTCGGTCGGTAAGACCGGATACGCGACCTACGTTGTTGGTCGCGAGGCCATGATGGCTTCCGAGTTGCTGGGCAATCGCGTTCCGCGCAACCCCAGCTTCAAGGTGAACGTCAAGACCTTCGGCGACAACGACATTGATCTCAGCAACCCGATGCTCCAGACACGCGCGATTGTTTCGTACGACTGGTTCCTTGGAGTGGTTGCCCGGCCCAACACCAACAACACCCCTGGCTTCCGCCGGGTTCGTGGTGAAGTCAGCGCGGTCTAAGTTTTGGCACCACAAAATTCTGAGGCGGGTTGAAAATCCCGCCACATTTTCTTGAATCGACAGGAGAACTACAGTGTCTAACGCCTCTACAATTCGTCGGCAGATCGCGGGAACGCAGCAACTGACAATCGCGCCGTTGATCGGCTCGACTATCACCACAACTGCTACCGCGTTTCAGTTGAACAACAACGGCCTGACTCTGACAGGCGGAGGCGTCATTCCTCTGTCCGCAGGTGTTACTGGCTTATACCAGGGAACCGGTCAAGTGATCTGGATTCACGCTGCTGGTCAGTTGACTGGCGGAACGGTGAGTTCCACTTCTCTCATCATCAAGCTCTACCAAGTTCCTGCTTCTCTGCTTCCGATTGCGAACACGCTAACGGGCGCGCAGACTTTTACAAGCTGGAACTTGCTGGCCACTGCGTCAACTGGAACCCTTGGGTCTACCGAGACTGCAGGTTCGTTCCAACTCGATGCGTATGTGCAGCTCGATTCGCAAGGAAACCTGGACGGCGATTTCACAGCTCTGGTTTTGAACACCGCCACCACAGATACGCACACCACGCTGACGACTGGTCTGGTTGGTGAAGCCGATCTGAACTTTGTGATCGTGGCCACCCTGGGAGGCACCGAAGTTGGTGTGATCCTCACACTGAATGAGTTCGAACTCAGCTTGGTGTAATTGAAAGCTCGATCTAACACTCGGGCGCAAGCCCAACACAGTCCCTCGGTTGGCCTTGTAAACCAATCGGGGGATTTTTATTTCCAAGGAGGAAACATCATGTCAGGACTTCTCGTACCGTACGGCTTTCCGACCACCCAGGCGGGTGGAACCGAAGGATTGGGTGTGGGTGTTAACACCAAGACTCATAGCACCGTAGCACCCAACGGCGAGAGCAGCACTCCCGCTGCGCTGCAGACCAAAATTGCGACCGTGCTTGATAATGGCGGCCAGAACGTTTTTGCTTTGTGGAGGCCATCGCTGAACGCTTCCCCATCGATTTAACCAAGGAGGGAATTGACTATGGCTAAAATTACACCCGTTGTTCCGGCAGGCACGGCGTCTCTGCCATCGGCTCTCATCACGCCAGGATGGCCTTTGGCGACCGTTGCCGCATCGAACCCGATAGCGGGCAGTGCTGGAACGTCTCCGACGCCGAATTCAACCGACGCTTCGCTGCTGTATAGTGCCGAAGTGCAATCCGGCCACACGAGCGATAGCGTAGCGTAACGAGATGGGCGTAAGCCCAAAGGGGTATAACCCCACGGATGGCGCGCGGCGGCATGAATAGGCCATAGGAAGCCGGGCCGCCGTGCAGACCATCAAAACTTGTCGCGGAGTGGCGCAGCTTGGTAGCGCGTCGGTCTCATACACCGAAGGTCGTGAGTTCAAATCTCACCTCCGCAACCAAATTTCTAAGCGGGTTTGGCCGAGTGGCAAGGCGGCGGTCTTCCAAACCGCTTTTCGCGAGTTCAAATCTCGCAGCCCGCTCCAAAGTTTTGGCTTGACTATTTTTCGTGAGAGACGTAAACTGAAATTAGCTGGTGATGGAGGTTCGAATCCTCTCCCACAACAGCATTTGTGGGTCGTCTAACGGTAGGACACAGCAACGGGGAGATGTGGGTTCGAATCCCATCCGAGCCGGATGTTTTCGGCCCGGTCGTATAACGGATATTGCGCCCTTTGATTTTTTTTCTTGACCGCCAGCTTGATTGGTGGTATAGTGAGTGCGTGGGTGGCAACGCGGGTTCGAATCCCGCACGCTTGCGGTTCTTATAATCCGCGCCACTGGGCGGGATTATGAGGGAGCGTTCGTCTAGCCAGGGAAGGACTCCACCCTGATTTTTTCTCGATAGAATAAGGAAAGCATCATGCTAAAAACAGACAAACCAGTTTCTGCTACGCCAGGAACAAGCACCAGCACTGGCGGAGCCACTGCAACTCGGAACACCGGAGCGGCAACAGGCGGCGCAGTGACTATCACCATCTCCGGATCAAGCAGCACTGGTACTAGCACTGAGACTGCCACTACCACGGGAGCTGGCGCAGGAAAAGGTGCATCAAAGAAACCAGGCAAAGACACAGGAAGCAAGCCTGATACGGGCGACAAACGGCCCCACGTTTACAATATCACCGTGAACTCGACGGGCAAGAGTGGAGATGCGATTGATGGGGATCGCGGCAATCAAACGCATGGTGCCGCCGAAGCGAAAAAAGCGCAGACGATGCGCAAGGGGCTCAGTGGTTTGAAAAAGGCGAGCCCAAAGAGTTTGCCCGAATAACTCAGCGGCAGAGTCGCCGATCTGTAATCGGCCAGTCGGTGGTTCGAATCCATCTTCGGGCTCCAAATCGAGAGAGCAATGCTGAACATGACCCCTTCGCGGGAACGAATCGGATATCTGATACGGCATGGTGAACTCAAAAACATGCACGTTTGGGATGGATGGGGCGATTTCGAGCTGAGCGAGGAAGGCAAGTTCCAGGCCGAGAAAGCCGCCCAATGGCTTTCTTTTGAACGCCTTGGGCGAGCTATTTCTTCGGATATCCCGCGCACGATTCAAACAGCGCAGTACACTTTGGACACCGGGTGCATCTCCTGTCCCTTTCTATATACCGATCCAAACCTCCGTCCGTGGATGGTTGCCGACTACACCGGCCAAGAAAAGACGCCGGAGCGGATCGCGTCGTTTCAAAAGTACATGGATGATCCTGCTCTGGTGATCCCTGGGGGAGAGAGCCAAGATCAGCTCAACGACCGTATCCAGGTGATTTTTCAGTATCTTGCAACCCCGTACGACGCCAAACCCACGGCCTTTTTCATCCACAACTCCGTGATAAAATCTCTGCTGCAGAAGATGCACATCAAGCAGGCGGTTGCACCGGGCGGTATCATCGCCATTGACATGGATGAGAAGGGTGAGATGTACTTCGAAGTCGTCCTTGGGCAAGTCGAGGAAGAACAGGGAGTTAGCTAATATGGCACCCGAGTCTCCGTTTACCGATCCAGCCGCGCCGATCCTCTCCGGCGATCCAGTTCTGTCCGACCAGAACCGCGCGGACCTTTGGGACGTATTTTACCAGTCGAAGGATGCTTCCGAAATGGCGGCCCATCTACAACCTTTGGCGATCCCAGAAGACACAAAACGCAAGCTTTACTTGGCCAAGCAGACCTCCACTCCGGTTGTAGCTCCGTTGGATAAGGCCACCAGCGCCATCCAGAAGTTGGCCACAATCGATCCGGAAGTGCTGGATTTGGCGGAAACGCACCCCAACGTGCTCAAAACCTTAGCGGCAGCTCTTAGCACCCCGGAAGGCGGGGCTGCGGGGGCTTCTGGCGAGGGCTCGGCAGCTTCGAAGGAGAAGGGGTCAAAGACGGGCAAAAGAACGCCTACGGTCACGCCAGACCTTCCCGCCACCCCTCCTGGGCATGCTTTGGTGCAGGCTAGTGACAACGGGCTTCACCACATCCCGATTGAAAACATCGACAAGGCACGCGCCATTGATCCAAAACTCCAAGTTTTGCACGTCCAGGAGTAATCATGGCCGACGATCCCAAAGCTGCTGCGCCACAACCTGCTGATAACAACTCCGTTACGGTAGACGGGGCGATTGATAACACCGCGCCCGCCGCGCAGCCATCTCTGCCGCACCACGCGCCGTCGCGGAAACCAGCTCAAACAATCGAAAATCCAGCGATCACCAAACCCAAAGCTCCGGCCATGAATGACCCAATGGGGTTTCCGGAGGGGGTGAGCCGCCACGCGCCGGTCGATACAGCGGTTGTACAACCCGGCCCGAGCGGCTTGGAAGGTCTGAAAGATCGCGTCGTCGCAGCGGCTACGGCACCCTTTCATCCTATTGATTCGTCCGCTGCAGGAAAAGAGGTATCGCGGGAAGTCGCGGATGAATGGCACAAGGCGCGCCAAGACCCTAACTTTGTGATGGGCATGGTTGGTCCTGGTGAAATTGGACCGGGCGGCGAAGAGGCGGAAGTGGCCGCCAAAGACGCCGCGAAAAAAGTTTCCGATCTGTTCGCGGGCACGAAGGGACAATCGCCGAAGGCCGCCAAGAAAGTGGTCGAAGACGCCGGGCTCAAGTATAAGGGTGAACTGACGCCAGGTTCGAACGTGCATATGTTCGAACACCCGGATCATCCAGGGGAGACTGCGTCTCTGCCGGGACCACTTACCACGGATGCCGTAAAAACCAAAATGGACAGCAAGCTGCAGGCGTTCGCTGCGGCCCCTGCACCCATAAAATTTGATGCCGTTGGCGGCAAAGAGGTGCGCCCCAGTCCGAAAGTGGCGCAGGCGGCAGACGCGGTCACACCCGAGATCAAAGCAGAGGGTCCCGAGTGGGATCGCACACATAGCGCAATCGTGGACGGCAAGAAAGTTGGATCGGTGGGCTACAAGCTCGATCCGGATGGACGCGCGCAAATTTACGGCTCGCAGGTGGCCCCTGATTTGCGCGGCAAAGGTGTCGGCCAGAAACTGTATCGGGCAGCGATTGATGATGCCCGAGACGCGGGTGCATCGCGGATCACCAGCGATTCCACGAATACATCGCCCGATGCTAATCGCGTGTGGGAGAAGCTGCGCGAGAAGGGTCTGCCGGTTGAGAACATCACGCACCCGAACGGCAAGCCTGGGTACGAGATCGATTTTGAGAATCCGCCGGAACCGACTGCATTTAGTGGTGAAGACGTGGTGTCGCATATTCAAAACACGTCCCAGTCACCAATCAGTCGCACCGAAGCTCATCAGCGAGCGGGTCTCGACTCAGGAGGTAGTTATCAGTTGCGGGATGTGCCTACCGAGAGTTTGGAAGCCGCAGATGATTATGATCCCGCTTTGGCAAAAAAATATGCAGATCAGAAAGGTCCACTTCCTGCTATTGTTTTAGATGGGGATGGCCGTATTCGTGATGGAAACCATCGTGTTGCGGCGGCTACTCTGCGAGGAGAACCCACCATTAAGGCGTACGTACCAATAGATTCGTATAAGGCTCCCGCGCCGGAACACGTTCAAACCCTAGCGGCGCGTGGTCAACTCCCCAACCAAAAAATCAATCTGGGCGAAGCCTATGGCGACACTGGAAAGTATGTAGGCGGGTTGGAAGATAAAACTTCGAATTACCACCCAGACTTGCAGAAACTTGTTACGCAGTTCGGCACCAGTACGGATGCGTCGAAAGTTCAGAACGGCGCATCGTTTCTGGCTCCGGACGGGAAGTTCATTCACCTGGGTGCGACTACCCATGATGCCGCTATTGACTGGGCCACGGGCCGGGGTGTGACGAAGGAAGCCCCAGATAATCGAGTCGCGTTCCTGAAGGACACTGGCGCGGTACGTCTGCGCGCTACAACCGGAAAAGCCGGAAAGGAACTCGCTATTTCTGTGCCCGCTAAAGGGGTGACACCAGAACAGGTTGATTCCATTCGCCAGGCCGTGGGCCAGGGTCTCGGGCGAAACGGGAATCTCACTATGGAAGTGGGTGAACCGAGCGGCAAGGCGGCGCGCAAAGAGTTCGCTAGCCCGCGCGATGTTGAGCCCATGCTGAAAGAGATCGGCGCGCACCCTGAAAAAGAATCTCCTGCGGCTCCAAGCGCCAAAGGTGGCGGAGTCGCCGCGAACGCTGGTAAACCCGTTGGCGAGGTAGCTCCGAACCCTGAGCTGCAGGCGTCAGCGCAAAAGTACGCCAAGGCGCAAGGTATGGAGAAGATCGATCACTCCCCGGTGAAAGTTGATCCCGCGCGGGCAAAGGAAATCGCTCGCATTTACGACGAAGCCGAGCATGCGCCGAACGATCCGAAAGTCAAAGCTGCGTACGATGCGCTGAAGTCCGAAACGAAAGACCAGTTCCATCAGCTTCGCGATGACCTCGGTCTGAAGTTTGAGCCCCAGGAAGATGATCCCTATCAGTCTGCCGGGGAGATGATGAACGACATCAAGCAGAACAAGCGGCTGAAGGTTTACACGGGTTCGGGTCCCGGCGCGGATCACCCGCTGTCGGAAATCGATCCCGAGACCGGCCACAGCTATAACACCCTGTTCCGCTGGGTTCACGATGCGATGGGCCATGCGGCTGGTGGCCATGATTTCAGCGAAGCTGGCGAAAAGAGTGCCACCGAAGCGCACGCTCAGATGTATAGTGACAAGGCGCGGCCTGCAATGCGCGCGGAGACCGAAGGCCAGACTTCGTGGTTCTTCCACAATCCTGAAGTTGAGTCGGGAGCCAAGAAGCCCGGCGACTTCGCAGAGCAGAAAGCTACAACCATACCTGACGAAACTTTGGAACAGAAGTTGAAGAGAGGCGTATCTCGCGACACTCCAATCAAAACCGAAATTCCGCTTTCAAAAATCTCAGTAAGCGAAAAAGCATACACGGGAGCGTCTCGAAATATTTCGCGCGGAGCGGGCTCGAAAACATCGGGTCCGGTGCAATTGGTCTATAATCCTGCGAATGGACAGTTTCTTGTTGAGGATGGAATGCATCGCATTGTGCAAGCAAATCGCAATAACGATGCAACCATCCAAGCTACAATTCATTCTTCGCCTACAGATACCGCAAATGTTGCCGAAGGCGATAAGATGAATTTGGAGCCCACCCCTTGGCACGAAACCGTAGCAGACAAAGCTGCCGACGAGGAAGCTGGCGGTATCAATCCGCGCACAGGCAAGTCCGACAGCAAGGGCATCGGGACAGAGATCATGCCTGAGTTGCGCCAGCCGCTAGATCATGCGCCCACGGCAGACGACTTCAAAAAGTTCTACGAACAGCACCAAGCGATTTTCGATAAGCACCCTGAGCTGCGCGTGGGCTGGGACAATAACTCCGCAGTTCCTGGTGGACACGAAATAAACGTGGGCGCGGTTGGCAAAGATGCCGCGCGCGTTGCGAAGAAACTCGATCAGAAGTCTGCGTTCGACATTGCAAAGGGTGAAGTGCTGCCCACCGGCGGTTCTGGGCTCCGCACGGAATTTCCGAACTATCCTATCGAAGAACGGGTCAAGGACTTGACTGGGCAGCCTCAGTCCGACATCCCAGGCTTCGAGCATTTGTCGAAAGATATGTACGATCATCTGGAGCCTGATGAACGGGAGTATCTGCAGGGAAACAAAACTCTGCAGCGGAATGTGATGACGCAGTATCACAAGATCGATCCTTCCGTTCCGGAAACTACGAACGCAATGCAAGCGGGAGCTGCGCTGGGTGGTTGGTGGCAACGCTATATTGACGTGTTCCATAACCTGGGAGATGGCGGAAAACAGGTTGCCAACACCATCGGCCCTTCGCACGCCGAGATTTTGAAACAGTGGCACGCGGCTCTCTCGGGGAACAAATCGATTGAGGACGCCAACAATTTGGCGTGGCACTCCTACGCGGACTGGCTCGACGCAGGGAAGCCGACAGACCGCAAGTCGATTGATGATATTGTCCGCAAGAACGGCGCGCAGCCCGAAGGCAGTGGCAAAAAAGGCAACGCCGCTATATCAGACACTCTCAACAATCGCGGGAAGGTGGTATCTGAAGGTGTGGATACCAGCAAGCTCTTAGGTCTGGTCAACAGTCCCGAAATGCGCGGCGAACGTCCATTTACGAACGACGTGTTCAGCGAAGGAAAGCGCAATCCGCTGATGGGTCTGGATCAGCGCGCTCGCAAGATTCCATCCATGGGTGCCACCGTTGCGGGCAAGGGAAATCTCAATCGGTTGGTGATTGACGCCCACATACGTGATTTCTATGGCCACAATAGCTCGACATCGGCGGCTCAATATATCGCGGACTCTGCTCATCTTCGCCAAGCTGCCGAGAAGCTCGGTCTGAAGGGTGGTCAGGGCCAGGAACAGCTGTGGGGCACTGTGTTGGGGCTCAAAACTCTTTTGAAAGAGGGCTTGACACCTGCGGATGCTGGCGGTACACTAGATGCGGATACAATCAACCGCATCGGAAAAGATTATGCGGAGGTAATTGCAAATGACCCAGAAATCACAGGACCCGGCGGAGTCCTCGACCGGCTCAAAGACAAGTACGGGATTGGAAGCGGATCGGCTGGCGTTAGCACAGCGGATCGCCAAGCACCAAGCTCCGGCGCAAGTGGTGGTCAGCAAGCAGGCAGCCAAGCGGCAGTTGATCCGGCTCTCCTTGGAAAAACTGCTGGACGCATCCGTAGCCAAATCTCAGACATGAAGATCAAAAAGCCCAGTGCTTCGAAGGGACCCAGCGCGCTCGATCTCATCAATGCGCTGAGTGCGTTGAAAAAGCCCGCCAACTAGGAGGGTACCGTGAACGATCACGCAATGGCGTGGGCCGACCTTCTGATGCTTCTGATAATTGTTCTGCAAGGTTTTGGTATCATGTATTGGGAGTGGGGCGTCTACCGACTGAATCGCGAGCGGTACGAGGAGCGAGCAAAATGGCGAAGGGAAAAGCAAGAACAGACGAGGAGAAAAAACGCGACCGCGACAAGCGATATCAGCAAAAGTACCGCATCACCCTCGATACCTATAACAAAATCGGCGAAGCTCAAGGATGGTGCTGCGGAGCCTGCGGCAGACATGCTTCGGAATTCACTGTCAGCTTGAACGTGGATCACGAACACTTCAAAATCGAGATGGTGCGCGGGAGCAACGACGCGCTCGGCAAACCCAACGGGTGGATCGCCAGCACAACGATTCGAAATTTTTTCATCGCACGCTGGGGTTCGACCAAAGCCAAAGCCAGAAAAAATCTGCAAGACGTTGCGCTACCTCTTAGTGTGCGCGGTCTGTTGTGCCCTGGCCGCTACACCGGCTGCAATCGCCTAATGGGTCGCGTGGATCGAATCGACTGGTTGAAAAAAGTTCTGGTGTACCTCGAAAACCCTCCGGCGCACTCAATTATTTCTTGACATTTTCTCAATACTAGAGTACTATTTCTGTGGAGGACTTCATGACTACCACACCCACAGATGCTACCGTTACCAAAGACATTTCAAACGATCTCACCTGGATCAAAACTCATGCGCTGATTGCCCTGCTGGCTATCGGGCTGATCGCAGGAAGTATCTTCGGCGGAATCTCGCTGATCGAAGATATCGAGACCAAGCATGACGAAACTGCCGCAGCCGCTGCACAAAAAGCTGCGAATGTCAATACCGCCGCGCAAGCCGCGCTCCTGGTCCAGCTGCAGCAAATCCAGGCCGATAACACTACCCGAGATGCCCAGCAGACAGCTTTGATTGCGTCCTTGGTTACGAAGATGTCCCAACAGCGCGCAGCGACCGTGAAGCAGGTAAAACAGGATGCCACGCTGGACGCGCAGACAGCAGCTAACCGACTGGCCGCGCAAACAAAGGCGAACCCGTCCGACGTAACTACGAATAACGACTTAGTCACCATGACGTTACCACTCACTCGCACCGTGGTGGCGGATTTGGATTTGCTGACCCAGGCGCAGGCCGATGTTACAAATCTGCAAAGCCAACTGGGCGCGCAACAGATTTTGACTTCCGATGCTAATACAGGACTCTCCGCAGCAAACCAAGTGATCGCCGCAGACAAACTCGAATTGATCTCTACCATCAAAGCGGACAACGATGCCTGCAACGTGCGAGTGGACCAGCAGGCGGCTAAAGATCGTAAACGAGGGTTCTGGGTGGCCCTCGGTAGCGCGATTGGCGGTGTGATTCTCGGCAGCAGGCTGTAACACAAAATCTCATTCAGGAGCCCGCATGTCATTACCTGCAGGATTCAAAGTGAACGGTCAGAAGAATGCGACGGGTGGGGGTCAACCTGTTCCGCCCCGCGTAAAGCAGATGATGCTGCTGTTGGAGAACCTGCCAACGGGAGACGTGCTCACCTCGACAGAGCTGGCCACGAGACTGAGTATGTCGGTCGGAGGCCCCGCCCTGCAGCATCCGGCTATCGCGGACTACAGGGAAAAAGTAGACAACAAGCTGTTCTGGGGCAGTCGTAAGAGCATCGCGCAGTTGCGCAAACAGTTGACCGAACCCGAGGACTCCGATGACCAAAATTAAGGACGTAGTGAAAAAGAACAAACCGCTTTCCGAAAAAGCGAAAGTGGATGTGGCCCTGCAGGCTTTGCGGGACAAGCGTGAAGGCAAAGAGGTGCAGATCGCTGCCCTGCGCGAGCGAGTTGTCAAACTCGAATCCGAGCTGGACACGCTGGGTAGTTACCGGCAGCTCACGCCGCAAGCTTCGGAGATTCATCCCAAATTCTCTTCCGGGACCAGCGAATCCGCTGCCGTTGCGGTGTGGTCTGACCACCACTGCGAAGAGGAAGTGAAGCCGGATCAAGTCAGCGGTAAAAACGAGTTCAACCTGGAGGTATATGACCGCCGTTTCTCCCAGTTGGTTCACGGTACCCTGGCATGGTTGAGCATCGAACAAAAAAAGACCAGCATCAAAACATTGGTGATCTCTCTGCTGGGCGATTACTTTAGCAATAACATCCACGCCGATCTGGCGGAAGCCAATCTTCTAGCTCCCATGGACGCGGCCTATCACGCCCAGAGCCATCTCATTGGCGGCATCGACTACATTCTTGCCAACACGCCCGATGACCTGGAGTTGCTGGTGGTGTGCCACAGCGGCAACCATGCGCGGACAACGAAAGAGCAGCGGATCGCGACCGAAGCCGGGAACTCGCTAGAGCACTATATGTACTATGTGATGCGCGATCACTATGCGAACAACCCCAGGGTCAAATTTCAAATCGCGACTGGCTATCACTCCTATGTCACGTTCTTCGACAAGTACGTGGTGAGATTTCATCACGGGCATCAGATCAACTACCAGGGCGGCGTCGGCGGGATCACCATCCCTGTCAACAAAGCTATCGCGCAGTGGAATAAAGCCCGGCCCGCGAACCTAGATGTGTTCGGACATTTTCACACGAAGTTTGACGGAGGAAATTTCATCTGCAACGGCAGCTTGATCGGATACAACGCCTATGCGGTGTCCATCAAGGCGTCTTTCGAGAAGCCGAGTCAGACGATCTTTCTCGTGAACAAAAAGTTCATGGAGAAGACGATGACGGCACCTATCTTCCTAGACTAATTCGGAGGCCGGTTCATGAGCAGCAGAGAAGAGAACTCCGCCAGTTTGGCGGAAGTCTTGAGCGGAATTGAAAAGCAGCATGGCAAGGGTTCGGTCATGATGTTGGGCAGCAAAGAGTTCGTGCCCATAGAAGTGATCCCCACAGGTTCTCTGGCCCTGGATATCGCTCTTGGCGTCGGCGGCCTGCCTCGCGGGCGCGTGATCGAAATCTACGGCCCAGAATCCGGCGGCAAGACAACCCTGGCGCTCCAGGTCATCGCACAAGCGCAAAAACTGGGCGGCAAAGCCGCAGTGATCGACGCCGAACACGCCCTCGATCCTATCTATGCCCGCAAGCTGGGTGTGGATGTGGACCACCTTGTAGTCTCTCAACCCGATAACGGCGAACAAGCTCTGGAGATCGCAGAGTCTTTGGTCGAATCCGGCAAGATGAGCGTCGTTCTCATTGATTCGGTGGCGGCGCTCGTTCCACGCGCAGAGCTTGAAGGCGACATGGGTGATCCGCAGATGGGCCTGCAGGCGCGGCTCATGTCTCAGGCGCTGCGCAAGCTAACCGGCAAGACCAATCGCACGCACACCGTTGTGATTTTCATCAACCAGATTCGCGAAAAGATCGGCGTGATGTTCGGGAGCCCCGAAACCACCACGGGCGGGCGCGCGTTGAAGTTTTATGCCTCTGTTCGGTTGGATATTCGCAAAACTCAACTCATCAAGGAAGGGGACAGCGTGGTCGGCGCGGAGACTCGGATCAAAGTTGTAAAAAACAAAGTCGCCAGCCCATTTCGTGAGGCGGAAGTGCGAATTCTCTACGGTCACGGCATCTCGGGCGAGTCCGATCTGTTGAAAGTGGGTGAGCTGTACCCCGAGAAGATTGCACAAAAGGTTATCGAGCGCAGCGGTACATGGTTTTCGTACAAGGGTGAGCGGTTGGGTCAGGGTTTCGAAAACGCTCGCTTGTTTCTAGTTAATCATCCAGAAGTGGCAGCCAAGATTGACGCCGAATTGCGGACTCTAATTTTCAAATTGAGGTGATCGATGTCCGAACCAACGACAGTGCTTCCTGTTAGTGCTGCAGAACGGAAGAAAATCCCGTTGGCAAGCGGGGTTCTGGATTATTTCCCCAGCGCCTTGATTGCCGTTGCCGAAGTTTCTCGGGTTGGAAACATCCAGCATAACGGCCCTGACGCCGACATGCACTGGGCTCGCGGGAAGTCCATGGATCAAGCTGATACCATCGTTCGTCACTTTCTGGAGCGCGGGAAGTTGGACGAAGACGGCGTACGCCACTCCGCGAAGTTAGCGTGGCGAGCGTTGGCCCTGTTGCAATTGGAACTCGAAGCCGAAGGTGCGCCGATTGCGCGCGGCGCGCGGTTGCCGGAGGAAAACAAATGAGAGTCTTGAAGGTATACCTAGCAGCCCCGTATCAAGCGAAGGAAATCATCAAATCCCGCGCAGCGGAATTGCGCGCTGCGGGGATCGAAGTTACCTCCAGTTGGTTGAACGAGCCACACAAACCAACCACCCAGATGCATGAATTGACGCCTGCGGAACACCAAGCCTATGCAGAACAAGATGTGAAAGACGTGTTGGCTGCGGACATTTTGGTCTTCCAGACCGATATCACCAAAACAATCATTCGCGCAGGACGGCATGTGGAATTCGGGATCGCCCTGGGTATCGGTCTTGTGCGGCCCTTCCCCATTTTCGTAGTAGGCCAAGAACGGGAAAACATCTTTCACCATATGCCGCAGGTTTCTCATTTCGATAACTGGGAGGCTGTTGCAACTCGGCTCAAATCTCTCGCCGCAGTGGCCACTGTACTCAACGATCCGTTGGGGCTTACCCGCTCCTAATCGTGGCATACCAGTATCTATTTGTGGACTACGAAGCCTTCTCCCTTGTGGACTTAAAGGAAGTGGGTTTCGATAACTATGTGCATGACCCATCCACGGGTATTTCCATGCTGGGATGGGCACTCGATCACGAGGATGTAGAAATCTGGCTACCGCACGAGGGTCCCCCGCCCCAGAAGTTGATCGACGCTTTCCGCGATCCTAAAATCATCAAGGTGGCTTGGAACGCTCGATTCGAGTGCGATGTCACGAATGTCATCATGGGTCCCCGATACGTGGCGGGCGGCCTGTTCGCGCCCATCACCGAATACCGCGACCCCATCGTGCTCGCCCGTAATCTTTCATTGCCCGGCAAACTAGAAGATGTCGGGGCCATTTTGAAGATGCGGGAACAGAAGGACCCGCGCGGTGATGAATTGAAAGAGATGTTTTGTATGCCGGTCAGCAAGGGTGGCGAGCTGACCTTGTTTGGGATCGCACCGCCGCTTTTTCGAAACCACGTCAGCCATCCGAAAGAGTTTGCGGAGTACATCGCCTATTGCAAACAGGATATACGCACGGAGCGGGATTTGTGGTACCGCATGCTGAAGGTGCCGTTTCCCGAAGAGCAGTGGCGGGGCTGGCTCCTGGATCAAAAGATCAACTCCTTTGGCATGCCTGGGCGGCGCGATCTGGCCGAGAAGGGCCTGCGGCTGGCTCTTCGGTTCATCCATGACCAACGCAAGCTTCTAAAAGAGAAAACGGGCCTGGAAAATCCCAACTCCGATCCCCAAATGAAAGAGTGGGTGACGGCGCGCGGGTATCCGTGGAATTCGCTTCGCGCGCCAACGGTGCAGGCCGAGCTGAAGAAAGAAAACTCGACCCTCACGCCAGAGTGCCGAGAAGCCTTGAAAATTCGGGCATCCGCGCGCAAGTCTTCCTACACGAAGATCGAAAAATTTCTGAGCTTGCTTTCGCTTGACGACAGGCTAAGACACCAGTTTCGTTACATGGGGGCGGCGCGCACAGGCCGGTGGGCCAGCGGCGGCGGCGAAGAGTCATCCGTTCAGGTTCAGAACCTGCCGCGCGGCGAGAAAGCGGTCAAGAAAAAACTGATGTTCGCGCTGGAGCTGCTGGATCGCGAGGATTACGACGGGATTGTTCGGGAATTTACAAATACCGCGAATCCAAAGGACTCGATCACGGTGGTGGAGTTCGTCATCACCTTGCTGCGGTCGCTGTTTCAAGCGAAGCCGGGAAAGAAAATCATCGTCGCCGACAAAAACGCCATCGAAAATCGGATGCTGGGGTGGGCTGCAGGCTGCAACGCCATTCTGGATGTCTTCCGCACCTGCAATGACTGCGGTTATTTCGTGTTCGACCTCGTCGGACAGTTTTTCTGTCCGAAGTGCGGAGGCCATAAGAGCCGTTGTCCCTATCTTGCGTTCGGCACGCATTTGTATAGCAAATCGTACGAACAGATGTGGGCGACCTATTCAAAGGGCAACGAAGAGGAGCGGCAGAACTCGAAACCGCCGGTGCTGGGCGGAGGTTACGGCTTGGGGGGCGGCGAACTATACATCAACGAGTATGGCGACGAGGTGCGCGGCGGTCTATGGGGATACGCGCTGACCGTCTGCGGTGTGGATATGCCGAAACAACTGGCCCATGCCGCCGTGGACGTTCTCCGCCACGCCTGGCCGGAAGTTGTCCAGCTCTGGGTCGATTTGGAAGAGGCGTTCAAACAGGTGCTGAAGCGCGGCGGCATCATCAAAGTTGGAGAAGTCACCTGGAATAAAGAGCAGCACGAGTGGTTGGAGCACCCAACCAAAGGCAAGCAGTGTGTTATCACTTTCCGGCGCATCAAAATGGAAGGCGGCGGCTACCTCATCCGCATGGAGCTGCCTTCAGGTCGAGCACTGCATTATCTCAACGCTACTATCGAGGATGAGCCTAAAACCAGCAAAAAGACGGGAAGACAGTACACCGTTCATACGATCTACTACGACGGTATTGAGCATAGTGCTACGCAAGATGCGACGGGCAAGAATATCAAAAAGCGGCTCAAATGGGGTCGGGTTAAGACCTACGGCGGCAAGCTGTGTGAGAACGCAATTCAGGCGATGTCGCGCGACGATCTGCTGAATAGCATGTTCTTGGCCGACGATATGGGTTTCGATATGTGGGGCCTGTTTCACGACGAGATCGCGGCGGAGGTGGACGATTCTCTGTTCGGGCTGCGGCTTGAAGATTTGATCTGGTGTATGAGTCAGGTGCCGGTCTGGGCTCCTGGCCTGTTGCTGGGCGCGGAAGGATACGAAAGCAGCGTGTACAAGAAAGGGTGAACCATGGCATGGTCCCAGGAAGAGAATGAGAAAAGGCGGTTGGAACTGGAACGCCGAGAAGCCGAGGTGGCGGCCCAAGTGGACGGTCACTATTGTGCCGATTGGGATGAAATGGCGGTCAGTGCCTGGACGCTAGAATATGACTGCTGCATTTGCTACAAAAAATCGCTTTTGGGCCGGGTTATCAATTGGTTTGTGAAGGCCCGGTATGACTTCTACTACCGTTGGAAAATTCGCCGCCGTCGTGACGAAAACTCTTGACTTAGTACCAGTACTTTGGTACTATTGCAAAAGGGAGCGAAATGCAACTTCTACCTGAGCTTCGAGAAGCTGTCGCAAGAAATGGCGCAATCTGGGAAGGTGTTCAGGAGAGTCTTCCTCCAGCTCTTCCGGACGTTTGCTTCATTAACCCAACCACGGGTCACAGACTCTCGGTCCCGTTCAACCCTATTAGTGTTGAACCTCTGCTGTTGGCTGCACAAATTTCTTACGTGTTGACGCTGGATACTGGCAAGACGCCCGATACCTGTGAACCTAGCAAGGAGAAAACCATGACGTTGCGAGAGAAACTGCACAAAGTGTACACCGCTGTCGATCTCATCGAAAAGCGCGGCTACAACAAGGCGCAGTCCTACAAGTACATCCGATCCGCCGATGTGACCAATGCGATCCGCAAGCAACTGATAGAGCTAGGCATCTACGCGGAGATCAACTATGACTTCGTGGGCACTCCATACACCATTGCGCGGGCAAGGGAAAAGGACGCGCCATTCACTGCCGTCAACGTGCGCTGCACGATTGTGTTTCACGATCTGGAGATGCACGAGACGATCACCAGCAGCGGCCTGGGCACTGGGGCCGATACGGGCGACAAGGCGGCATACAAGGCCCAGACAGGCGCGTTGAAATACGCCCTAAAGAACGCCTTTCTCGTGCCCGATGAGGCTGATCCCGAGGCGGATGAGTCCGTGGACGAGGGGTACAATGCCCATCCAGCCGTTCAGGATGAGATTCCAGACTTCCAGGATGCCCGCCACGCGGCTCCACGGGCCAACGCCGCCCCAAAAGCCAAGAGTGCGCCAGCAGCTCGCCCAGAAGCCCCGCTGCCCCAAGCCAGCCCGTTTCAAGACGTGCCCTTGGGTACCGCAGCACCCTCTACCGCCTCGCAGGATGGCACGAGCCCTGCCCCGGCTGCGGAGGCCCCCGAGACGACTTCGGTTGCGCCGACTGCGGTTCGTGAACCTGGGGACGAACCTGCTGATGATCGACTGCCCACGGAAGAGGAGATGGCGATCTATCGCAAGGAGTTTACCAAGCTTGCCGACGATCTTTCGACCGAAGGCAAACTGAAATCAGGCAAGTCTCTGCCGATCAACCGGAAACTGATGGTGTTCCTACTAAGCGTCACTGGGTCCACCGCCCCCAAAGATATCACCAAAGCCGGGTGGGATAAATTTTTCCAGAAAGTGAACACTACGAAAGCCCAAAAGGATTTGGTGTATCTCGCAGAGAAGGTGAACGAAGCCAACGGGATTGAAGCCAAGAAATAACCAGGAGGCATGGTCATTATGACACGCAATGAGGTGTACCAAATCATCGACGTAGAGCGAAACTATCAAAATGATAAGTACCCGGCCAGTGTAGAACTCAGCAGTGGCCAAATGCGGCGGTTTCGCGATTTGGATGTGACTCCTGGCATTCTGCTGCTGGACGCATATGTTCGCAAAGCACAGGACGCTTGGGTGGAGTCGGCATCCTCCAACTTAAAGGCTTTACAGCAGGTTGCCAAGGTGGCAGCTATCGCAGTACGCATTTTGGAACGGGCGGGCGGTAGTGAGGAGTTGTTGACCAAAGGTTTGCGGTAAGATACGACCCGAAAGGGTAAACTCAAAAACAGGATGGTGTAGCATGTCTTCAGTGAACAAAGCTATTTTGGTGGGCAGGCTCGGCAAGGACCCAGAAGCGCGGTATACACAGGGCGGCGCAGCTGTCGCCAATTTCAGTCTCGCGACCGACGAATCATACAAGGACGCTTCTGGCGAGAGGCAGAAGAAAACCGAATGGCACAACATCGTCGTGTGGGGACCCTCTGTCGATAAGTTCGTAGTACCGTATCTGCACAAGGGCGACCTGGTTTACATTGAAGGCAAGCTCCAGACCCGTTCGTGGGATGACAAGGGAGGAAACAAGCGGTACACCACGGAAATCAACGTCACCGAGATCAAGAGCCTCTCGACCGGCGACAAAAATTCCAGTGGCACCCCTGCCGCGCGGCAGGGACAGGCCAATACAAAACCCGCAGCTGCCGCTCCCGCCGGGCGCAGCGCAGAAGTATCTGACGAAGACCTTCCGTTCTAACAGGAGACACCTAGAATGGTTGCAAAGATTTTCACCCTTGTCTGGTCTGGACTGTGGCAGGGGTTCGGCGTAGAGTTGTCTTTCCTGGTGCTCTGGGTCTTCTGGCACTTCCTGCACAGCAGGATGGCGCACAAGTTTGATCCGGAGCATCTCTTTCATCGCATTCACGACTACTTCACCCAGTGAGGCTCTTGTGGCTGAAATCGAGCTGAACCCAGACCAGCAGGCGGTTATCGCCGACTATCGGGGAGCGCGATCCGTCGTGGCAGGGCCGGGTAGTGGAAAAACGGCCACCATGGTACGGCTGATCCGCAAGTTGCTGGACGCGGGGGTTCCGGCTTCGGAAATTCGAGCCGTCACCTTCTCGAAAGAGATGGCGCAGACGCTGGAGAAGCGCGTCGGGGTGAAAGGTGTGGTGTCTACTTTTCACAGCTTGGGGTATCTGATCTGTTCCGAGACGGAGCGCAAACCTGTCGAGCCTGAGCTGCGGCATCGGTTGATGTCGAAACTGGTGCGCAAGTGGAATTTGGAGTACAAAGAGCTGGACAGCTTCATTGCCACCATGCGGCGGCAAAACGTCGGCCCAGATGAGGCAATAGAAGCGAGTGAGACTGGCGATCTTCCCCATGCTCTTGCTTATGCTTTCGGCGAGTACGAACAGGTGCGAGCGCAAGAGGGGTGGATGGACTTTGACAGCATGCTTCGCGATTCTGTAGATTTGCTGGAGCGCAATTTGCAGGCGCGGGCGCGGTGGCAACCACAATACTTGATTGTAGACGAGGCCCAGGATACGGACGATCTGCAGTGGCGCATGATGCAACTGATGTCGGAGAAACACGGCAACATCACGGTCGTGGGCGATCCCAACCAAGCGATCTACGGGTTTCGCGGAGCCAAGCCTGACAACATTACCAATTTTCAACAGTGGTTCCCCTCGGGACGAAAGTTCTATCTCGGGCAGAACTATAGAAGCACGCAAACCATCGTAAACTTCGTGCGCGAGAATGCTCCGGAGGATACGCCGGTTGAGTTGCTGAACCGGATGCGCGCGGCGCGGGAAATCAAAGGATCGCCTATCGGCCTGAAGATGTACTGGTCAGAGGAAGCTGAAGCCGAGTCGGCGCTCAAACTGGCGCAAAAAGACCCGCTCAATAGTGTCATTCTTGCCCGTACGAATCGCACTGTAGGGTTGCTGGAGCGGCTTTGTAATCGGTACCACATTCGATATCATCTGTTGGGGAAGTCTGGTTTTTGGAAGCAAAACGAAATTCGCAAAGCTGTTGAGGCGTTGAAGCAGTATCCGATGATTTCTATAGACGCTGGTTTCAATCTCACGCTGCCGGGGATCGAATCGAAATACGCGGTCGAGGACCGCACGGATCGAGACAACGACGCTCTCGAAAATCTCAAGGTTCTGCGCTTGATTGGAAAAGATTTTCGCATGGCGAAAGAGTTCGTGGTCTACGCCAACAAAATGATCCATCGACGCAATGACCCGCGAGGCGTGTCGATCTCAACCGTTCACCAGGCCAAGGGCGGCGAATGGCGTTCGGTATATCTTCTCGGGGCCAGCGCCAAAGGTTTTCCGCATCCAAAGGGCGATCCCAAGGAGGAGAAACGCATCTATTTCGTGGCGGTAAGCCGGGCGATAGACACCCTGCGCATTTCGTTTGCAGGAACCCCGTCGTTATACTTGCGACGGTATTTGACGAACGAGATCATGGACAAGCTGCGCGATCATGCAACAGAAGTGGACCGGCTACAAGAACAAACACAACTTTTTTCGTGAGGTTAAAATGAGCAGCATGAAACCGCATCTATACATCAACAGCAAGGGCTACTTTGTTACCCGCCACTCATACAGCGGCAGCGATTCGTTTAACTACTGCGCGCGGAAATACTACCTAGAGCGCGTGCAGGGGTGGTCGGAGAAGGTGGTGCGGTCGGCCACATTCTTCGGCACCGCTTTGGAAAAAGCAGTGACGTTCTGGCACCAGCATCGGCAAGATACTGCCGCCGCTGTCGCGGAGTTCGTTCGCTTGTGGGCGGAACACAAAGACAAACCATACACCTACTCCAAGACCGATCTCGACTGGGACCGGCTCAACCTGACAGGTCAGGAGCTGCTGCGGCTGTACACGATCCGCTATCCCACGTTCCCTTACGTGGTCAATAACCCGCTCGATTTTCAGGTGGAGACCAACTTCGAAGTGTTCCCCGGCACCAAGCTGGCAGGCATCGAATTCACTTCGTACATCGATCTTGTCGCCCAGATGAAAGACAAATTCGAACCGATCATCATCGATATGAAAACGTCGGGCAAGGATGTACCCGAGTTCACAGTGTTGGACCCGCAGTTGCGAAGTTACTCCTGGGTGAAGAGCTGGCCGAATGTGGCGTTCTTGTGGTTCCGGAAGATGGGTCGCACGATCTCCAAGGGGGATACTGTGACGTTCCTGGAGCCGTATGCCGATCTGCAGCCGGGCGATAACGCGATTGTTTTGGCGACAGATGATTTCGGCATCTGGGTCACGCAAAACCAACGAGTGGTGGATGAGATCGATGCTCAGTTTAAGGGGGAAAGCAAAGCTGTGAAGGCGGCGCGGCAAGCGTACATCGAAGCCAACTCAAGTCACGCACCTGAGCGGGTCATCACCAAGCAGAGAGTGCAGTTCAAAATGGCGGTCATCACTCCCGAGAGCGCCGAAGATATAGGTCGGTCGATCAAGAGGGATATCGTCAACATCGTTGGGGCCAACGAAAAGGAATTCTGGCCGATGCAATCGGGTGTTAGGTTCCCGAACGAAAAGTGCCCGAACTGCGCGATGCGCGGAATCTGTGCTGGCAAACCGGAGCTGCGGGACACGCTCCTAGTTCGAAAGCAACTGGATGAGTTTGACTTTGGCAAGGAAAGCGAGTAGAATACACCATGCCTAAGCGGATCGTGGACGGGGACGCCCTCTGGCTCTCCGAAAAAGTGCGCAGCTTGCCAGAAGAGTTTCGCCTTCACTACGCCAATTGGATTCCTTTGGCGCGGGAGAACGGCGTCTTCGAAGCGAGTCCGCAACGCATACAGGCCCAAGTTTACAGTTATCTTAGGCCAAATTTCACTGTAGCAAGCGTGCAGCGCGTGCTTAACGCACTGGTACGCGCCGGGCTCGTACGGCTGTACGACGCCGACGGCAAAACTTGGGGATATTTTGTCGGAATGGATAAACCCGGTAGGTTGCCTGAATTGAGATACATAGAGCGGTATAAGAACCTGCCGCCCAACCCACCCCAATGGGTCATTAACGGGACTGATCCGGAGTAGTCCGGACTACTCCGTAATACTCGCCGAGGGTTTGGTTTGGTCTGGATAGGGATTAGGTTTAGGATTAGGTTTAGGAGCCGGAGGCCCAGAGATGCTCATCAAGACACTTCCCAAAATCGCGGCCAGGGTATTAAAAAATACCTGGGGTGTGCTGCCGCAAATGAAACCACGGCTGGAGCTGGTGGAGGAAGCCTACGGCGCGGCGGCGGTGGAAAAGGACTTCGAACAATGGTGCGAGGAAGTCAAAGACATCAACCCTCGATTCCCTGTGCCCGAGTACTTGAAGTTGATCGATTCCCGGCTGGGGTCTGTGCCGAAGGAGGATGAGCGTGATCCTCGGGTCGAGGAGATATCTGCGCTGACGTACAAACTCACGCGCCGCCCTGCGCCCCCGAAAAACGTGCGAGAGCTGCTGTCCCAATACTCGCTGGAAGAGATTGCGTCCGCGTTGCAGGAATATGTGGAAGGGATCGAAGATCGGGAGTTGGCGTACGCGGCGAGAACTTTTTTTGTGGACGGCGGGTGTACTGCAGTGATTATTTCGCGGCGACAGCGTGAGGCCGACCGGCAGAAGCAAATTCACAAAGATGCGGAGGAGAAACGTCTGATCGCAGCTTTGGTGGAGAAAGAGCGGTTGAAAAGCGAGGAAGAGGATCGGCTTCTGGAAGAAAGCGCGAATGAACCGAAGCCCACTGCGGCGCAATTGTTTGGGGAACCGCTATGACAAAATTTTCAAACGAAGACCTGACTCGTTGGAAAAAAGAAATTAACGCGGGTCCAGTCATCGCTTCGCGGATGACGTTGCGCCGCGAGAACGCGGAATATGTGGGGTTGTGTCCGTTTCATGAAGAAAAAAATCCCTCGTTCAAAGTGTATAGACTGGACGACGGGTGCTGGGGCTTTAAGTGTTTCGGTTGCGGAGCCAACGGAAATGTTTTTCAATTCATTCAGAAAAAAGATGGCATTTCCTTCACCGAAGCTGTAGCAAAAGTTTTGGAGCTGGCTGGTGTGACAGGATGGGAGAGCGGCAAGGTTCAGGTCGATCAAACGTTTGGGAAAATACTGGACAACACGAAAGACCTCGTGACGTTTCCCATCGAGAACTATACCCAGTCGGAGAAAGCTTTGCATGAGTCTGCAGCCGGGCAAAAATGGCTGACGGATCGCGGGATCACCATGGACGCGGCGCGCCGACTGCATCTGGGATTCATCCAAGATGCGACCATCGTGGCGGGTACGAATCACCCATGGGCCAAACGCGGCTGGATCATGTTTCCAACTTTGTCCGACGACGGTCACACGGTGATTTCGGTGAAGTACCGGAGTCTGGTAGGCAAGAAAGAGATGCTGGATCAAAAGTCAGTCTCCGGCATTCTGCGCGCGAAGGATACCGCCACGGTGCTTTACAATCTTCGCGAAGTGAATCCGATGGAAGACGTGTGGGTTGTGGAGGGGGAGCCCGATACGCTGGTTATCTCTCAGATGGGTTTTCCTTGCGTGGGATACCCGAGCGGCCAATACAATCCCACGGCGGAAGAGCGGGACGTGCTGATGAAGTCCAAGCGCAGGTTTCTAGCGGGAGACACTGACGAAGTAGGCGCAGCGGCCATGGATAAACTTTGGAAGGAGCTGCGAGAAAACACTTTTCGTATCCACTGGCCGAGTGGGTGCAAAGATGCCAACGACACCTTGTTGAAAGAATGTGGCGGAGACCTCGCGAAATTCGCAGAGTTGCTGGATCAACTGAAAACGAAAGCTCTTTCGCAACCGATTCCAGATTACTACGACATGATGGAGTCTTTGGAGGGCTGCGACGACACGAACCCGATGGATAATCCGCGCCGATTACATTGTCGCACGAAGGAAGTGGATGAAATGGCCGTCACGCTTCCTGGCAACGTGGTGAGCGTGTTTGCCAGCTATACAGGCAGCGGGAAAACGACGTGGTTGTTGGATGAGATTGAGTTATACGAGGCGATGCAGTTCGGTTCGGTTGTGGTGAACTATTCGGCGGAGTTGTCGGTGCAGGAGCTGGCTACTCTGGTGGCCGCCAATCTGACCAACACGGATCGGTTGCAGATCGGAAAAGTGCAGTACAAAAAAGCTGCCGCAAAACTGCAAGCCGCTCATGCGCGTTTCTACGTGGGATATAATCCCGATTTGAATCGCATTGGGATGGTGCTGGACTCGCTGGAGTGGGCGATCCGGAGACTTGGCGCGAATATCATCGTGCTGGATCACTTGCATTTCTTGTGTCGCGGCGAGAAGGACGATATCAAAGCGCAAGCCGATGCGATGCAGCGGATCAAGAACATCACCCGCAAGTACGATGTGATTTTCATCGTGGTGGGGCAGAGCCGGAAACCCGCGCAAGGGAATCGCGGCAAATCTTCGGAACAATGGGACGCAAAGGGCAGCGAAACGTTCACCTCAGACGCTACCACTACGTATCACATTCATCGGGCGCGCAAGAGCGACATTGACTGGGAGCATCCAGACACATGGCCTGCGGATATCTTGGAGAACCGAACCGAAATTCGTCTCGATAAGTGTAGAACCAAGGGGCCTGGAAAAGCAGTGGCGTTGCAGTGGTTTGCTGGCAATGTCGGAAAGTTTTTGCCTTATACGAATCAGACACCGGATACGCCGCCTGTTCAGCACCCGGCGAATTCCGCAGCTCAAGGCCAGTTCGCGGAGGAGGATTTCCACTCCGACGAACCGCCAATTGTGAGGGACTTCGATGTCCGTTAAAGTCGTGAAGGTGAATCAAAGACGGGATAATTTCACGGTGTATATCGGGAGAGAGTGGTCGGACGTTTTTCTCCAATCTCCATTTCACAACCCGTTTCATATAGGGCGGGATGGAGATCGGGCGGAAGTGATCCAAAAATTCGTAGCTTACTGGTATGCGCCTGAACAAGCGCATTTGCGCCGGTATGCGTTGGATCGAATTACCGAAAACGACGTGTTGGGTTGCTGGTGCGCCCCTCTGCCGTGCCACGGAGAAATTATTGCAGGCTATATCAAGTGGAAACGCCAGGAGACGCGACTATGGTGGTAAAAGAACCTACAGACCCAGCTTTGCGTTACACCTCGCCGGAGAATCGCGGTGTTTGCGGTTTCTGTGGCGCAGAAGAGGGCGGCTACGCCAAACGGGACGAGAGCGGAAACTGGCAAGCGTCCTGTTGGGCTTGCGTGCGGCCAGCGGCTGCGAGTGCCCCGCAACCTAAACGGCGGTTGATCGGATCGCTGGCGAACAACGCGGTGGTGGTTTCGGACGATGCAGAGCGAGTGGTGCGATAGGAGAATCCATGTCTACAGACAGTTCTATCCAGCATGCTTGCGGAGACGACGCGCTCCGGCTGGTAACCAAGCAAGCTGCGGAGATGGCCAGTGCGGAGGATCAATGCGAGCGCGGATACGCCCATCTCGGCTGGCTGTTGCTTGAGGTTTCGGAGATGCAATACTGGAAAGTGCAGTACGACACGTTCCGCGAATATCTGAAAAGCGTAGCCGAAGTCTCGAAGAAAACCCCCGGTCAGCTGCAGCAATATTTTCTCACTGTCCGTGACCTGAGTGACACGTTTAAGCCCGCCCAGTTGGAGAGCATGGGGATCACCAAGGCAATTAAGCTGAGGGCGGCTAAAGACTACGCTATCGTGTTGCCAGCCTCTGTGGTGAAGGCAGCCCTTGATCCAGCAGTTACGGTGAGAGAACTCAAGAAAGTGATCTCAGAGACTCTCAAGATGCCTGATGAGGAAGGTGACTGGATGGATTTGGAGATGGAGTTTATGGTGACTCCGGAACAGCGGGCTCTGTTTGAACAGGCCATCGACGTGGCGATGCACACGGACCCGTTGACGAAGTCAACCATCTCGCGGTCGGCGCAGATGCTGGACGTGATGACCAAGTTTGCGCAGGAATTTTTGGGCGCGCATAGTGGAGACGGGCAATGAGAACTCCTGGACGAATGGAATGGGTTGAATTGGCTCCTGGTGAACTGCGAATCGTTCGAATTTTTCGTAACAAAAAAGACGCCCTTATCGAACAGTATGTGACCCACTGTTTCATTGTCCAAGTGCTATATCGTGAAGCTGTCGGAGCCATTCGGTATCAAATTTGGCTGCGGTCTCGCGGCGAATGCGAACTTTGCGCCGCGCCGATCACTGAGGCGTCGGGGCATATGCATGAGAAACAACACCGGGGCCGAGGCGGAGAAATCTCGCTCGATAATTCTGTTTTCATTTGTCAGAGATGTCACCAGCGCGCACATGCGGATCGAAACCCGCGATGGTCAGAAAAGTCTTGACAGATTTGAGTTTTTCTGGCAGGATACTGACTGAGAGCAACACCCCGAGACATCGGGTTTCCCTACGGAGGCGGGTCGTTTGAGCAGACGGCCCGCTCAAATTCTTGCAGGAGGAGTTATGGGACACAATGTCGGAGTAGCCGCAGATCGAGCGGTCAAGAACAGCGAGCGCGTCAAGCCAGTTTCCCAGCGCACACCAGAAGAACGGCTGGCGAACATTCGGAATTTGCTAGCGGCAGGCCTGGCGGTGCCGCCTGTCGAGCAAAAGTTTCTGTTGGCGCAATACGATAGTATTCAGGCAACGCTCGTGCAAAACACGAGAGTGCTTGAATTGGCCCGCGCGACGGTGGAACTTGCCCATGAGGAGATCGAGAGTCTCAAGGCCCAGATTGCGCAGTTTCGCACGGTGTATGAACAGGAAAACAGCAGCACCACGTTCAAACTGGAGCGAGTGCCGGTAAATGAACTCATTTTGGAGACCTCAGAGGGCCAGTTGATTCGGTTTGAGGGCGAGGGTGGCGCGGTTCCGGCGGAGCCGATTGCGTAATGACGCGCTTCGAATCATTTTTGCGTCGGTACCTCCAGTTCAAAGAAATCGGCTGGACGGAGATCGGCGAGAAGTTCACACGGTATGCTTTGTGCCGCACGCCGTGGTTCAACATCTATCTGCACCAGCTCTACGCGCCGAACTGGCACCCAGAGTGCCACGATCACCCCTGGGGTTTCATTGCCATCTTGATTCGGCGCGGGTATTTGGAGCGGGTGGGAGACAAGAATTACCGCCGCAAGGTTGGGTCGGTTCTGTTTCGCCCGGCCACCTTCACGCACAATGTGATTACGCCGTACGGCACCTCGTGGTCGATCATTTTCACGACACCGAAGAGCCGTGACTGGGGATTCAAGCCCTGCGACCACCATTTGTCGCCATTAAATCCAGACACGTATAGGGGAATATACACCCATGCTCCGAGATAAAGACGGCAACAGGTTGTTTCGCAAGGTAACTGTACGGATCGTTTATCCGGATTCGATCTTTCCGACAAAGACGCTCATCCAGCACGCGGGCGCGCGGCAGGGTTTTGGTCCCGAAGGGGTCGATCAGATTTTGAATGGCATTGCGGACCAGCTTGAAACTTTGTATCCGTGGTGGGAGTTCCAGGTTGTTGAACTGACTCCCGAACACCGGACGGCGCGGTACGTGTTCACTTTCGCAGGTTACCGCGCAGGTTATGTGCCGCAAGATTTTGGAGCTGCGGTTGCTCCAGGAATTAACCCACAAAGCAGCAGTACGCTCGACCTTGGGACGGCGGAAAGTACCACACCGGCAGAGGAAATGACCGAAGCCGGGAACACACTGTCGTAACCGCTGTCCCGAGAGCGAGTGCCTGGAGGAAGAAATGGCCCACGCGATGTACGAGGTTTGGGAAGACCCGATAGGGGATGACGATAAATCCCCGTGGTGCGCGCAGATGGTGAACTATGCGCCTCGTTTTCCCACAAGGAAAGCTGCGGAAGACTACGCGGCGACGATCCGGAGGAATCGCGAGAAGGCCGGGCTCAAGTAAGTTTGAATGGCTCGCGCCAGCCGCAGACCAGAGGCCCGCACTTGCACGCAAGGCAGGTTGTCACGAACGGTTCCCAGCATAAAGTGAAACAACAGGTCCATTCCGCGCCGCAAACGCCGCAGACATGAGGCTGGCTCCACGATTCTTCAATCTTGTCCGATTTCTTAGGCGCGGCCATGTTGAGATAGTAGCAGAAAAGGCTTGACGAAGTCAACAGGAGTCTGATACCATGACAAACATGAGCGACGAGATCAAAGTTGTATACCGAGATGTTGAGATTACGTACGTTGAATACTCCAATACATGGAGTTTCGAACTGCGCGGGCGGGAGAAAAACGTTCCATCGTTGCAAGCGGCCAAAGAGGAGATTGATAAGCCGGAACCAGAGAAAAAGAAACCTTTCGTCAGGACCGAAGCATATATGTTCATTTCGGAGTTTTTCGATCCTGAGCGGTTGAACTCTTTTGAGAAGGTTCGCGTCACTTCGATAGCGGATACCGGTGTTGGCGTTCGAAAAAAAATGTGGGTGATCCGAGCGAACGGGCGGCGGGAGCAAGTATGCGCGAGCGAATTGTTCATTATAAACCCGTCGAACCTAGAAATCATGCACGAGTATCATGTCGAGGCGAAGCATATCAACCGCCTGCGTAACGAACAGGACATGCGGCTGAAAAGTCTGACGCGGATTGAGATTCCCAATGAGTGAGCCATGCACGGCCATTGCGATCACACTGGACCCCGCACACGAAGGCGGGTTTCAGGATAACCCGAACGACCGCGCCAATTGGACTGGCGGCCAGGTCGGGGTGGGGCAGCTCGTCGGGACCAAATACGGAATCACCGCTTTGGATATGCCTGGGACCGACATCAAGAATTTGACGGTCGAGCAGGCCACGGCGTACTATTTGGAACACTACTGGAAGCCGCTCTACGCTCAGATCGAATCCCAGGCGATTGCGAATAAGCTTTTTGACATGGGCGTGTTGTTCGGGGTGGGCACGGCAGTGAAAAGGCTCCAGGAAGCTCTCGGGATTTCCGCCGACGGGGTTTTTGGACAAGGAACCTTGGAAGCGACGAATAGTATCCTCCCTTTTGTTTTGTTGGGGCGATTTAATCAAGAACTGCGTAATCACGCGATCTGTGTTGCTGCATCCAACCCATATGATGCCCATGATCTAGCAGGATGGCTGCGAAGAATCGATTCGTAAAAAGGACTTTTCAAAGCATGCATAGAAGGACAAATTTGACCGAGTCGGCGCGGGACAAGGCTCATCGCATCATTGGAGCCAATCAAATAAATACGCCGACATCCAGAATTGAGGGGCCATGGCTGGGATACCGCGACTCTATACGTTTAAGTGCAAGCACGGGCATTTAATGGATCGCGAGTTTCCCCCAGGAACCTGCGAAGATGACGAAGACGAAACGGTATGCGAGGATTGTCTCAAAAATCATGCAGTGCAACCCGCGTACGTTGTGTTCATTCGGTCCAAGCCCAGTGGAGAAAAACTGAATGGCCGCACAAACTCATAAGTACTACTGCCACTATTGCCGCCGATATCTGATTGACGGCAGCGTGGCAGCTCTCTCGAAGCGCGTAAACGGGCACAACAACGACATGCACCCGGCAGATTACGCAAACTGGACCCCCGAGACTATTTTGTTGTCCGCGCACTACGTTTCCCCCTCGACCGGTGACGAGACTATGGCTCCGATTGTTAAAGCTGCGGAAGGATGGGGTAGGAAGCCACCTGAGCCGAAGATCACCGATGCAGATCGGGCGTTCCTTGCGAAAGGCGGAGTGCGATGGGATTGAAATTGTTCCTGGTGTGGATCGGAATCGTGTTGGCCGGTGGTCTCGTTGATCGCTGGTGCGCGATTTGGAGGAACTGGGATGACGGCGACTGAAGAAAAACTTCTCGAATTGGGAAACGCTCTAGCTCGAAGCGTCGGTCACGTCGCGGGGTCTGGCTGCCCAAAAATGTCTCCCGTGATTCCCTGCACTTGCGGCTCTGGAGCGGAACAAGCTCAGGCCCTGCACGATTGGTGGCATCTTTCGCGGGAGATGCAGGCTAAAAAAATCTCTTGACAAAGTTGCCGGGCCGTTGTAAGCTCGCCTTGAGAGGTGCCTTATGCGAAATCGCTAATCTCTGACCTCATAGACAGATGAGACAACCTAAAAGAGAAGCACGACAGCGGGGCCTTGGAGGGGTTAAACCCAATGAAGAGGTCCCGCTAATAGTTTGGAGCCGAGCATGACTCACGATCTTTTTTCGCCCGATCACTTCGCGCAGAAAACCTGGGAGCGCGTGCGTAACGCGAAGCCCGCAGATTTTGAACCGTGGGAAGAGGCGCGCGAACGCTACATCGCCGAGAAGGTGCAGCCGCTGCTTGCCATGTACAGGCAGGGTGACCATGATTGGTTCCGCGATTTCAATCGGCGGCGCGGGCAGTGCATGCATGCCAGCGATTTGATCTTGCGATTGCAGAGGTTGAATCCCAACATCTCAGTGCAGTTTCAAATCAACTTCCCGGACGACTGGGGCTTGTATGCAGCTTCTCTTGGCCGCGTGCAGTTTCTCACCGGTTTCCCGAAAGGCTGGTTGACCGAATTCTCATACGCCATGGTGGATGAGCGCGATCTGCCCACCGAAGAACGCAGGGGGTGGCGCACGGTCCTCATCTACTGCTTGATGAAAGGTGCCATCACCTGGAAGCAGGTGGTTGCAGAGTTCGGCGAACCGAACGATGCGTGGAACGAGATGCGCTGGCAGGAAGTGACTGCTGACTTCCGGCACGGCGGAGATGAGATTGTGCAGCGGAATATTGCGAACGTAGTCCAGCTCTGAACCCCCAGTTGCTGAAAACTTGTTACAGTTTTTGACTAATCTCCCCATAGGTGTAGAGTATTCAGTGTGAGCCTTTTGAGGAGTAGTCAAATGCCAAATGAGCATGACGCCAACCGTAGTTCTGCCCTTTCGCCGGAAGCTCTGGCGATGATTAACACTGCCACGGCGCAAGCTGTTCAGGCCGCCGTGAAGAGTGTCTTCGAAAATCTGGGACCCGTCCTCAAGGATATGGCGATCACCCCCGAAAAGTTGCGGGAAGCCAACAAGCCGTACGAGGACCCTGCCAAGATCGCCCGCGAGATGCGCGAGTCGCTGAAGTCGAAGGCGGATGAAGCCGAAATCCAGAAGATGAATAACGCGCGCAAGGCCGCGTGCCCGCACCTGGACAAGAACGGTCGCTCTGCCATCTGCTTGGTTCACAATCAGCCGGATCATCAAGCGCGCGGCGTATGCGTGGTTTGCGGCGATTGGATTCACCCGAAGGAATGGCGCATCGGAGTACCTGATGAGAAGAATCCGCGTGGCCGGGCCTACTTGGTCGAGCCGCACAAAGATTACCGAATAGTTTTGCAGCTGGAGTCCATGAACTAAGTGTAGTACTTTCTGATCGACGGGGCGCAGTGATTGCCCCGAGCAGTTAAAAAAGGAGCGATCATGCAAAATGATTTGGTTTTCTCTGTAGTTGAGATCAAAGCCCTGGGGTCCGGTCTCGGTCGTCGTCTCTCTGTCCGTTTAGACGGAGATTGGCTGGACCGCGCCTCATGTAATTCGCAGGGTGCCCCTCAACCTGCCGCATATACTATTCATGCGGTCTTGCCTTATTCTCCAGAATATGGTACACTTCAAATTGGTCAACGCTTTGGGTTGGTTTCTGTTCCATTTCCTGAAATCGGAGAGGCAGGTTCGCGATGAGTGCTAAACCGAACGGCATAGTATTGTTAGTCCCTACGAGCGGACGCAACGTCTGCATCGAATGGGCAGCCGCGATTTCTTCACTGAGCTATCCCGTAGGGATGAACCATTATCTCTACATCAGCAAAGCCGACCCAACCGGTGGTCACACCCGCGCTGAACAGCGCGAGATGCTGGCGGATATGGCGTTGAAGATCAACGCTGAATTTATGATGTGGATCGACGATGATACGATCCCCCCGGCGACTGCCGTCCAAGAACTGTGCTACGTGCTGGCGCAGAATCCGAAAGCCGCGATTTGCGGTGGCATCTACTGCACCAAGGGTCATCCGACCGAACCCATCGTGTTTTTGGAACTGGGCGGAGGACCACACTGGCTCTGGACCATGGGCGACATTTTCAAATGCGCCGGTCTTGGGACCGGATGCATGATGGTTCGGACCAGCGTTTTGAAGGAACTTTCCAAGCCGTGGTTTCAGGACATCGCGAAGGCCACGCTTGGTGAAACCGAAACGCGCAACGGGGAGACGATCAACGTTGCCGCTCGGACGGGCACGGACGATCTATATTTCTGCAAGAAAGTTGCAGAGGCCGGGTACGACATCATTGCGCATGGCGGCGTCCTGCCGGTTCATGTGGACTACACCAACAACGAAAACGTTCCCTACAAGCTTCCGAAGAACTCCTACCCCGTAACCAGCTACGCTGAGAAGCTTGCCGCACTCAACGCTACGCTGCCGCCCGACAAACAGAGGATTCTGCTGCCATGACTGATCTCGTAATCGGATTCGCCGCTAACTACGATTGGCCAGCGTTGGAACCGTTTGCTGTTTCTCTTGCCCGCTCAGGCTACACGGGCAAGAAAGTGTTGTTTGCGCAGAAGCTTACCGCAGAGGCCTGCGAGCATTTGCAAGAGCTGGGGTTTGAATTGCTGCCCCTGCCGGTTTTGGATTACTCCGACGCGCAACTACCGCTTGGGAGTTTTTTTGCTTACGTCGCGCGCTTTCTTCTCATTCATCGATACCTGTACGACCATCCGCAATACCGTTTTGTTGTTACCTGTGACGCCCGCGATGTGATTTTTCAGTCAGACCCGATGGTCTGGCTGGAGAAGAATATCGGAGACGCGGGGTTGGTCGCTGCGTCCGAATATATCTATCACTGGGCGCAACAAGGAAACACGGCCTGGGTGAAAGCTGGCTTCCAGGAAGTTGATTCGTGGATGATGTCGCAGATTGTGTACTGTTCTGGTTTCATTTCTGGCAGGGCAGAGTACATGAAAGACCTTTGTCTGGCGATCTATCTGATAGGGCGGCATCTGACGGGGAAAATCTGGGGCGCGGACCAGCCTGCTTATAACGCGATTATGCACCAAAAGCCCTACGCCGACATAACCTTGGTTCCAACCATCGATCAGGGCTACTGTTTCAATCTTTGTGTTGTGGCCTTCGAAGAGTATCGCCAAAGCTTGTTGGAATCCCCGCCCCCGCTGGTTTATGGCTCTACCCGAACAGACGGAGTGAACCCGCCAAATATGTGGGATTATGATCTGGCCGATCTGAAACAGTTTGCGGTGCTGCACCAGTACGACCGTATGCCAGAACTCACCCAGCAGATTCGTTCGGAATATCGACTAGCCACTGTCGCCAAATAAGTTTTAGACTTGTCCCTCTATAGTAGGTGGTCACTACGACGCCCTGCAGGGTCCCTGCAGATTAAGAGGAAAACATCATGGCACAAATTCTTAGTTCTCGCGGGTACGATTCGTCCTACCGTGGATCGAATGCCCCTGGCGCGTTTTATCAGATTTTGACTTCCGACTTCGGTGAGCCTGCTCCCGGAGCCCCGACGCTGACGGTGCGCACCGCTTCCGGAACCATCACTTCCACCACATCCAACATCAAGTTGACTTGGATTACGGCGGAAGGCGTTTCGCTCCCGTCCACCAATACCGGCATTACGGTGAACTCGGCTGACGGCGGCGTGTCTATCGTCATCCCCACTGCTCCGACTACCGGAGCCCCGGTCATCGGGTACCAGATTTATTCGCAAGGTTCGACCGGCGCGCCTCTTTTGAATACCGCTGGCATCGTTCCCGCGCCTCAGACGTTCCAAACCACAAGCGGCCCGGTGATTGGGTTCCCGATCACGTCCACCACTGTGTTTCAGAACAGCTTTGGTACGGGTGCGGGCGTTCCTCTCGTGGACCAATCGGGTATTCAGCCTGCGCTGCCTTCGGTTTCGGCAGCTTCTGCTTCCGCGAGCGGCACCGCCGATTACGATTTCATCGTGCCCAACTCTGGGTCTCAGTGGAAGACGTACAAGTCCGTTGGATACATGAAGCCCTCGGGTGTTGCAGAAACGCCGGGCCTCTCCATGGTCGCGAACTTGGATTGTCTCGCCCCGCTCTATCCAGGTGCGACCCCAGGCACCAGCACCTACACGCAAGTGTCGGTGACACCAGGGACCTACATGGTGATGAATGGAAACCTGTTCATCTCCACATCCGCGACCGCAAACATCGCTGCCACTTTCATCGGCGGCGCAGCGTTCGCAGTCACCAAGGGCACGTCTGTAACAGACGGTTCCGTGACATGGCTGTGTCTCGGTAAGGCTGTCCTTGTCCGCGCTCACTTTATCAACAACGGCAGCAACGCACAGACACCTGTGCAGCAAGAGACCGACATTTTCCAGTTCTAATTTTCCATAGGGGCGTCTGGGTCGCTTCGGCGATCCGGCTCCTGCCAATTTTCGAAAGTAGTCAAATCACCGTTTGGAGGCAAGGCAATGAGCACATCACCCGAAGCACCCGTGGCGACACCAGCCGCCCCGGCAGCACCAAAGACTGCGATTCAGATTATCGAGCAAGAGTTGGCCAATTTCATTCAGCAACACGCACAGGCCATTTCCAAGGTTCACGCAATCGAAGGCGCAATTCAGGGAGCCCAGCATCTGTTGGGCAAGTTGAAGGCCGAAGCTGCCAAGGCGGAAGCTGCAACGAAAGCTGCAGTGTCTGACTTGGAAAAAGAGGCGGGTCAGGTCGAAAACGACGTGAAGACCGAAGCGAGCAAGGTCACGGAGTTCGTAAAAAAGGAATTGTAATTGATCTTCCAGAGATGCCTGCTCACATCACTGGATGCTCCGAACACGCCCTGTTTCTCCTCATAAGAGGGACAGGGCGTTTCTATTTCCTGAGTAGATCGAGAAGATCATGGCAAATTTCAATCTTGTTCCGAACGTGAATCAGACGACCACCATCCAAGCGATGGCGGATCAACTGAAAATTCACACGAAGCTCCAGAATTTTTTCAACGTTGGCGGGATCGACGGCCAGCCCATGCTTCGGCTGTGCGACAATGTCCAGCAGATGCTGTTGACGCGGCGCATGGGTTGGAAGTTCAACCGGGTGAATTTGGGAAGCAACAATCCTGCGGTCAACCCGCACTTTTTCGTGAGCCAGCAAGGCTTTCAGGACTTTCATCATGCTGGGGCATCGTGTTTCGCGCTCATCAATAGCGTCACGCCAGGCGGTCAACTTCCCGCAGGTGGGGCGGGCGTGGATTTGAACCCCGGCACGTATCAGAATGGCAACGCGCGCGTCAATTATGGTCCGTTCAATGGCGGCAATTCCTACGGGCCGACTGGGAACTGGCAAACCGCTGGAATCATCTTTGATCCGGTGGCCAACACTTTCACCGTGCAATTTCTCGATCCTCACCCCTTTCAATCGGCGAACATTGGGTCGTCGCAGATGCTGATCGCCGGTGTGGTGAATCCCGCGTACAACAGCACGTTCACATACAACCAGCTCACGCAAACCAGCCAGTGGATCAACAGCTACACGCTGATCGCCATCCCAGACAACTTCCATATCGTTCTGGCAGGCACGCCAGGGCAGTTCGGCTTTGTCGGAAGCATCTCCGCCAGCGGCAGCATTACAACGATCACGATGCCAAACGCGATGAGCCCCGGCGACATTATGACGTTCACAGGGATCACCACGAACTCCGCGCTGAACGGCAAGACGGTTACGCTGCTAACGGCTACAGCGTCCTCGATCACTTTCACGACTCCGACAGGCGTCACAATTACAAACGGAGCTGACACAGGAACAGTGTATGCAGCCCCATCGGGCGCGCCGGGCATCTGGAACATGGGCTGGGTCGAAGCCGCCGCGACCGCGGATATCAACAACCCCAGCTTTCCTCTGCCCGTCACGCCTATCAATGCTGTGCATCGGATCGCGCCCGAGTACACATCCACGGGCGATGCGTTGAATCTATCTTGTGAGATCGACTACGGTAACGGGGTGGTGAAATTCCGAACTTCGGAGCCAGTCAGCACGTACCCGTATGCGTTTAACGTGGTGTACCAGGCCAAGTCGCCGAAGTTCACCAGCGGTCAGAATGTGTTTCAGTGGCCGGATGACCTGTCCTACGTTTTGTTCGAAATGCTGTTGTGGCAGGGCATGCGCTTTGCGTACGGAATCACCTCGACCGAAACACAAGCGCAAATGCAAGCGGCGATGATGGCAGTTCAAGCGGCCATGGCGTCCGAGGATCGCGAGGATAATATCCAATCTTTGACGCCGAACTTCACGCTGATGGGTGGCCCGACCGGATAAAGACTTCGGGCACCTAAGTAGGGATACCCATGATTACGTTGACAAATGGTTTGCCGCAGGGTCCGAACGGTTTAATTGTGCCGAACGGCTCGATCAAGTTTCAACTGAACATCGACGCTACTGTGATCGCCGCGCCGGGCGGTTTCGTCGCGGCGGATATTCCTGTGGTGTTTCAGTTCAACGCGGCTGGGCAGATTCAACCAAATCCGCCCGCAGCCGCTGCGCAAATTTACAGCAACGCGGAGCTGAATCCGCAAAACTCGATTGGTCTGGGCACGTACTATTTGGTCACGTTCTACGATCAGAACGGCGCGCAGTTGAATATGTCGCCCATGTGGTGGCAGTTTTATGAAGCGGCAGGCTCGACGGTGGATATCAGTCAGATCACTCCGGTGTCTACCGTAGGAGGCAACGTGATTTTTTATCCGACACCAAACTTCACGAACAACATTGCGTGGAATGATATTCTTCCGGCCACGGGCAACATGGCTTTGAATAATGGGGCGTTCACGACTACGATCACCTCTTCCGGGTTGTTTGACATTGAGGGGCCGTTTCAGGTAGATGGTCCAGCTACGTTCACGGAGCAGATTACGAATGTAGGAGCTTTGATTATCTCCCCGACCACGATTTCTTTTGCGGCTCCCACGGTAACTCCGGCAGTCTCCGGCAGTTCGGTGTGGTCTTATCAAGTCGCTGCGTTCCGCTCCAATGTTTTGATTGCTCTCTCCGCTGTGGGTACCACATCAGTCGGAACGGCGACGTTGAGTGGTACGGATTTTAATACCGTCACATGGGCGGCAGTTCCAACTGCGGATACCTACGTGGTGCAGATGGTCGCGAGTCCTGCCCAGAATCCAGAAGGCATTTTCACAGGAGCGGGTATCGTGGCAGTGCTGAGTGCTCCCACGGTCACCTATAATGATGTCTCCGGGTTACCCCACTACGGTGCTGGTAATAACGCCTGGTTGTATGGGTCTGAGTCGGGTTTTGTGGGGATCACCACTGGGCTGCACATCGGCCCAGCGTTTACGGCCTTCTCCGGGGCGTTTCCCTTTACTGCCGACTTGGCGGCGGGTTCTCCGCTTGTTGTGAACTCCATCAGCAGTAATTCCGCGATTGTGGGAAACCTCCAGGTGTCTGGAGCGCAGTCCGGTTTTCCGAACTACCTGGCGACGGGATATCTTGCGTTAGAGGTCACCGCAGCTAACACGGGGTTATTCACCAGCGCGCTATACGTGGCTTCCGATTATACGGGTTCGACCGGAACCCAAGAATTTTTGTTTGGTATCATCGCCAGTCCCACGCATTCAGGTTCGGGCGCGCTGACAAACCTCGGCGGCTATTATTGCGCCTGCAACCCATATGGGACCGGCGCACTCGACACCATGTTCTGCTTTGAGGCCGACACGCCAGAGCCGCCAGGCGGAACGCTAGCAACAAACATCGGCGTCTGGATCAACGATCAGTCGGGCATCGCCACCAGCAACTACGGTTTGAAACTCGACGCGCTCACCAATGTCGGAGCCGGAAATTGGGCTATCTACGCCGACAACGGAATAGTAGATTTGGGCGGCAACCTGAGTACTCAAAACAGAACAGCCGCCATTAGCACTGTGAATCGGTCTTCTCCCACGTTCACGTTAGGCGGCCACTATTGGACGGGCTCCGTATCGGCGGTGGACTCCTGGACGCTGCAGGATTTTCTGTACCTCGGAGCCGTGTATACTTTGTCCGCTGCTTCAAACGCAGCCGGGGGTCAGACAACATACACTGGTGTTTTCATCCCGACGCTGCCAGTCGGCACAACGCTGACCATTGCGGGATTTTCGAATGCGGGTAACAACGGAAGTTTTACGGTTACGGACAATCGTGGAAATTCGCTGGTGGTTGGAAACTCGGGCGGGGTGTTGGAAAGTCATGTCGCTACGGCCACGGTGACATCAGGCAGTGGCAGTGCGCTGCTCTTTACGCACGCTGGGTCTTCTAGTCGGACCCAGATTTTGATCCCGAATGCTTTTAGCAACTACCCAGATTTGGCGTTCGAGGGAGACACTGGATTAGGATTTTCGAATCTGGGGTCTTCTGAACTGCAGCTTTCGTGCGGCCCATCGGCTGCCTTTTTGTGGACGACGAATACGTTCGAAGTAGGTGTTGGAGATATGTGTTTCGGCCCTGCCGGGGTCGCCATGGTGTCTCTGCACACGGACCCGACAACGACATACGCTTTGTCGGCGGCGTCAAACGCATCGGCGGGCAACACGACATACACGGGGGTTTTTTCTCCTGTGGTTCCTGTGGGGGCGAAAGTTAACGTCGGTGGATTTACAAACTTCGGAAACAACGTAACCTATGGTGTCACAGTCTCCTGCAATAGCACAACCTTAGTTGTGGTCAATCCCAATGGTGTAGCCGAAACCAAAGTGGCCTCGGTCTCGACCAGCAACCCGTGCTTTTTTGTGGGGCTGGGCGGATCGGCGGTTTCCGGCTTTACGGCGACTCTGGGGGTTCCGCCACAGGGCTACGATCCTCCCGCTACGGGAACATGGACAAGTAGCCAAGCCGGGCGGCTGTGGTTCAACACCGCCACCTCGCAACTGCGATACTGGGACGGCGTAGAAACCGCATCAGTGCCGGGCACGGTCGCCACATCGCACTTGACCGCGCAAGCCGCTGCGATCTCCGCGACAACCATCTATGCGGTTCCCGCTGCTTTGGGGGGCCTGTATGAAATTTCGTGGTCGGCGACGGTAACGGTTGTGGATGGCAGCTCATCCACACTCGGTGGTGCCACGGGCTTTCAGGCGAAGTACACAAACGTGAATGACTCTGTAGTGAAAACTACCAACCCCACAACCGCGACGATTTCAGCCGGAAATACTACGGCAACATCGATTGGCGGGACTGTTGTGGCCTACTGTAAGGGCGGCACGAATCTGCAGTATCTGTTCGGGTACACGAGCAATACTCCAGGGCAGATGAATTACGATTTGAACATCTACGTGCGGTACCTCGGATAAGACGAGATGCTGTTGGGCGCAGCGGTAACTGAAACAAGACTTTCCCTTCCATAAGTGAGGGTCTACCCTCAATCACATAGTCTTGGGTGTATCATGGCGCGCCGATTAAGCGCATCCGATCCGATCTTGTCCATCGATTTCTGGACATCCGGATTTTATACATATCGCTCGCAGCTGTTCGCTCCGTTCAAGGGAATCGGAGTCAACGTAGTGTCTTTCCACGACCCGGTGATTGCGGGCAGCAACATGGAAGACACCGACAAGCTGGAGTGGCAACGCCGTCCCGGCTTCTCTATATTCTGCCCGATCCCTCTCGCTGACGATGAAGTTGTCAATCAGTTCTATTCTTATCGGAATTTGAATGGTGTCGTGGTTTCCCTGTTCGACTCGACCACGCGCTTGGCCTCTTTCACGGATACGACGCTAACGCCCATTATCACGAAGACCACATCCGAACAGGGTTTCATCAGCGCGGTTGGGAATATGTTTTATTTCTCCGACGGAGCTTCTGCCGATCTATACAAGTTCGACGGGGCGAACGTCAGTGTCTGGGGGCTGGCTGCGCCGACTGTGACGCCTACAGTTTCAGGCATGGGTTTTTGGCAACCGTTTACCAGCAGCAGCAAAATCGGGACGATCCTGGACACGAATGGAAGCATCGAAAGCTTGTCCAGCGTCTTCAGTCCGAACGGGACGCAGGAGTCTCCGGGTTCCAGCGACATTATTTTCATTCCGGGCGGCGGTGGCAACGGCGGCAGCGCGGCGAACTGGGCGGGGGGCGCATTTCCCGGTGCGAAATATACTGAGACGTTCAACGATTGTTTTAGCCACTACCTGTTTTTGAACAGCTTCAATTTCCATATTCCGGCTGCAGCTACCATCACTGGGATCGAAGTGATTCTGTACAAGTACGCGGACAATGTCGTCAATCCGGCGAGTTTCGTGCAAGATCGGAACGTGTTCTTGGTGGTTGGCGGAACTCCTGTGGGGTCGGATCGCGCGAAGGTGGGCAACTGGACCGACTCAGGGCTCGTGCCATATGTGTACGGCGGTAAGACCGATCTGTGGGGGCTGACCCCCAGTCCTGCGGACATCAACGCCAACGGTTTGTCTGGATTCGGCGTGGTCCTGTCGGCGAATCTTTTTACATCGTCCGCGAACGTGGATGCGGTCGTGGGGGTTTCCTCGCCTGTTGCGCCGGTCGTCACGATTTATTTCACCGTGCCTTCCGGAACGCCGACGCCTGGATTGTCGGGCGCGACCGAGCCTGTCTGGCCCACCGCTGTGAATGGCGTCGTGACCGATGGCGGAATTGCGTGGAGCAATTTCGGTCCTATCGCGACTTGGTTTCCATTTACGAATTATCCCCCGCCGGTTGTGATTTTGGATATCAACGGCAATCTGCAGCTCGGTACTGCCACAACACCCGTGGTGTTGGCGTGGGACGCTGGGACGACCTACTCGACCGGGGACCTGGTGAGTTTCGGCGGCTCGTATTGGATTTCTGTCTTCCCCACGGCGAACATGGGGGTCGCGCCGAACTCTGTGACCACCGCGACAACCGGAGGAACCACTTCAGCTTACTGGGCTCCAGCATCTTCGCCAGTTCAAACAGGTCCAATCATGCCCGTGTGGCAAACCACACTTGGTGCGATCACCGATGATGGTGACTATGCGTGGGAGAACATTGGCCAGGGGACGGGTTTGGCTTTCGTGGGCTACTCCTATGTCTATGGGTACCGCACAGTCTATGGTCATCTGACTACATCCTCGCAGACGAGCCTGAATACCGGGGCGATCCTGGGGCCGCTGAACGGAAGCATCACCGCATTCTCCATTACCGGCGATGTGGTGACGTTTACGGGGAACAATAATTTCGTGGTTGGGAACGTGTTTGAAGTGACGGGATTGACGGTTGGGATATATCTGAACAACCAATCGTTCACAGTTCTTTCGGCGGTGCCTTCGGCAACATTCCCGTTAACGCAGGTTCAGGTGACGACCAACGTTGTGACGGTTACTGCCCTCAACAATCTGATAGCTGGTCAAACAGTGACGTTCAACAATGTGGCCTCTGCGAGTTTTCTCAACGGCGTGACCGCGACGGTGTTGGCATCTGGATTGTCGGGCACCCAGTTTGAAGTGGACCTGACGAATCCGGATTACGGCCCAACGGCGGATTCAGGAAATGTGGTCATCGTCGGAAGTTGGACTGCGTCCTTTATGCACGCGGACGTGGGTGCAACCACCGACACGGGCGTTGCGCTGCCGCTGATCGCTACCATCACAGGCATGGGGACGGGCTCGCCGCTCAGCAATTCGGTGGCCAATATCACAGCTGTGAGCGTGGCCGCAAACATTGTCACGCTCATCGCCAGTAACAACTTTCAACCAGGCATTTGGGTGACGCTGGCAGGATTGACGAACGCCACATTCTTGAACGGGATTCAGTTTCAAGTGATCTCCGTAGATAAGCTTGTGGGCACTTTGAACACTCAGTTCCAGGTGTTTCTTGAAAACGCGGATTACGTGCAGACTGCGGATACGGGGACCGCGACCTTCAACGCGATTGAGATTTACCGTACCAGCGACGGTGGCGGGGTGTATCTGTTTGATGGCGCGGTGACCAATCCCGGCGCGGGCGCAACATGGACCTACAATGATTTTGTGATCGACGCTGATTTGGATGTGCTGTTGGTGGCCCCCCAGGGACACCAGAATGATCCCCCGCCAGGCGGCGCGGGCTCGACGATCACGCCCGTGGGGACGCTGTCGGTTTATTGGCAGGGTCGCCTGTGGCTGGTTGTGGGGAACTTCGTCTATTTCGACGCGGGTCCGGACTGCACCAATGGTATCCCCGAGGAATCATGGCCCCCTGGCAACCGTTTCCAGTTCGCAGGCCCTGTGTTCGGTCTGGAGATCACAGCGGACGGCGTTGGTCTCCTTGTTTACCTGGCCGACAGGGTTGCGGCCATCTTGGGCGGCCCTGAGACAATTTCATTCTATGCGACCAATGCGCTGTCGAATTTCGGCATTTCCAACTTTAACGCGATCTTCCGCGATGGGTCGGTCATCGGGCAGTTTACTACACAGCGTCAGTATTTTGAATTGCTGGAGAAAGAGAAGCAAGAGATCGGGTCACACATCGCGGACTATTTGACCCAGAATTTCGACGCGGCGTCCACATACGTGACGATGCATCGTGACGGTCTGGACGTGGGTGTCTTCCTGAGCAACGGTGTGGATCAAGTTCTTCGGTTTGGAAGCAACATCAGTGCGTGGAGTGTTCCAGCCTTCCCCACCTTTGGTGCGGGCGCGCTGCGTTCGATTGAAACCGCAGTGGGTGTGTACAGCTTGATGTTGGCGACACCGCGTGGCGGAGTGACGGCCACCGTTGGCCCGGTGAATCCAACCTCCGGCACCAGTGTCGGCGCGGGAACCGCATGGCTGACACCCAACAATATCACGTTGGGCAATCCGGCAGATTATGCTACCGCGACCTTTGCAGGCTCAGGCACATCGGCCATTTTGCGCGCGGCGGGCTACCCTGCGGCGCTGAGTGTTCCCACAACGGCAGTGATCCAGGGTGTAACCGTTTCGATTGTCGGAAAGCAAACGACCGCCTCGAATCTGACTGTGACGATCACGCCGACAAATGCGGTTGCTGGCGCGGAGACTCACACGTTCAGCTTCGGGACGACGAACACTACGGAAACTTTTGGCAGCTCGACCGATCTATGGGGGATGCCGTGGGGAAGCCCTGTCAGCGGAGTGATTGGTTTTGACATCACAACCGCCAATACCGGGGGCGGCACGCCCGAGGTTTTTGTGGCCGAAGTCCGCGTTACCGTGACCTATCAAAATCCAGGGAACTATCTGTACGCGCGCGACACCAACTCCTGGGGTGACGCCGGAGTATACGGCGCGAATAACGGGACGCCGTACGACACTACGAACATCACAGTCGGCAGCATCACGCTATCTCAACCTGGCGGTCTGCTCATCCCACTGCAGCATGTCGTGGGATACTTCGACGCGGCAGGTACGCTTGACCATGGCGGTCCCTCGATCCCGAACATCTGGATCATGCCGAACGAGATTTCCGACGACGCGGGCATCGGATTCGTTTACTTGCCCGAGGTATCGCAGGAGCCCCCTACCGGGCAGAATATGCCGTCCAAGTCTTTGTTGTCCTTGCGGTGGCCGGTGAACATGGTGAACAGCAACACAATGTCTCAGTTTATCCATCACCTGCAGGTGAAGATTCAGTTTGAACCTGAGAATGCGCCGAACACGATCAAAGTGTTGGCGTTCAAACAAGATCAGTCATAAGGCGGTACTATGAAAACACAGGATGATCGGCTTCAACCGCATGCGGGATCGACACCCAGCTCTCAGGTTGTGTGGCCTGCGAATCGGCAGCAAGCCAACCAGATTCAACAGACCAAGGGTTCAGCGAAGCCCCAGACGTTCGATGTGAAACCAACCACGCAACCCAACCAGTCGGCGGTTGCGCCGCGCACGACCCCAGGACCTGTAACCAACATTCGGGTGGTTTCGACGCGCCCGGCCAACGGCCAGAAGACCATTACGGTGCAGTTCAATCATCCGGCAGCAGACCCATATTTTGCAGGTGCGAATATCTACCTGCGTCGCGCAGGGAGCCAGCAGCCGGTGCTGGTAGCGGGGGGCGCGCAATCACCCTTGACGTTTACGGTGCCGGTGCATACCGCGCCGCACACCATTCACATCACCTCGTTTGGCAACTGGGGGGAGACGGATGTGAAAACGAGCCCGAGTCGGCCCGTCCGGTTGATGTAGAATTAAGACTTTGGTTTCTTAATCAGGGAGACCTTTTATGAGCGGACAGTGGACCTTTCGGCTGGCAGTACCGGAAGACGCGGAAGCATTTGCGCGCTGGGCGGCTGGTAACCCGCTGATCGATCCAAAGGACTTGCAGACAGGGCTCAAGAAAAACAATCCGACGATCTTGTTTTTCGCAGTAGAAAAAGATGGCGTTGTGCAGGCGTTCGCGCCGCTGTACTGCCCAATGATCTTGGCTTATCTGGGTTTCAACCCTGAGGCGACAAGCGAAGACAAAAAGCAAGCGATGCAGACGTTGCTGGACGGGGTTTCGGCGTTCGCGGTGCAGTTCGGGATTCGCGAGATCATAACGTTGAGCAAGGAAAAATATCCTGTTGCGCAGTGGGCTTTGGCCCATGGGTTTGAGATTGATCCGCGCCAGCTTTTGAAATTAGACTTGAACAAAATTATGGAATCTGCAGAGGTACCAGCAAATGTGTAGTAGTGGCGGTGCTGTTGCACATAACGACGAAGCTCTCCAAAACGCAAGCCTTGCTGCGTACAAGGTGATGAATGCGGATTTTGGCACAACCTTCGCCGAACAGCAGCAGGTGCTTGGTCAGCAGCGCGCCAAGCTGGAGTCTATCGCAGCGAACCCGATGGGATATACGCCTGAACAACTGCATACGGCTACCACTTCGATCAACGATAATACGGCGACAGCAGCGAAACAAGCGATTGGTGCGGCGGCTTCCTACGCGGCGGCACATGGCGGCGCGGATATAGGTTCGGGTCCCACGGGCCAAATCGCGGGACAGATCGCATCAGGGGCGGCACAAAGCAAAGCCCAGCAACTGAGCGCGCTGAGTAACGCGAATCAGGAGATGAAGCAGCAAAATTTCAGGTATGCGATTAGCGGTCTGACCAATGTAGGAAGTGAGTACGGCAGCGAAGGCGGAACAGCCCTTAGCGGGGCTTCCAGCGATTCCAGCGGGGTGGTTAACTCAGGGTCGGGAGTCTTGGCGGCACAGGCCGCAGATCGCGCCAACACAATGGGACTGATTAAGGGGATCGCTGGCCTCGTCACCTCGCCTTTCACGGGCAACGCTTAAATAAGGATTTCTCATGTCCGAAAAAGTGAATTTGCAGCGGTCTTATAGCTCGTTGAACGAACGGCTCGCAAAACTGTTTGATGAGTCAGGCGTGCGGCGTTCTTTCACGATCCCGTACATTGACGGGCAGAAGACTGATGAACATATCCAAGCGGTTGGGCAGGTGGCCGCGCAAGCTGGCGGATTGACCAATAATTTGGTCACGTCATCTCATCATTCGACTGGGAAGGGTTGGGGAACCGGAGATGGCCATACGGTTGGTCATCCCAGTGAGAAGCTCCGGGCCACGGTGATCCCCCAGAATGACGAGAACGCCAAATCCGCGATTGAGGCGGCGCAGAAGTACCTGACAGACGTGGCAAAACTGGTTGGAGATGATGATCCGACTATCGTGGTTGCCAACCATCAGCTTGACCTGGTTAAGAAAACTGACGGCTCGGGAATGAATTTGCTGGACTTTGGTGTTATGCTGACTCAAATCATGTCGGCTCCTACGCAAGCGGTGGCGCGGGCACATTCCGGAACCAAGGATGGGGGGCATTCTCCTCAACTCCGGGCTCCCGGCGCGCAAGCGGCTCAGGAATCGACGGACGAGCCCCAAGGCGAGGCTCCGGCGGCTGGACAGGCATCAGAGGGTCAGGAAGCGGCTCCGGCAGCCCAGGCGGCTCCTGCAGCTAACGCGACCCCATCTGGCGCAGCTCCTGCGGCAGCGCAGGCACAAGGATAACGATCATGGACGACACATCCACAACTCCGGTAGCCACCCCCGCGCCCGATGACACGGCAGCGGCTGCCGCGCCTGCGCCCACAGCTCCGGCTTCTGATCCGGCATCGGTTCAGGCGCAGATTGCTCCTTTTCAGCAGAAGGAACAGGAGGCCTATCAAAAAGCTTCCGATTTGGCTAATCCTCCTGCCGCGCCAGCACCAGGACCGCATGCTCGGCTTCTTTCCATGGTGAAAGGCTTGGTACAAGGCTTGGCAATCGGGGCCGACGCTTTTGCTACCAGTGAAGCTACGGGGGGCAAAGAGGGCGGTGTTCAAGAGGTTCTGAAGGTTCGCCAGGAACAACAGCAACAAAAAATTCAGGCGCAGCAAGCCGCCACGGCGCAGCGCAACCAGCAGATTCAGCAACAGTTGATGGTTGGGGATACCAACCACAAATTGGCGCAGAACATCATTCTGTTGGCCACGTTGCCCAATGAATTGGCCAAGAGCGATCTCGAAGTGAAGGGCGCGCAGCAAGCGCAGGCGATAACCGGTGCCGATTTCCAAGCGGCGCACGGCGGCATGACGCCCCAGGAGTTCAGTACTGCTTTGTCCGGAACTGCACCCGCAAACGGCGGGCAAGGCGGTACCGCGAGTTCGTTTTTCACGACCACGGCAACTCAGCAACTGGGCGCAGCTCAGAAGATTTTGGGCTCGGACGATCCATACGTGCAGAAACTGCAGACCGTGCTTTCCGATCCGAAGGCAACGCCCAAGGATTTGTGGACGGCCACCAATCAAGTTCAAAATCAAGTTGGGCTCCAAGAGAAGGCGACCGAAGCGCAGACGAAGCGCGAGGCTGCGGCGTCCAACAGTCCCGTTGGCAAACTCTCCACACCTGAGGCTCTTGTGGCCCCCGGCGCGGTAGAGGCAATCAACGCGAAAATCAAGGACCCGAGCACGGACCCCAAAGACGTTCCGCGACTGCAAGCTCTGATTCCTCTGGCGCAGGCTGCGCAGGAACACAAAATTGCGTTGGACCGCCAGCAGAAGCAGATGGAGCAGGATGTGCAGGCGGGTGACCCTGCGGTTATTGGGCAGGAAATGGCCTCGGGTCTTGTTGCGCCATCTCAGGTTTTGAGCGCGCGTTCCATGAGTCGTCCATTTTATTCGAAGGTGCTGTCTGCCGCGAATGATGCAAGTATGAAGGCGACTGGGAAGCCCTTTGATGCCACGCAAGCAGAAGCTCAATACAAGTACGCGCTCAACCCGCAGACTCAGAATACACTCAACATGGTGGATTCACTGGAGAAGCCAGGCGGAGTCGCAGACATTCTTTTGGAAAAAGGCAAAGCGTTGCCTACTGTCGGGGTTCCTAAGTTCAACAGCTGGGAGCAAGCCCTGAGTTACCAAACAGGCGGCAAAGAGGTTCCTGCGTACATGCCTGCAGCGGTGGATTTTGCGGACATGTATTCGAAAATCATGGGCGGCGGCGTCGGTAGCGATTCCGCACGGCTCCAAGCTTTGAATCTTGTCCTGGCCGCACAAAACGCACCTCAGCGCGCGGCGTCGGTTGAGACCCTCAAGGATACACTGAAGCAACGCGGTGGCAGCATGGTGCGGGATAATCCCACGCTGAACGCCATGTATCCCAATTTGACGCAGAAGGTCAAGGCGTCCAATTTTGCGCGTCCTGCTAATGTTTCGGCGAACGCGAAACTCATGCAAGCTCCTGGGGGCCAGCCTCACTGGATCGAGCCTCAAAATCAAGCCGCCGCGAAGAACGCGGGCGCGGTTGAGATACAATAATGCCTCAAGACCCTTTAGCGCAACTTGGAGTTCCGGCCACACCTGCAGCGAATGCTGATCCGTTGGCTTCTCTCGGGGTGTCGGCAGCGTCGTCAAGCGGGTCTTCGCAGACCCCTCCCCCAAGCCAAGGTGTTCTCTCCACACTCGCGGACACGGGTGCGGATGTTGCGGCAGGGGTTGTCAAAGGCGCGGGCGATACGGTTAGCGGTGTCTCTCATCTTCTTAACAAAATTCCTGGTATCGGCGAAACGCTGGCTCCGTCCGCTGGTGTCGGGGCTCTCGATCAACTCGACACTTCGAAGAATACCGCCCAGTCCGTTGGCAAAGGGATTGAGGGAATCGCGGAGTTTGCTGCCGGGGACGAAGCCCTTGAGGGCGCGGCGAAGGCATCGAAGTTGGTGGCTCTGGCGCAGAAGTATCCGTTGATCGCCAAGACCCTGGACATGGCGACTGCCCATCCGTGGTTGGCGAAGATCATTACGGAAGGTGCGAAGGGTGCCACTGTTGGTGGTGCAGAGGGTACCGTCAAAGGTGCTCAGAAAAATCGCCCGGCTTCCGGCGCGGCAATCGGCGCGGCCACCGGTGGTTTGACCGGCGCAGCTGTTGGCTCCGCAGTAGGCGCGGTCGATGCGCTCAAAAGTATGAAAGTGAATCCATTCCGCGCCATACTAGAAGGAAAAGGTGTGGCACAGGAGCCTGCGGAAGCCGCGTTGCGTCAAGGCGTGCAGGAAAGCGCGCAAGCTGCGGGAGTCGCGCCAGCCGCGCAAGCAGGGATCGCTGCAAATCCCGTTCTGGCAGGCAACGAAACAGTTTTGGATGAACCGCTGCAACTTATCGCCAGCAAAGAAAAGAAGGCGTACCAAGCGGTCGATAAAACGGTTGGGTTCGACTTGAAAGAGGCGAAGCTCGGGTTGAAGAACGACCAATATAACCTGCAGCAGCTGGGAAACACTCCGGCGGATCAGGCCGCGCGTAAAACGCTCACGGAGTCCATCAACGACTCCACAAGCCGAATCAACCAGGCAGAAAGCAAACTCAAAGCGGCAGGCATCGATCCAAAAGCCGCCGATCAGATTCACACTGCCCGCATGGCCGGTGAGGATTTCAAGAAAGCGATTGTGCGTACGACCGCGCCAGACGGAACGATTAACGTGGATCAACTGCTCAAGCAGAGCAAGACATTGCGCTTTACAAAGCGTGGCGACCGATTGGCGCAGTTCATGGGGCCGAAGGCTGCAGACGCCTACATGCAAGAACTGCAAGCGGCTCAAGAGGCAGGTGTCCACGCCATGAAAGTGCAGAAGATCGCCAAATGGGTTGGCGGCCTCGCGGCCAGCGGGTTAGGGTTGGGTGCTGGGGCGGAGGTGGCTTCGCATTTGTTTCCGCCTACGCCGTAGTTTTTTCCTTTGCTGGTAGTTCCACGCCATCAATTCAAACATCGCGCAGAACACCTGGAAGATGCAGTACATGGCGAACAGTGTGCAGGCTATCGCAATCATGGTGTCTCCATTTTCAGTGGGTTGATCTCGCGGCATATGGGGCAGCGGCGAGGTGCTTTGCCGAAGCAAATAAACTCCATCTTTGGTTGAGCGGAACACAAAAAGCCGAAAGATTTGTCCTCTATCCTGGTCAGGATGTGTTCCCACTTGGTTGGTTTTTCGGGCTTCTGTTCTTTGCGAGCGGCAGGGCTGCTTCCCTCATCCACTACAAAGCGGTCTGTCATTAAGCCGTCCTTTTGCGGGTCAGAATGTTGACTTCGGGGCCGTCCTCTGCTGGGTCTATTTCGGCCACCAACTTCTGGGCGAGATCGGGGATGCCGAAAGCCATCAGAGCGGCGATAATCATTGTGCGTTCAGGTTTAGTTACTTCGATTTTTACTTTCATATGGTTCCCTCCATGTGCTGAGAATACCAAAGACCTAGTTTTTTGGCAATGGTACCAACGTACCGAAAATTTGGTGACTTTGCGTACCATAAGTGTAAGCAGGAGAATGTCTTGACTCGACCGACCTACTGCCCTCAATGTGCCAGCCGCTACGCGGAGATTCATGGGTTGTTGTATGCCATGGGTGAAGCGGTTGGGGTGCCGTGTAAAGATTCGTGGCATCGTGGGGAGACCTATGATCCCAACATTCTCAATTTGACGGAAGAGGATCGGCAATTTTTAGCAGATCAGTGCATCAAAATCTAACCCAGGTGATTTATGCACCCGCAACTAGACTTGATCGATCAGTTGATTCGTATGTTTGGCTGGCCCGCTCTATTGGGAGCTTTGGTTTGGGTTGTACGCAAGTGGGATAAGGCGACGGATGAGTTTCGTTTGATCCATGCCACTACCGTTGAGACGCGGCAAATGGTTGCCGACACGCTGACCGGAGTGAACACGATTCAGAATAACCATCTGACCCATTTGGAAGCGGAAGTGAAGGAACAGACACCGATCCTTGCGAACATGGACAAAACTTTGGCCGTGATCGCCGCGAAGCTTGAACGCTAAATCTGGACGCCCCAGAAGGCTCGTTGTTGAAATGGTACTTTCGGCAGCAGCTTCACGCATGACGAATCCGCTGAGATGGTGAACTGGCGTTCGGTTGGGAACTGCACCACGACCGTCAGGTGCTCGGTTAACACATTCATTTTGGTCACGGTGCCGCAGTATCCTGCCGCTGGCCCGGTTAGAATTTCCACGAAGTCTCCGCAGTGAACTATAGGCACGTTTGGCACATTGCCGGTCTTCATCATTTTTTGGATATCCTCGTTGGGCACGGTTACCGCGCGCACGAATCCCCCTTCATCGTTGCACATCGCAGAGAGTTCCGAGATGCCGCGAACGCGGGTCAGCGCGCGAACCAGAGAGGGCGACGTGCAGCGGGCAAAGAAATAGCCAAACTGTAGTTCGCCTTCTGCGTTCACTGGCGCGAAGATTTGGGCGGCTTTTTTGCCGAAGAGTCTTTTGCCCTGGGTTTGAAGGATCGGGGTGAGCTGGTCCATGCGGTGCGCCGACGATATCTCCAGCATGCACCACGGCGTGTCCTTCAACGTCTCGACCGGGCCGAAGGAGAGTAGCGGCGAAGTCTCTGCCGGGGGCGCGGCGAAGCGCAAGCTCTTAACGCGCCGGAGCCGAGAGACACAGCTCTTGCTGAGTCCTGCCTTTGTGAGAGACGCCTGATGGGTCAGGTTGCGCAGATAGGCACCCACGGCTACCACTCGAATATCCTTGTCCGCAAGTAGCGCGCTGATGGTTGGGCGGAAGATTCGGCGGATCGCCGGAACGGGAGCCTTGACTTTCTTTGCGATGGCCGCGTAGCTTTGAGTCGAGGCGTAGAGCAAGATCATGTCGGTCAGGCTGCCGTACGGTGTTGTCTCTTTGCCAGATTTTACCAGCAAAGGCCGGATCACCGACGCATCAGGGTTGAGCCCTAGCAGTATGAAAGCACCCATGGTCTGTTCGATGATGCGCAGGGCTTGCCACGTTCGCGTTTGGATGAACCCGTGGGCTTTGCCGATGAAGGCTTGTGATTTGTGAAGCACGTAGTACTCGACGCAAAGCTCTTGGAATTCGGGGCGCAGGGGCTCCAGCAGCTTGTGGAATTTTTCCGGAAAGTCTTTGGCGAACGCGGCGAAACTCAAGAACCCGCTATTTTCTGGCAGGGCTTCGGCACTGAGAAGCGCGTCCTCTTTGTCGTCTTCGTTTTTGCGCCGATTGAAATCTTCGAAGCTGGCGGCGTTGGCGACGTGATCCATATAGCTGGAAACACCTTGCGTGTTGTCGCCGCGCATGCGCGCTTGGCCGCGCAACCACCGGCCACCGAAGTGTCCATAGCTGCGCCGACCGAGACTACAAGGATTGCGCAAACCGCACGATTTGCTTTTCATAGGCCGCCTAGTCCGTCCAGGTATCGTTTTGCATTTCGCCAGTAGGAATCAACTAAAGCATTGAACAGCTTGCCGTGCCGCAGTTCGGGTTCAGCGACATGGACCATCTCATGCACGAGAGTTTTTCCCCAGCGTTTGTACGCGGAGTTTAGGAAAATCACGGGTCTGACACAGTTATCGTCTTGAAAGGTGATCCCGAAGCACATAGGGATCGTGTCTCTGGTGACGAGAGACACCGTGGCCTCGGGGAGTCGGTTGTGCCACAGTAGGCGATTGAGATGACGGTACGCTGCCGCAGGGGTCATAATGGGCCAATAGTACCAAAGTACTATCGGTTTGTCAAGGCAGGATTAAAGACCGAGCCATTTTAATTGTTCCTCAATTGGGTCTTTGGCGGGTGCCGCCGAGACAAGCACCAGCCCTTCGACCCAGCTCCAACCTCCGCCGATCTTTACCATCGGCAGGAATGGGCAGACCGCTTCGACTTCGAACACTTCACCGCCGAACACGGACTGAACGGAATCACCGAGCGCGATCATCTTTGGTCCATTCCTCGTGCAGCTTATCTACCAAATGCCTCGGGTAGGCCACGGAGAAGTGTTTTTCTATGCCCGAAGGCGGTGTTGGGATGAGCCGCGCGGAGCCTTGCTCATCGAAAGTTTTGTGGGTGCCCTCATATTGGCGCACCCAGTTGGATAGATCGACACCGCTTGGGAGTTTTGGCGGAAAAAGCCAAGAGAGAATTCGTGCGAACATTATCGCTTCACAATCGGCTGACGAAGCGAGCCGTCCGGATTGTTTTCGAAGTGGCCGTATCGGAAGCGGTCGCGCACCAGAGCCGCCGCATCGAAGGTTGGATCGTAGGCATTGCCGATTATTTTGTTGCGATCCGCTTTGAGCCAGCCTTTGTTGCCATAAACGGTGCCGGTGAGGATATCCACAAGAAACGCGGATGAACCGGAGATCACGAGATGGAACATAGTCTTTCCGGTCGTGAAGCGGGTGGTATCGTAGAAGCTGGTGAGAGGGTCCGCGCCATATTTGTTGATGTAGTCCCGGCACGCAGCTTGGTGCCAACTGGTGCAGAGATTTTCGATTGCCAGTACTTGTTGCAGTGTCGGTTTCGCCATCACAGCACCTCCGTTTGAAGTACTTGCACATCTCGGTGTTTCCACGTCGGCAGCACGGCCAGCACTTGCTCAACGCTGCCCGCCTTTACGTGGACGTTCTCAGTTCCGCGCACGGAGACTGTCAGACCTGCGCGTTCGAGTCGATCAGCGGTCGTGTTTACTTGCGTTGGCCCTGTCCAAACTTTGAGAAGTTGCATCGGGGTCTCCTTGATTGCGAGACTATGATCTCACGAGATCGAGTTTGGGTCAATAGTACAAAAGTCCCAGTACTAGGGCTCAAAAATAATGCTTGACATTTGGACTTGGGCCGGGTATATTGGAGGAGTTAATTCGAGGGACTTGGGCGGCACAGTAGGCTTCGGGAAAAAGGATCGAAGCCATATACCACCGGGGACCACGCGAACCGCCTCTTAAACAGAGTCGAATTCACCTCGGATTGGCTGGTGGAGGCGGGGGTAAACCTATAGAGGTCCCTTGCCCTAAACTTTCGGTGGGGTCTAAGCGCCTGCTAAACGCCGAGCCGAAGAGCCTAGCATATGTAGCACAGAACTAGGCGGGACCCCAAATTACGCTCGTAGAACGCTCATGGCGACCTAACTGGACGGCGGTTCGACTCCGCCCAGGTCCACCAGAGCGCATTCCTGTTCCGGGTCAACGGGACCAACCCGTAAGACCATTCGGTACGGAACAAACCTGACGAGGGGGAGTGCGCTTTAATGGTGGGCCTGACCCGGTTTCGACAGGTGGGTTTAGCGGTGGGGCTTTTTCGAGCCGTCCTGACAACGACGTGAAACTAGATCAAACTATAACTGTCAAGCAAACGCTTGCCAAGGTGATTGAGTTCGTCGTTCCGGTTCGCTCGCGCGAACTGGCAATGGCGGCTTAGTTGCCGGGAGGGGCTGCCCGCAAGGTGGCCCCTTCACATTTTTCGTGGTTCCCTGGATAATTACGACAGGGATTAAATCGGCGACCGGATGCGCACAGCAGCCAGCCACACCTTTTTTTTGGAGGAGACTTGATGAGCGAACCACAGGCAATGCTGCCTCGTTTTTGCGAGGCGGAAGGTTGTTCCAATCCTGGTGTTTATCTAGTCGAGTTTGAAGAGGGCCGGTCGGAATGGTTTTGCGAAAGCTGTTTGGAACCAGCTGAGGAGACAGAAGGTGTCTAAGCATCCTGGCATGGTTTTGAACGCGGACGGGTACCTGCGAATCAAGGCGCGTCGAAACGGATTGCGCGATCAACTGGCGCACCGCGCCTACGCTGCTCGCCAGCTCGGAAGGAAAACACTCCCCAGCGAATTCGAAGTTCACCACGAATGCATGAACCGCGCCTGCTGGCCGCCTACCGATTTTCATTTGGTGATCGTGGATCAGGCATTAGCACCGCATATGTACCAGAGGCGCGGCAACAAGAAAGCTCCGCGCCGGAGGGCAGCATGAGCGCCTATCGCGTGCATCGCTTGGAGTGGGAGCACCAAGAGCCCAGAGACTTGGAATGGGCGCTACGCACCAAACTGCGAGTGAAACTTGAGAAAGAAAAGGAACCGGTGCCAGCGGAATTGTTGGTTCAAGCATATACCGAGGCTCATCGAATCGGGGAATTTTGGAGAATGGTTTACGGTTTATCGTGGGAGGAAAAATGAGTTTCGACGGATTCACACCGATCAGTTCGGACCATATCGACGGAGTTAAGTACGACTCGTTTGCACAGCGGCTCACCATCCGTTTCAAAAACGGATACATCTACGACGTGCATGGCGTGTCGCCCAAGGAGCACGAAGACTTCCTGAACGCACCCTCGCAAGGCCAACACTTCCATAGTCAGATCAAAGGGAATTTCCACATCGAACGGATCAAATAAAACAACGGGCAGAAGATGTTTTTCCTGCCCGTCTGGGAATTACGACTGTGGGACTGTGCCTGATACGATGTTGGATGGGGAGGATTCTACGCCCGAGCTATCCACTGCCGTGACATAGTAGAAGTACGTCTGTCCAAGCTGGATGGCCGAGTCGTTGTAATCGAGTTGGTTGATGGGGCTCGGGGTCAGTTTAGTCCAGGGGCCTGATGATCCAGGCCCCCGGTAAACGTTGTACCCCACAACTGGATCGGTTCCCGGTACTGCCGCTGTCCAGTCCAGAGCCGCATAGTGGCCGACTTGGATGGAGAGCTGGATGGTGGCCGTCTGCTGGGCTCCGAAGAGTATTCCAGCGAAAGCCAGCATCGTTAGCAGCAAGAGAGCCAACGCAAGTTTGAGGTGTAGGCTCATTGCGCCGACGCCACTTGGAGTGTGAAGGTGATCGCGCCGGTCACGGTCGGAGTTCCTGCCAGATGGCAGTTGTTGCCGACAGTGGTAAGAGCGATGCCTGTTGGGAGTGAGCCCGCGCTGACGCTGCAGGTATAGGGTCCGATGCCGCCCGTGAACGCCACATCCGCTGAATACGGCTGGCCGATCAAGGTAGCAGGGATCGTAGTGGTTGTGAACACCAGCTTGGCAATGACGATGACCGTATATGCCTGAGTCTTGGTGGCAGGAGGCGTTTCCGAATCAGCAGCCTGCACGGTGAAGTTGTAGGTTCCCGCGACAGTCGGAGTGCCGGAAATGACGCCTGTCAAAGAATTGATCGTGGTTCCGGTTGGAAGCGCGCCCGCCGCAATGCTATAGGTGAACGGGCCTACTCCGCCAGTTGCCACAATCGACTGGTTGTAGGGTGTGTTGATGACCACGTTCGGCAGTGTCGATGGAGCGATAGAGATAACGGGTGCCGTGACGGTCAGTGTGAGTTGCTGGGTTGCGGTCTGCTGCGCGAATGCAGCGGAGCCCGCAAGAAAGAACAGGAATGCTCCGAGAATCAATCCCCTCAGAATGCGCACGCTATAATCCTCCTGATTGATTTGAAATCTGTAGCTGGGCCGTGGTACTGCTTGCGTCCTTCACTTCAACAACAAAAACCGATGATCCCGCTACGGTGGGAACACCGGCCAAAACTCCAGAAGCACTCAGCGTTACCCCGGCAGGCAAAGAGCCTGACAGGATCAGCCAAGTGTACGGAGCTGTTCCTCCCGACGCCTGCAGTTGCTCCGCGTAGACGGCAGAGATTTGGGCGTTCGGAAGAGAAGTCGTGGTGATTTTGAGAGCCGCTGGCGGCGTGGGGCTCGGGTTGGACGCGCACCCCACCAGAAAAAGAACGAACACCAACCATAGTTTTTTCATTTGCTCTCCGGATGCGCGGCGTCGGTTTTGATTTCGTGGATGAGTGCTTTATCACCTTCGGCTCGCTGTTCCCCCGAGTCCCAGCCCCACAGTCTGCCGGGGTAGAGACTGCGACCACTTCGAATGTTTTCCGCGATCTCGCCGTGCGGCTTCGAGAGATCATACGGAGCCCCGAGAACGGCGGGCTTGGAAGTCGCGCGTTGGTAGTCAGGCAGCATCGCCGAAAATGAAAAGGTCACCTCTTGATCGGGGTTCAGATAAGAGAGCACCTGGGCGAGTCGGCTGCGCAGCTCGGAGACGGTCCACTTCTGTCCGTTCGACGCAACGACAATGTTCACGGTTGGCATGATGGCTCCTATTCTTCCATGCTTTCGATGATCTTGTCCAGCTCTATTCGCGCGTTTGCGGGGAGGTGGTATTCGAACCGCTTGCGAAACTCTTGAAGTCTTTGGAGTGGTCCGGGGGTCGAGGGAATGACCCAGGACTTCACGCACCGAAGCACATTCTTGATGGTGTCTGACACCAGCACCCACTTCAAACCAGCGGCGGTCGCGCGCTGGATTTCATCTTGGGAGGAGACTGGGACCGCCTGATGGCCGTGGGTTCCCACGAACCATCCCAAACTATGCAGAGCCAATGCGGATGTGGAGGTGACATGAGAATCCACGTATCGCACGTCTGGGGCTTCTTGTTCTAGCAGTTCCACGGATCGCTGGCCCCCGTGCATGGTCCAGAGACGCGAGGTTTCATACGAAAGATCGAAGCCATCTACCATGCCGCGATCCCGATCCAGCTTGATGGTGCCTGGCGGAAACGAATAACCACACTGGTAGCCTTGTGCGGTGGTGACGTAGAGACCGCCGACATAGATGCGGCCTGCTTCGTTTTCATCATCCAAGATGGTGGCAGGCTCATCGACTACTTGGCGCACATTGCGTTGAATCGTTTCATAGTCCGAGTTGCGGACGCCTTCGATTCGGAACTGCACACCATTGCTGAAAGGGACAGATTCGGTGTAAATGTTCAACACCGTGGCGTTGAAGGCGTCGTCATGTTCTAGCTTTGGTTGCCAGAGTTCGGAGCCGGAGTGAATCAACACGTTGTGACCAAGGCGCGTCAGCACCAAGAGAGCCAGCTTGTAACCTTCTCCAAATTTGCCGCGCAGGGTGGGATCATTTCGTTTGGAGGTCGAGCCTAGCACGAGCGTTTCAGGCGTGAGCCGCCCGGTGCCGGAGGAGATGACGAGATAATCGTCGTCCTCCAGGTAATCCATCTTGGCTCCGCCTTCGTCTAGGGCGTTCTGGTAGATTTCACGGATGGCTTCCCAAAGACCCCAGTGTTCGCAATACGTGGGTGCTAGCGGTAGTGTGAATTTCACAGGAACCCATCCCGAGCGATTTTTTCGATCAGCTCTTGTTCTTGCTGCTGGATATCATCGGTATCTATCTCCGGAAGTTCTTCCGGTTTGAGATACCCGCGCGGGTGAGCGGGTTCAGTCTCTTTGTGGTCGAGATCGGAATCGATGTCTGCGTGCGTAGTTTCAGTGCTCATCGGTTGCTCCTAGAGGGCCGCTGAGGCCCAGTCGCGGATTGGACGCCGCCATGCGACAGCGTTGTTTCCAGGTGTCTGCAACTGGGCCTAGTCGAGCCCAATTGATAGTTGCACGGATTGGCGGTCGTGTCAAGAATTTAATAGCAAAGTGCTTGATTTTTTCAGACGGCCTGGTGATAAATTTACGGCAGCTCCTGCAGAGCGTCCACGTTGGAACGCTTCTGTATTTCTGCCGCTTCGGGATCGTTGGGTGACCTCGGATGCTCCCCCATCTTTGATGGCTTTGGCGATCAAAGCCAAATCTTTGCTGATGTGAACCATGGCCGTGGATGAAGACGGGAGCCCGGCCATCCGCGCTTTGTGAGCATCATAGAGTCGGGCGGAAACCGCCTGGGCGAAGCCCAAGAGCCAGGATCGCCGGTAGTCGCGCATCCACGCTCGGAAATTCCCATCCGCCTCTGCGCATTTTACGGCTTCGTTTATGTAATCATATTGCATACAGAGTGCGCTGAGACGATAGCCAAGCTCCAGCAGAGAGGTGAAGACGGAGCGGCATATTTCGCGATCCGAAGTACGGCCTACAAAGTAAATGCTGCTCCCGTTCGATGCTATCACGATATCACAGGTGTTGGAGCGGGCGATGCCTCGGGCGAGTTTTATTTGCCATGGGATTCTGCGCAGGCGGGAACAATCGAAGCCTTCCGTGACCGGATCGAATTTCTCCCATTCGATTGGTTCGGACTCTTCGCGGGCTTCAAACTCGACCTCGGACATGGAGAGCTTGTGTTCATCCAGCAATTGCTGGATTTTGTCAGCAAACGCCTCGGCTTCCTTGAGGTTGCCGATGCTGCGCGCCGACTTTTCGTGGGCAATCAGCTTGCGAAGCTTTTCGATGATCGGATTTTCCATTGTCTGCTCCTATTCAGAATGCGCTGCCTTGCATCGTGCAAGAAAGTTTTTTGCTGCGCGGTACCTTCGCGTTGTTGCCAAATAGGTGCGACACTTCATGGCGTTCTCCTCACCCTCTCGATACAGATCGATTTCATGTTGCACCATGAAAGCCAAATCGTCAATGGTTTTGTGTTGACCAACAAGATCGATGCCCACGTAGAGCCAAGCAGGCATTGCCTTGAGTGCAGCTTCGAAGCTGGGAAACGGGATCGCACCACTCATTTGAATCCTCCTAGAATTCTACGGTCGATTCGACTTCCCCAGCGTCATTGCGTTTCACGAGAATGGTTCCATCACATTCCCAGTGATATCCTTCGGACAAGAGCTGACTGATGTCCGCAGCACTCCAAACTTGAACTGCGTGGAGTTGCCGTGTGTAGTTTTCAGACGGCAACCAGAAACGATAGGTCATGCGAGCACCGCCTTTGCTCGTTTTTTCCAGCAAACATACCTCTGACCCCATTTCTCAATCATCGTGTCGTGGTCGTGCATTGTCCAATAGTTCCGCCACTCCTGCATCTCCTCGCGGGTGTGCATGCCGCAGTAATCCCAGTGGGTTTGGATGCCGGAGAACTCCCAATCGTTCATGCCAGCACCAACGAATCCATGGCGTCCTGCGCCAGCATCCCGTCATTTTCTTGCAGATAGACGAAAGCCGACGAAGGCGAGCGGTGCGCCAGAAACTGACTCACCGCGCCGATACGCTTGGTCACGTCGAACACAATCATGGCCGCACTATGGCGGAAGACGTGAGAGTGTGCGTAATCACTATGAATGCCCGCTGCATCCGCGTACTTGCGAAGGTTCAGGTTAAAGTACTGCCGGGAGAGCCCGCCGAACAGGCGCGATTGGCGTTTTGTCTTGGCCAGATCGATCAGCGGCGTCATGTCGAAGGCCGGGTCCGCATCAATGTGCAGCGAGTGGGTGATGGCGTTTCCACGCTTAGCGGCGCGAATCTTGATGACCCACTTTCCCTCGCGCTCGAAGATGTCTTCGCCGCGCACGTTCAGCACTTGCGAGATTCGCGCGCCGGTGAAGAAACCCACGAGCATGGCCAGGTGGTGCATACGGTTCGTCTCGTGCGCCGCGCGGAAGATTTTAGCGAGTTCTTGCTTGCCGAGGTATTGCATTACCGCACCACCTTTGCGCGTAGCGCGAAGAATTTCTTGACAGCTGCGTTGTAGGGTTTGGAGTACTTGTTGGCGGAGGTGAAGATCACGAACTTGGCATCTACCGGGACTCCCTCTTCGGCGCACATGAGAGCCCAGAGGCGGGTCACTTTCGCTTGCGTCTTCTGCAGTTCGGTCATGGTCACATCCTCCATGCGAAGAGTATCGCACAAAGGCGGCAGGATTTGCAATAGTACGAAAGTACTGATTTTTGGCTAGTACTAGGTAAAAATTACCGCTTCGCATCCAGCGCGGCATCCAGCGAATAATAGCCCGGCTCGGTAGGCCCAGGTTCTAGTCCTGTCCGCAACACGAGGAAAAATGCGAAGTCGTTGAGCATGCGAGACCATACATGGTACGGGCTAGTGGTGGCGTTCAACCCTAAGAGGTTGGCTCCGTCCAGGTTGGCTCTCTTTGATACTGCCGCTACGACCAACTCTTTTATGGATTCAACTGTCGCTGAGAAGAGAACGGTTCCGGTTAGGCTGAGTAAGTCCATGATTCCTCCTATTTAATTTTGGGTATTTTATTTATGGGCCAGCGCGAGAATGCGCGCGGAGTACCCCGCATCGCAGGTTGGGCATCCGACACCAGCTCCGTTGTAGAGCTGTACGCCTTCGGCGGTGCCGTGATCGTGAATGAGGCGGGCCATGATCTCGGAACCTACGCGGACGTTGGACTCTTCGTTGAAGAGATTCACGGAGCCTGAGAAGTCATAGTGATCCTTCCAGACGCTGGGTCGTACTTGCATTAGACCGATGGCACCCCGCGATGAGATCGCGAAGTTGTTGCAGTTGGATTCGGTGGCAACGGTCGCTGCCGCAATGGCGGGATCGAGCCCGGCGCGGAGCGCAGATTGCGCTGTCATCTCGACCAGCTCTGGCGTTGCGTCGGAACAACCTTGCGCGCGTCCAAACACTTCCGCTACGATCAGCGGCGCGGTGCGGTAGATCGAATAGTGGAGTGCCGGGGGATGCGGCATCTCGCGCGCGATTAGGGATCGCAAAACGGCATCGCGCGGTTGGGATGATGTGGTGTGACCCGAGATCAGAGCTAGCGCCATCAGGCCCACCAGTGCAACCCAGATCGAAAGAGCGGTACGTACTTTCATTGGACCCTCCTCAAAGCAAGTAAGAGCCTACCAGCAATCCCCGCGAAGCGCAAGGGAAAAATTCCGTGGGGCTAACTTTGCTCTTGACAAGAAGGATACGAGGTGAGACATTGGTGTCCGGAGGATTCAAATGCACACTCACATGCTTCGCACAATCCTGGTGACGTACGTGATCTGGGTGGCCGTGGCTTTGGTCGTGGGCCTTTTCGTATCTCGCGCCATGAGCGTAGGCTCGGGCAAGTGAGCGAACAGTGTAATCAGTGTGGTGGCTATGCGGGAGTAAATCCCGTCCAGCCGTGTGAGATGTGTTCGACCTTGATTTGTGGTCGCTGCAAGCTCAGCCATGAGATGGTCTGTACGGTTGCGCAAGCAATGAAACAACGTGGACAGGGACCAACCATTCGTAAGAAACCATGAAGGCGCGGGCAATCCTCGGGTTGATGTTGCTGGCCACATCCGCAGTGTGGGCAGACGCGGACCCGTATCTCGCCCGGCGGGACGTGCGCGCCGCTGTCGCTTCGGTGCGCCGTGACACCTGGCAGAACGGGTTGCGCATCGAGTACGCTATCATTGTTCGTCCAGAAACAGCTTTGCATTCTCTGGACTGGTCATCGGGGACTCGCGAAGATGTGCCGATCTACTTTCCGTGGGACAATCAAATTTTGGCGATTTTTCACACTCATTTGGACAAAGGTTTTGAAAGACCGTCGGAAACTGACAGAGAGCTGGCCATTGAGCATCGCACACCCATCTATGTGATCTCACAGTTTGCGATCTGGAAGGTTGCGCCGGATGGAGAAGTAAGTCTAGTTGAAGAATCAAAACACTGAGGAGGAGTGATGAACAAACTGCAGCATTTTCCGGATAACGAGCAGACTGCCGAATACCTGAACCATCCATCCCACGCGCGTCCGGGAATTCACGTATTTCCGGCTGAACTCGCGGTAGTCACCATGATGTCGAATCCTCTTCGTTGGCGATCTCGCTATGCCAACTACTGGAAATTTGAACGGCATGTCGCAGCGTCGGGAGCCAAGCTCTATACGTGCGAGATTGCTTTTGGGGAACGCGCGTTTGAGGTTACCGATCCCAAGAACCCGCAGCATTTGCAGCTGCGGTCTCAGGACGAATTGTGGAGCAAAGAAAACGCCCAGAATCTGATGATCCAGCGCGTGGCCGAAAGATACATCGCGTGCATAGACGCCGATTTGGTTTTCACGCGCACGGACTGGGCGCAGGAGACGTTGCATCAACTGCAGCATCATCCGGTGGTTCAAATGTACTCCCACCTCCAGGACGTGAATGCGGACGGCCAGCCGGTCGGAGGGGTAGCGGTCAGTGCCATGCATCTGCGGGATCAAATCGCCGCTGAGGACGGCTCGGACCTAAAGTCTCTGACCTCGTACGGCAAAGGGGAATCCGCGCGGGATAGCGTGGTGCGGCGGTTGGGTTGGGGATGCCCAGGCGGTGCGTGGGCGTATCGCAAGAGCGCGCTCGACGGGCTGGGTGGTCTCATGGATTGGATCATCATGGGCTCCGCCGACTACTACATGGCGAAAGCGTTCTTCGGCGAAGTCGAGGAAGTGTTGCAGCCTCACTATGCGCCGGAGTACAACCAGCTGGCTCGGGAATGGGAACAGCGGGCACTGGCAACCGTGCAGAAGAGCGTAGGGATGGTGCCGGGGATGGTAATTCACCACTGGCACGGCCCCAAGCAACAACGCGGCTACGAGCTTCGGCCCGAGTTTTTGTCGTTCACTCAGTTCAACCCGCTGCGCGACATCAAAAAGGATTCACAGGGGCTCTACACGTTGGCAGGCACCAATCTCGCGCTCCGAGACAGTCTTCGTCTCCTTGCCCGTATCCGAAACGAGGATGGTCAATGAAGCGACTGACGCGGGTGCTGGATTGCCTCGGGGGCTACCTGCTTCTGGTACTTCTGGCACCCGGTCTCGGTTTCACCGCCGTTTGCGATTTTGGATATCTGCTGACGGGAGAACCGAAGCTGGCGGCGTTGTGGATGTTTGTGGTAGGTCCCGCATGCATGGGCGGCTTCATCTGGGTCACGGATCGATTCAAGACTTCGTGACGGATAGTAGAAGGTCAAGTTCATGGCACTGGTCTATACAGAAATTGCGCGGGACCCGTTTCAGCGGCCCAATGAGAACCCGCTGAATCCGGCGAAGTGGTCCGCTACCTTCGGTCCCGAAGGTGGGCCGCTTGCCGTCAATAGCGATTTGTGCATCAGTCCCTCAATCCTCAATGGTGGCGGGGAGCTGTGGACGGGAGATGCGATTCCGCCAAATCAGTATTCCGAGTGTACGATCCGCGACATCATTGGAGAGACTGACATCGCGGTGCGGAGTAATCTGGATACCAACACCGCGACTTTGTATTATTTAGCTGTTCAAGGCTTTGACAATTTCTGGCAGCTTGTTGTGGTTGTCGATGGCGTGTATGAGCCCTTGCGCGAAGGGACTTTGACGCCCGTCGCGGGCGATAAAATGCGCATCGAAGCCTTCGGGTCTACCATCACAGCTGTGTACAACGGGCAGGTGCTGGCGACCGTGGAAGATTCGCAGGTGACTTCGGGCAGTCCTGGTGTGTACATCTACCCTGAGAATACACCAACAGATACTTCGATCAGTTTGTACACGGCTGGCGTGATTACAGAGGCGGTGCCTGGTGGTGCGGGCATTCGGCTGCCGTTCAGCAAACGCATGACTGCTGCGGCAGCGGTCTTCGCGTGTTTGGCGATTGCATCCCCGCGCGGCGCGCAGCAGCTCACGACGATACCGGCGACGATTGCGGCTCTGGCTCTCTCTTATGCGCAGCTGATAAAAATCTACCCGGCCCTCATTCATCAAGACACCGCGAACAATCTCGTTGATCTCTATGCGGCCATCGGGCTTGCTGTGATCGCCGTCGGTGCGCTGAATACCACGCTCCAAGCGATGTCGGCGTCTGGCGATGCAGGCGTGCAGCTCCGCCAGATGCAAATCGTGGTCGCAAACGCCCTCTCAACTCTCAACAACGTGCAAGCCGATGAATAAGCTTTGTCCGCATTGCCACGGCCCGCTCTGGGGAGAGTCCGAGCAGGAAATGAATTGTTGTTTGATGTGTCGCCGGGAGGCATTGCTTCTCGGCAGTTGGCCAAATCAACCAGGAGAGACGACGATGAAACTGACCGATGAGCAGATCGACCGCGTGTTTGTGTTATGTGCTGAGATCGCCGCTGTACGGAAGGAATTGCCTGCCGCACCAGTAGGATTCAACGTAGGAATCGAAATGGCGCGGCATCTCCGCGTGAGTCTGGCGCAGCACGGCGCAGCTTTGCAGGAATTGGGTGGTATTCTCGCTGTCCGAGACGACCAATGAGAGCAGCGCCAGCTCCTGCGGCCATAGTGTTCTGGATCATCGTGCTTGTGACCGCCGTGTTGTTGATCTGCGGGTGGAACTCTTAGTCGCGCTCCACCCGCCGGGTTGAGAAGTTTGGGCCTTCCAGCAGGCGATCAATGGCCTGTTCCGTCAGAAGGCGCAGGCGGAATTTTTGTGCGTGATCTTCCGACATGAACTTATAGCCCGCGATTTTCTGCAGGTCCTCAAACTCTTTGAGGGCCATGAAGCGGATGGGGCGATCTGGGTTCCATTCCATTATTCCATCCCCTCCAGTTTTTTGATGATCGTGAGCGCCTGGGCTTCTGAGAGGTTCCGCAGATGGATGGAGAATTTGGCATCCTCTTTCAATTCCCAGTCATTCACACCAAAGCGGGTCTCTTTCAAATCTAGATCGGATGCAGCCAAGGACCGCTTGAGCAAATCGTGCAGCTCTGCGGCTTTGTCTCGGCGTTCTATCATGCGGTTGTCTTTTTGTTTTTCTTCCTGCTTCCATTGTTCGATGCGCTTCATGGCAATGGGGAGGAGATTTTGAATTGCACCCTCGCGGCTCAGTGCCTTTTCGGCCCAGTCAGTATTGATGAAGTGGCGAGCTTCCCAGAACTGGGAAGTACCAACTCCTGCGACACTGCGAAGCAGACCGCCGAAACCAGGATATCCATGAGGAAACATGGTGTCGGTGGTGACGACAAATCTCCACTGCGCATCAGGGCACTCTTTCTTTTCGATGGCGTAAGGTCGTTCGTATTTCACATCCAAAATTTTCATGGGGACATCCTCCATGGCCCGAGAATAGCAAAAGCTCTTCCCGTTGTCAACAGTACGAAAGTACTGCCCAGGTTTTGGTACTAAAAAGAGGTTGACATCGGCGATGGCGTGTGGTCTACTCGCTCGTGGAGGATGACCACGAAAACGTTGCAAACCAAGCTCACAATGTCATTCTCACACTTGAAACCCGGAGATCAACATGAACACGAAGATGATCGCGCTTCACAAGACCTTCGATAAAGATGCTGCAGGAAAACGCAACCTTGTAGTCCACATTTCAGATGGTGTTAATCACGAGTTCCTCCCCCCAAAGAAATTTGAGAACTTTATTGCGAAGCTGCCTGCCACGACGCTGATTCGCGCGACCGCAGTAAACGCTACGGACGGAGTGCTACTAGACCTTGCGGAGCGCGGTAACAAAATTGTGTACGCCTACTGGCATACCACTGGACTCGAATCTGGCCTGGACCCGGCAGACCTTGTATCCCAGTACGCATTGCTGCCCGAGGAGATGTTTCGTACGTTCAAGCCCCGCGCGGATATCGCGAATTTGAAGCAGGTTCTGTCGCTGCGGAACGCTATCGTTCAGTTTGCTGGAGACGCCACACGGCGCTTGAAGCAATCGGGTCGCGACATCGGTGATCCTGAAATGGAGATCGCGGAAGATGCGATAACATCTATCCGCAAGGGTATCGTGCTGGAAGATGGGACCCCGCTGGATAAGCACGTACAAAAGTTGGCGGAGCGGATTCCGGAGTGCCGGTTGTTCAAACAAATTACACACATCCAGGACTCATGGATCATGGCAGCTTCGTTTGTGGCGTACTCAGGTGGCTTCGACCGCTTCGAGGACGTTGCTTCCCTGTGGCACTATTTTGGGCAGCATGTAGGAGCCGATGGCCGCGCGCCGCGCCGTCGCAAGGGTACCAACATCGACTGGAATCCGCGCGGGCGCACCATTTTGTATCAGCTCGGCTCCACGATCATCAAGAATCGTAAGAACCCATGGCGCGACTTTTTCGATCAAGCTCGGGCCATCGAGATCGCCGCGCACGACGTGAAGCATCCGGGATGCAAAACCAAAGACGGGCACTGCACCATGATGGCATCTCGAAAGATGGTCAAGGAAATCGTCAAGCGTTTCTTCCTGGCCGAAAAGGGAATTCAGTACCAAGAGGATCACAACCCACTAAGCCACCAGGACAGTGAACTCCAACTTGTCAATGCTTAGGGTTGTGCGTGGGTGGCCATTGTACGATTGAAAACCAGTGATCCATTGCCACCCACAAAATTTTATGACGGCCACCAGCTACGTGAAAACCACAACCGCAATGCCGTCAATAGTTTCGGAGCCACGGTACCGATGAAAACCAGAGTGTTTTTGCTCCGAGAAATTTACACAACGGCCACTGGCGACATGAAAACCACGGAAAGCGTGCCGTTTGCGAGTTTGGAAGCCAAATGCTCCTTGAAAACCATGGCACCCATGCTTCCAAAAAATTCAAGAGTTTGGCGCGGCCAATGAAACTATGAAAACCATCGACGGGGTGCCGCGCCTTGCAATTTCGAGGCCACTGACGGTTTGAAAACCAAGGTCGGAATGCTTCGATAAAAAGGAGAAACATCAATGGCTACGCTGACAGAGGTGAAGCAGCAACGCAAGGCGTTCGACGGTCGAGACACCTACGAACGTTTTACAGCTTACTGCAAAAAGCAAGACCTGGAGCCGAACAAGAAAGCGTTGATGGCCTGGGATGAACACCACAACCACTTCGCAATTCGGGACAACTACGGCACTCAAAAAGATGTGTATGCGCTGGGACTCCTGACGCTATACGAACGGTTCCTTGTGAACAACTGTATGCGTATTCCGAATGGCGCGCCGGTGAAACTTCCTAACGGGGCCACGTATCAGCCGACAGTGACTGAGCATCGGCATGTCGGTGGGCGCGCAACCCAGTTGCGGGATATCACCGCGCAGCAGCTAAACGTGATCCGCGACCAATTCCGCACCGAGCTGCGACAACTCCTACGCACCCAGAAGTTTTTCAATCTGTCCGCTGGGGATATTCGCGGGATCGTTGCCGATGTGCTGGAGGAAACGCTAGCGGAGAAAGAATAGCTGAGACTGGGAGCGGCCACGCACCGATTGAAAACCAAGATACACATGCCGCTCCTATAAAATTTTCGAGGCCATGGAACTCTTGAAAACCACGCGGTTCGTGCCTCGATTCGATTTTAGGTGCGTCCAACAGAACATTGAAACCCACTGTGAGCATGACGCACCTACTAGTTTTCGGGACCACCGATTGAATGAAGCCCATAAGTGCGTTGTCCCGAACCGGATTGAGACACTGTCACAGCGGTGTCTCTTACAACTTCAAGGCCATTGGCGCTGTGCAGCCCATAAAGCACATGCCTTGATTTTTCTACTTGACGGATGGCAGCTAATGTGATTTAATAAGGAGATTCAAAGGCACCACAAGGGGACACGATGAGAATCCGAACTATGTTGCTTGGGCTGGCGTTGTGTTTGTTGGGCTCGGTTGGTGCAAAGGCCCAGGTTTCGAAGGGCTGGCTGGTTGAGTCGGTCAGTGTAGAGAATGATCGCGGGCTGGGGTACGCGCCTCTGCCTGTCATCGAATTCGGAACCACGGCAAATGTCCCGCTCGGCAAGCGATGGGTGCTGGATGTAGCTACGTCCTACGATATTGCGCATAAGATCGGCATTGCGAACGGCTACCAATTGAACGATGGAGGCGGGGCGAAGTTCTACATCACGCCGTGGTTTGGTGTGACCGGCAGCGCCACCTACTCCTTTCTGAAGAACAGCTCTTATCACAAGGGCGGATTCAATTTGAATCCCGGCGTTGAGTTTCGCACCTATCCGCTGGGCATCCCATCACATATCGACATCGCGGCCTTCATTCCCAACGGCACCATCGACCGGAAGACGGGGATCGAGTCTAATCGCATCTCGGGGTTCTCGGTCGCGTGGGATGCATACCTAGCCAGTGCTGGCCCGTTCGACATTCACATGACCACATATGGCGGCTATTACCACGGGTACAGCGAAGGCAATCCGCAATGCGATGGCACGGACCCAGGTCCTGTAACCTGTCCGCGTGCGTCGTGGGCCACCGGCAACATCGGTACGACTGTGTCGTTTTACTTTCCGCGCACCAAAGACCCAGACCACTACTGGTAGGGAGAACACATGATCTCGGACGAGACCCGGCTAGAGATGGATCAGTTGCGGAGTGAGGCTCGGCGGTTGGCGTTGAAGAATGATGTGCTGCAGGATGATGGAGTGGCGCACGTACTCTATCATCTCGTGGACACGCTAGCGCGAGTGCTGAACAGGCTGGACGAAGAATCTCCGATGGAGAAGGTGGCGAATGAAACCGTCAACTAAAAAAGTGTTGGGCGAGATTGCGATGTGGGTAGTGCTTTTTGTTGCCATCGTCGCAGCGCAGCAGCTCGGATACCACGAGGGTTTCGCAGCGGCCATGAAGTACAACATCCGTCTTGCCGTGAGCCCGATGTGACCATGGAAGACTCATACGATCACGAAGTGACGATCCATCTAACGAAGGCCGGAAAACTGCCGCGTGAAATAGACTGCAGCGAGTGCGGCGGAAAGATGTATCGTTGGAAGACTCGGGCGATACCGACGTATCGATGCCAGGATGCGGACTGCGGCGCACAGACCACGCTCGATCTCGCAGATTTGAAGCGGCAGCATTTATCCTGACCGTGAGGGAGACCGATGACTGACTCCGAATTTCAGGGAATGATTGAGAACGTGCTAGTCCGGGGCGGAGTGCAGCCTTGGGAGTTGGGAGATTTCTTAGGCGTGAGCGCACGCACGATAACGCGCTGGGCGGCAGGTTACGATCTTCCGCACACCAGCTTGCGCGTGCCGATTCAAGCTTCGATCCAGATATTTTCGGAGGGGCGGCAGTGATGGATCGGCAACAAGTTTTGAGCTTGGCTCCAATTTGGAATGTGGGGGCTCCGATTGCCCATTTTTTGGCGTGGGCGGATGTTGTGGAGCGTCCGGGCTATAGCGAACACACGCGAGCGGCTGGGCCTGTACTGCGCGGGTTCGCCTATGCCTTGACTGGCACGACGCCAGTGCGGCCCAGTGTTATCAGATTTCTGACGCACGCTACGCCTGAGCAGTTTATGCCATGGATCGAACGTGCGGTAGGATTGCATTTGGATGCAGTCAATACAGTGGCACTCTTGAATCGTGCATACCGCGAAGATCATGTTTGATTCAACCGCGCCAGGCTTCGAACCCTGGTGGAAACATGCCACCCGAGGAGAGATAAAGGCGCGAATCATGCGTCTGCGGTATGTGTTGTGGTTTTGTCGAGGAAGCGCAGCGGATCACAAAGAGAACGTGCTAGAGCACATCGCATTTCTGGAGGGACTACAAAATGAGCGGCATGAAACGCTATCGTAATTTCTACAATCATGTGGTGGAAGCGCAACCGATTGCGAAGTTTGAGTTTGATCGCCAGGCGGCCCAAGCTAAGCTCGTGCTGGAAGATGGCACGGTGGTCCTGCAACCGCGCGTCCATGGGTTTCATCCCGTGGTCGGCGACTACTATGTGCGCTGGGTCCCCGAGGCTAACGTGGCTTCCAGCACCGCGCATGCTCACTCCATGTTTGCGACAGACATCATCCTCAGCAGGGCTCTGGTGTCCAGCTACTTGCGGCCTATAGAGCCGGAGACTGCGCCGTCCGTGTTTGCCGATTATCCGGGTGGCGTATGAACGGATACAGCACCTATATCATGGGTGATGTGTCGTTGTTCAATCGCGACGAGGCGGGCATTTTGCGAGCGTGCGCCGTGGCGCGCCAGCGATGGGCCTATATGTCCAACTGGCGTGTGCTGCACATCGACGGCTTCGAGCCGATCTACGCTCGGTCTCGCGCGCAATACCAATTCACCATGAAGGCTCAGAAACGTGGACAACTGGTTTGCAACTTTCAGTGACGCAGACGCGGCGCGCCTAGCAGTGATTTTGGCAGCAGGTGTTATCCTGTCCGCGATATGGCTCTGCAGTGATCCGCTGGACGACGATAGGGAGAAGTGATGGACAACGCAGATCGGTGGTACAACGTCAACTACGACGGCTATATGTGGCAGCCGGTCACGTTCTTTGCCGCGTGGAATGTGGTGATGGCCGAGGGCCTAGAAACGTGGTTACGCGGAGCCGTTGCAGAGGGTCCAGATGATCGCTGTGAATCGTGCGGGCACACGCGCGCCAGCCATTATCCTATCTGCCGTGCGCTTGATGCAGCAGGCGATGTTTGCGACTGCTTAGATTTCAGACTAAGCCTAGGCAACCATAGGACGCAATGATGAATCGCCCGACACAACGTCAACGGATCAATCATGGGCGCAGAACCGCACGGCGGCATCGCTGTTCTTCGGATCGGTTTTCTCCGGCCCGATGCCAGAACAACGTAGTGAAGAACGGGGAGTGGTGCGTTTACTGCCAAGCATGGCAGAATGGCGGCAGACGAGTGGAAAATCGATGAGGTGCTTATGACAACGGACCAAAGCTGGCCAGGAACGAAGATCACGAAACCCACACCAGATGAGCGGGCGGTGCGTGCCTTGAATTTGCTGTTCGGGCGCAGCGATCACTCGCCATGGGCGATCAAGGTGTTGGCCAATGAGATCAAGGAGGCAGAGGATACGGCCAGATTTGAGCACCGGTTACCGGGGAACGGCGGGATAGCTCCAAGCCTGTGGGCCGTGCCTAGTTGTCCCGTGGTGGGCTGCCAACAGGTGGGGAGTCATTCGCACAATGAAACCGTCATCACCAGAGCCCCCACGACAGGAGGGAAACCATGAAGAAAAAGAAAAAGAAACGCATCAACCAGGACAAGTACTCTTTTACCTGCCCGTGTGGGCGGGTAGAGGTATATCCGATGTACGTGTACGCGCACAGCACGGCACAGTTGCGCTTCAAGTGTCCTGATTGTGGCCGTAATTTTGTGATCGAGAATTTCCAAGCGACGGAAGACCTAGACGTATGAGCGAACCAATAGAAACTTTGCTGGCGGAGCTGCAGGCGCTGGCTAGCCGCTGGCGTGAAGATACATGCCACAAACAGGAATGGGTTGAATTGCTCGGCACGACTGTGAAGTTACCTGAGCTTTTCGATTGCGGGGATCGCGATTGCGAACAAGTTCGTGTGTGCGCGGATATGTTGGATTCGCTTGTGCTTTCTTGGGTGCGCCGATGAGTCTTCAAGATCGATTGATTTGGAAGGACGTGAAGATTCTCACCGACCCAGGCGGTCGCCTTGTCACTGCCCTGTGCGATATCGTAGGAATCTCAGGACTCTGGACGCGCGGCTGGTTTCGACTGATACCACGGTGGGTCTGGGCCATCTACTGGCGCAGGTACTACGGATTACCGCTGTGGAGCAACAACAACGCGACAGGGTACGCGCGAAGGATGCCATGAGACACCCGCGAAAACATTCTTTCAAAGCTACGATCAAAGCCTTCGAACGCATGGATCGCTGGTGGCTGGGCTGGGTCATCTGCCTGCCCAGGATATTCGGCATCAACCTTCTCATTGCCCGTGCAACCAAGAGGAAACCATGGCTATAGGTCAAGCGAAGTGCATCAAATGTGGTGGGGAGACTATATATCGGTGGGTAGGCTACAGCGAGAGGCTCGCACGATTTGGCGGGTCCAATAGGAATAGTCCCGAGTTTTGGCCATACTGTGAATCTTGCTGGACTGGCGATAAGCCCGCAGAGCCTACGAGGCAACCATTTCAACAGCGAGTGATCGATGAGAAGCGCGAGCTGGATGAGAAGGTGGCCAAACTCCAGACGTTTACTACATCGGCGGCTTTTGAGATGCTTCCCTGGGAAGAGAGGGCACGCATGCTCCGCCAGCATATGTACATGGTGGGATACTCCCAGGTGCTGCGCGAACGGATTGCGGCATTCGACTAGCTGGACTGACGATCAAAATAAGGAGACCCAGTATCATGCTTAACTTCTATCTTCTGCCCGGAACTTCGAGTTGGAGTCTTGGGGGTTTTCGTTTGTAGTTTTGCACAAAAACTCGGGTGCGTCATGTGACCGTGTCTGGGAGGAAACTAGACTTTGATACAAAACGTCTTTGGGTTGTTTGGCCAAGTTTGAGCGTAGGGCCGGATCACGATTCACTGAGCGCAACGGGGTGGATTCAGATTCAGTGGTTGCGTTACGTCTGGGAGTGGGCAATCTACACCCATGGTTGGGACGTGCGAGCTGACGGTGCTTGGGTGGATCGGGAAACCGGATATGTGGTGGGAAGTCAGTCAAAGGAGAAACCATGATGATCGAGGTTAGCCTTCAAGCAGGCGTCAACAGACACAACTGGAGTGTGTGGCCGAGTTTGATTCTGATAGACGCGCCATATTGGAGTTTAGAGTTCGGCTGGCTTTGTTTTTACGTTGCCATTTTGAGCGGGGACCGGCATCGCTCGTAGAGAATCAGAGGTATACCTCTCCGTGGTATTTGAGATCAAAGTCTCTGCACTCATCTGCGGTGAGACGGCGATCAACGCGAATGAGTCCATGCTGGTGGCGGGACACTGGAAGATCGAGGCGGTGATGGGCAATGTTACCTGGGACTTCGGCGTAATCCCATTGCAAGCCTTTGGGCAGCGTAGCGAAGCCCGCAGGCCGCAACAGGGGCTGATAGAGATAGGCCACGGCAGGTGTTGGCGTCATCGGGGCATCCCCGGCTTGACCAGCTTGCGCACTTCGAGCGCGTATCGGGGAGAGGATAGCGTGGGTGCGTTGATGAAGATCACAGTGATCTGATGGGTATGGGAGTGGCGGGCGTACCAACGATCTCGGGCTTCGGCGGTCTTAAATTTGATGATGCGGTTCATGTTCGTATCCTCCATGTCCAGAGGATAGCAAAGCACCGAAAGCGTGTCAACAGTACCGAAGTACCGATTTTGCAATAGTACTAGGTAAAAGTTACACGAAGGCTGGATCGACAGTATAGCGAGACTGATCGCCGGGCGCAAGTGGACATAGCCTATTCGTCGCAGGATGGGCACGCACCACGCCGGAGTAAACGACGACCCGTAGCGGCGGAGATCGTGTCAGTTGAAGGTCAGTCTCGCCATACTGTCGGGGGAAAATAAATGCACATATTGTGCAAAAGGGAACAGACAGTTTGATGGCCATGTGCATGCGAAAATGGTCCGTTTTGTGACTAGAAAGAATATGACTTGCGCTGCCTATGTAGAAGCAACGATAGGAGATTAGCATGTTGGACAAAAATAGAGTGCTGTTTGTACTGAAGGATTTTAGCCAGGACGACGAGTTGCCAACCTACTCGGTTGAAACTCACTTCCATGGTCAATATGGGTACTTTGGTGGGGGCCTATATTGGTCAGCGAAGTATGTCTCCGACATGCTGAACCAATCCAATGTCCCAGCCAAGCTGGTCGAAGTGTTCGATAACAGTTTCATCGACGCGGAGATCGTGCAGTTTAAGCCTACGATTGTGATCGTAGAGGCGCTGTGGGTTGTACCGGCCAAGCTTGCGGAGCTGCAGAAGCTCCATCCCGAGATCGTCTTCATCGTGCTGTTGCATTCGGAGACACCGTTCTTGGCAAGCGAGGGCATCGCGGTCGATTGGATCAAGCAGTACGCGGCCAGCGGTGTGCGCATCGCTGTGAACTCTCCCAAGACCCTCCAGGACGCCTCGGCAATCCTGGATGCCGCCCACATCACCGCAGGCGTGTTTTACCTGCCCGACTACTACAAGATTCAGTCGAAGACGGCTCAAAGCCATGGCGAGGATCACCTCAGCGTCTCGTCCTATGGGGCTATCAGACCACTGAAGAATCAACTGATTCAAGCGGTTGCGGCCATCCAGTTTGCGAACCAGATCGGCAAGAAACTGTTCTTCCACATCAACGGCACTCGGCCTGAAGATGGCGGCAACGTGATTCTGCAGAACATACGCGCGCTGTTCGCGGGCACAGATCATACACTGGTCGAGGACGATTGGATGACCAACGACGACTTCCTCAAGGCATTGCAGACTGTAGATATCGGGATGCAGGTGAGCTTGAGCGAGACGTTCTCTATCGTGGCTGCAGACATGACTAGCGTCGGTATTCCGATTGTGGTGTCGCCGGAGGTGCGGTGGTCCGCTGAAATCAGCCACGCCGATCCCACCGACAGCACATCCATTGTGGCCGCGTTGCTCAGGGCTCATTGCGATCCACAACTGAACGTGGGCATTAACAGAGAGCGGCTCGGTCGTTCAGTAGATGAGGCAAAACGTATCTGGTTGAAACTCCTGGGTGCATAATGTTCGAACTTCAGCGGTTAAGCAAGCTAGAGCTAGCCATGTGCGAGAACACGGTTAGCTCTAATGCTTTCTATATGATCGTGGGCAGCAGCCTGCTGCGCCGCGAGGGCTTATCCGTGGTGCGTATGGGCGATGGCGAACACCATCTGTGGTATCACTGCAAAGCGGGCAAGCCGGAATAACTCCTCACACCTGATAGCTATCACTCTCCCGAATGGCTGGCCAACCTGGGATGCGTGGGTATCACCAAAGGCGAGCTTATCACAAGGCTAGAGAACGCGGCAGCGGACTGCACGTACTTCGCGGCATCGATCTCGGGTATCTGGCGCGACGACTACCAGACGCACATGCTGTCATACCGGCAGCGATACGTGGACAATTTCTTTGTCAATGAGTGGACCGAAGAGATGCAGATCGCGCTGTTCAAAGAGGCGCGGCATGTGCTGTTGATACACCGCAACCCAGAGACCGCAGACGCCATGCAAATCAGGGCTAAGGTGGGACTGGGCGTCAAGCTCACATACCTCAAGATGGAGAGCTGGACTGAGACTGAGGCGATCATTGCAGCGGCCAGCAAGATAGACGCGCCGCTGGCATTGGTGAGCGCAGGGCCAGCTGGGAAGTACATCATCCCCAAGATTGCAGCGTGTGGCACAGCGCACAGCAAGGTTGTGCTCGACCTGGGTCACTCCGTAGATCACTGGACATTGCCCAGCCTGCCAGGGTTTGGGTTTCAGTCCTGTGAGGCAAAATGAGCTGTAAGGCAGACCCGAGCTTAGAACAGATGAAGCAGGACCTAATCGGTGGCGGCTGGACTTCGTCATACGGTGGCACAATATGGACCAACCTGCAGGGTCAATCATATCGCGGGCCGCACAAAGCATGGCATGTCTGGGCTGGTGAACCGATGGATGCACCAACTGTTTGGGGATAGCATGAGACTGACAGATACAGAACTCCTTGAGATGTTCGAAGGCATGTTCAGCGACGGGGAAGGCGATATCCGCTGCTATGCGCGCAACGTTGTGGCTAAGACTCGCATATCACACGCCTGTTCTGGGCTCACTGTTGAGGACCATCACGTCATCCCTGCAGGAAGCCGGGCGGTTAGAGAGACGTGCATCATGGATGGACGGCGGGTTGCGGCCTATACTTGTGAAGCGCATGTGTTGGCATGGGGTGTGGAGTCAGGCCAACTCGCCAGGGTCAACACATAGGGCGCATGGCGATAAGCCTTGGGATTGAGGCATCCGACCCTCTTCTCACCTGTCCGGGCGTTGCTAATGCCTAGGCGCGCACCTTAAATGGACTCAGAGAAGTAATGGCGTTGCTGATGCCTCGGTCTCAAAGCTCTCGCAGATTCAGTCCTCCAGACCAACGGTCAGTTCGGCATCGCGTGGAACCAAGAATACGTCGTATTGCTTGTGGGCAGTCTCGACCACTATCACCAGTTCTTTGAACTCGTTGCGATACACGAGGTGCTTGGTCGAGTATGCATAGGGCGACGGGATATCGCGCTGGCGTGGGATCGTCGAGCCGGTGAACGCCAGCTCGGCCATGTATCGCGAGACACCGACGTGTGAGGTGATCCGCTTGATGCGTCGTAGGTTAGCCATGTGCGTTGTCTCCCTTAGACTTCGGCGATTGTGCCAACCCAGCCTCGGACAATCAGCTGGTATTCAACGGCTTTGATGGCATATTCCAGAGTCCAGAAGTACATCTTGACGGTATCTTGCTTGCCTGTGTCGAAGCTGACGACTAGATTGCGGCACGGAGCTTTGGGCTTGCTAGATGATAGGACATATCGACGGCCTTTGCACTGGAAGCATGTGCCTCGGTCATAGCGGCCAGTTCCACCGCACCGTGGGCACTCGACATTGAACTTGCGCGTCGTCTTCATGGTCAGAGTATGCCATGAGCCCAGCGCCGCGTCAATAGTACTTTCGTACCAAGTACCAGCGCATCGCGCGGTCGGCAGTCCCTAGGGGCATCCCAGCCTCATCTCCAACGGCATCATTCCAAACAAACCGCGCCCGCCTTCAGGTGTTCTTTCAGTTCTGCCCGTAGTCCATCGTACAGAGAGGCTATTACAGGTCTAAGGAGGAGTCGTACAGTAGAGAGTAGGGGAGAGTGTGAGTGTGAGAGCTGTGATGGGCTGGTGGGCGGCTTATTCGCAGCGCCAGTGGTCTGGGATCAGGGCGGTGATGCGCTGGGCGCTGTGGGCTATTCGAAGCGCGCCTCGGGCCACAATGAGTGAACGATTCTCATCGCGGGACGCGGTGCAATGTGTGCGCGTGGTGTACACGAGGGACGGGTGCAGTTCAGCAACCTGTATGCCAAACAACCTATGATTTTCCATAGATGTCTATGAAATTTCATAGGTCGATCTATGATTTATCATAGATTTGGGTAAATTTGTTACGAGATATGATTTATCATAGGTGCGCGAGCTGGTGTCGGCGGGCGCTTACTTGTCTAAGTGTTGGCCCTGGATGTCCGAGTAGCGGCTAAGTGCTATCACACCATCACATTGTTCGAAATCAGTATTTTGGCATAGTCGCGCGGGCAGGGCTAAGTCCTTTGTATTCAGACGTGCGCGCCGCTGTCGCTGATCGAAAGCGATTACTGAATACGCCCCGCTGCATCCAATTGATTCGCGAGGAGTTATCGCAGTTGTCGAGTGGGCAACAACGTGTTACCTGCACGCCGAGTGCCAGTCGGAAAAAACAGGGGTCCCTATGGATTTCCATATCGGGGTAAAAACGCCCCAAGGTACCGCGCTCTGCAGCTTGGCTTGACTACGCCCCAATAACTCAGTCTCTTAATGTTCGTTACGAATTCTCTTGACAAATTTCTAGGGGTCCTGTACAATCCCCGCATGTTTATCATACGTGTTGGTGGGCCATACAATCAACCGGGCAGCATTTGGGTAAACGGTAGATGGATAGCCACTTTCAGCGATGAGACGGTTGCGAGAAGGGTAGCTGATAGAATCCATCAAGCCTTGAATTTGACCCAGGAAGAGGAAACCCCAAAGCCCCCTGTCCCCGTCATACAGTGGAGGGGATTGTAATGAGGGATGAGATTCTGCTGTGGCTGGTGATCGCCGGGCTGTTCTGGCTGGCGGTCCAGGTCACCGAAAGGAAGCGGCGATGAAGGGATGTGCGGTCGCGCGCGGGCAGGTTTGGATAGATAACGACCCTCGTTGTCGGGGTATTCGGACCATGCTGGTGAAGGGGATTATTCTGCATGCCGTCCGGGGGCCGATGGCCGTTTGTCAGGTGCTGGAGACTGGCCGCATTGTCAAGATTCTGGTGCGTCGGTTCCGGCCTACGGCGTCGGGGTACAAGCTTGTCAAGGAGAATGGAATATGAGCCAGCTCTGGGTGGTTGAGCGGCGGGAAAAGACGGAGAGGAAGTGGAAGCCCCTTCTCCTCTGGGTGGTCGAGAGAAGGTCGGCAGCACACTTCCTCCTCAAAGAGCTACGAAGGACCGCACGCACATACGCCACCGGCACCCGATACAGGATGATGAGCTATCGGAGGACTGAATGAGCAAACGCTATTCCGAACGCCAGATGATCTGTATGCTGCGCCGAGCCGTGGAGCATTTCGAGAGCGACAACCTCGTCACGGGTCGCAGTCTGGTCAAGTCGGTCATCCAGGAGATGTTTCAACGCCTCGTACCGCACGGCCACCAAAAGCACTATGTTTGGGAGAAACCCCAGGGCACGGAGTTCTGGGCCTTGACCAACCATTCTTTCGATACCTACAAAGCAGCCGCGACCTTCATCGATCAAGAGAGGCGACCGGGCAGAGAGTATTCGATCACCCACGATGAGAACTATACCGACTCCGGATTGGCTGAGCCGCCCCGCCCGGCCAAGCCTGTTCCGGAGAAACAGCCGCTCACCTGGATCGAGTCTCTGCTGCAGGTCAGCCCCCAGTTCCGGGTTATGTGGAGGACCACAGACGGGTCGTTGCATCCGCTCGCTCAACCGTTTTCGAGCTATAAACTCGCCCAGGAGTTCATTGACGCTCAGTACGACTCACCCGAGTTCATGCATTCGATCCAGATGTACTACATCCGGCAGGAGGGTCCTACGCCGGAGGGACAACAGGCTGAACCCGTGAAGCCCAAGACCTATTATCGGGTTACGGAACTAAAAGGCAATGGGTCCGACGGCGCGGCGCTGCGGTTTTCGAGCTACCGCGAGGCAATGCAGTTCTTGGTAACGCACAGTTCTACAGCGTGGCGCTACGTGGTCACCCGTCACCACGAGTAATTCTCTGCCCGAGGAGCTGTAATGGACCTGACCCGAGAGGGGTATGTTACGCTGGAGATGATCCGGCAGCGGTTGCACCACACGGCTTTGACGTGGCAGCCGTTCCCGGCAGAGCTGGTGCTGACCCACAAGCAGTGGGTTGTGCTAGAGAATGAGGCGGCCATCTGCGACCTGATGGATTTTTTGAGGTTGACAATTGCAGGCATTCCGGTTAGAGTGGTGGCCGATGAGTAGTTTGAATCCCAAGGTGCGGTTGACGGTCAGCGGGGCGGTTTACTTTCCCGGCGGCTTCATGCACCCGATATCGTTCCGTGAGATGTTCGGGCAGGAGATGTGGGAAGAGCTGCTGGCCCGGCCCCGGATTGTGACTTCGTATGATATTCCCGAGGAGGAGCAATGTCCGAATCAGACGAACAACTAACTGTGGACGTAGAGGGTGGGGTGTTGACGGTGGCTGGCATCCGAGAGGCGGCTCGGCAATTGAAGAAGACGAATCCGCCCCGAGTAGTAAAGGGTGACCAGATGGCCTCTGCCGCAGCGATGCTCTTTTTGATGGGTCGTCTTGGTGTGGATGTGCCTAGAGTCATCGACGAGGTTGCGGGCAAAATCCCCAAGGCCCCGCGCCCCAGGTCCATGGTTGGTTTGGTGTACGAGCGTATGAAGCGGCCTCTGTTCGAGAGTCCAGAGCTGTCGAGAGAGACGCGCCAGCAAAAGCGGGCTCGCCACCGTCAAGAGCGGATGGTCGAAGTGCGACTCACCCATCGCGGGGAGACGCGTGCCGCGCGCCGTGCTCGCGCACTGGCGTAACGATGAATCGCCTAGACCAGTGGTTCAACTACGAACGCCGGTATCACCCCATTCGGTTCTGGTTCGGCTTTGCGCTGCCGCTCTATTTGTTCTTGCTTTTTGTCGGTTTGTTGGGTATCGTGGTGGCGGTCAAGGAAGGCGTACTGAGATAGGAGACGACGATGATTAAAATCACGATTCAAGAGGGGTTGTTTCCTGCTCACGAGGTGCGATTGGAATTGCGAGCGAATGCCATGAGGCGCATGTGGCATCCTGACACAGATCAATATCAGCAGGTGCCTCGCGAAGATGTGCGGTTTTTGTTTGTGTATCCAAACCGCGCTCACGGGGTCCGAGGCACTTATAACAACGCCAGCTACCTGTCCGGTATGTGGAGCGGCAAGGTTTCGATTTCAAATCGCGACGGGGTGTCCAAAATTCTCCGCATCGGGTGCGTCGAGTTCACAGCTAAAGAAACCAAGATCATTCGCAAGTGGGCGTTGGGCAAAAAAGTCGTGAGGAGGAAGTATGAACCAAAGACGAAAAGGTCGGTCGGTCGGCATTCCCGCCAGCGATGATCTGGCCAAAGCTGCCGAGCTAGCACAGAAGCTGCTCCCTTTGCGGTCGCGCCTGTCGCTTGTCGATGAGCGGAAACGGCAAGCGATAGTCTGCACGGGGCGTTCGTTGCGGGCGAATCTCCGCCGGTGTTTGAAGGCTTCGGTTTGATCGCACATCCAAGGAGGCACAATGTTTGAACGCGCAGTGTACTGCACCGAGGAAGACCGCTGGTACAAGCAGGGCGACGATCCATGGACGGTGCGCGACATCCCGGCGGATCGCGTGGTCACGCCCATCATCAGCGTGATCGCGGATACATATGGCGAAGCTTTTGAACTGCTGTTTGGTCACGCGGTCGTAATCCCCGCGCCTGTTCGTTCCGCGCGGCGGGCTCTGGCGGAGGCTTGATGAATTCCGACCAAATCTCACACACGCATGTCAACCCCCTTGGGTATGGCGACAGTCGTACGGATGTCGCGGCCTGCGCATTTTGGCTTCAACAGATCGCCTATCAGCTTGCCGTGTTGAACGAGCGGCAGGCGTCTATCGTAGAAGGAAAGGCTGGGGTCAATGTGATTCTTTGTGCCTCAAACGATAGCATTCCTGTTGCATTGAAGGAGACATAATGTCAACTGAAGCCGAACTCGAAGACCTCTTCCGCGATCAGGTAGCAGCGGCGGAGGAATCTGCCAAAAACACTCTGTATCATCTAGCAAGCATATCTGATAGCCGCCGACAGATTTTGGAATGGCTAGATGAGAACAAATGGAAGTCTGACAGTGGTGCTTTAACCCGCCACACGCAGCTCGCCGTCGCGCTGGCGCTGGAAGAGGCGGCGAAGGTTTGTTGCGCGAACAAGGAAAGCGAGTGTGAAGACTATGCCCAGAGGGCGTATGAAGTAGCCGAATCCGAAATTCGCGCACTCCGCCCGGACGCCACGAAGCTACTGGCCGAGCACGATTACAAAATTGCAGAAGAGGCGGCGAAGTCGGCTTGCGAAGGTAGATACGAAAGCGAAACATTTTCCTCAGCGGAAGCGTTGGCCGAGGACCGAGAGCGGGTGCGACTGGAAGAGGCGAATGTCTGGCTGCCGTACTACCGTTCCGCCTTTGTCTGGCACCAAATTGATGACGATGCTAAGGCTGACGAGTTACGAGATTGGGGAGTCAAACGTATCGCTGAACTCGACTCCGCCCTCGCCCAGCGGGACGGAGGGAAGGAGTGATCCGCGTGCATTGCGACTGGCCGGGGTGCGGGGAGGGACGATGAAAGCGTTAACGCTGACTGAGCCGTGGGCCACGTTGATGGCTTACCAAGCCAAGAGAATCGAAACGCGGTCGTGGCGATTACCGAACAATATCATTGGTCAAGAAGTGGCGATCCATGCGGCCAAGGGCTTCCCGAAGTGGGCCAAGGAAACGTGCGACGAAGAACCGTTCACGATTCTGAATACACTCAACGTCTCTCTGAATCCGGGACACGTTCTCTGTGTGGTGAAATTCATCGGATGCAGAATGACTGAGGATGTCAGCAAGCAAATAACTCCGCAAGAGTTTGCGTTTGGCGATTATGGAGAAGGTCGCTGGGCATGGTTCTCGGAATTCGTCAGAAAGCTCGATAAACCGATTCCGGCAGTAGGGCATCTCGGATTCTGGGACTGGACCGAATAGGCTCTGCCCCGCGCACGCCCAGGCGCTCGGGCTGAGGGACGGAGCGAAAGGCGGCAGGGAATGACCGAAGCTGAGTACCAGAAGCAGGCCAACGACCGCGCGCAAGCTTTGCGCCGATACGAGCGGCTGGCTTTGTTGATAACGAGCTGCATAAAGGCCAACCCTATCTTTTACAAGAAATCACAGCCAGATAAATGGTGTGACGAACTCCTGGAGCTGTCCCACCAGTACGGATTCGGGAAGGAGTGACCAATGAAGACTGCGATCTATATCGAAGATGGCCGTACTCAGTTTGTGTTGACGCCGGAAA